CATCATATATTGATGTAATTTTTTTTATTGCGTCGTCGTATTTTTTGTTGACTTTATCAGGGCTGAACCATTCTTTTTCAAAACGGAAATAATCACAAGTGTTGAACATTCTTTTGTACAGGTCTTTAATTCCTTCAACCCTATCAGTGATAATTCCCATTAAATAGCCTCCCATATTTACGACTCTTTTAGCGTTTTCTAATACTTCGTACACATTTATATGTGCCTTGTTACGGAATTTTTCAGAATTAATGCCTGCGAATTTTTTCTCGTTATCTACTTTGTTTGAAAACTCCTTAATTGCACTTATAGCATCTTCACAGATACAATATATTAATCCTCTCTCAGTTCCACACACTCCCCTTACTCCGTTAATTGCAAATCTGTTTGCTCCATCTAAATCCTCTCTGAAAGCTTTGGCCAGTCTATATAGCCTCTCCTCAATATAGCTAACATAATCATCCGCCTCCATTGTTAAAATGTTTATATATTTTTGCACTGTTGATTTTGACAAAACTTTATTTTTAATAAGAACATCTTTATATAAAAGCAGCTCTTCTTTTAGTTCTTTTGCGTCTTTATGCAAGTCCTCAGTTTCTATTCTCCAGTAATCATTAAATTTATACAGCTCATTAAATCTTGCAAGCACCCTTTTCATTTTTTCAGTCAGATATTTTCTTTTATATTCATCGGGTATTAGAAAAAACAATTTTTCTTCTTCAGGTATTTTATGAAAACCCAATCTTTTGGTTTCTTCAATCCTTTCTTTTATAAGCTCTCTTGCTTCAGCCCCTTTTTTTATTTTTCCGCTTTTTAGTTTAGCTATTGTTGTCTTATGAACTCCAAACTGCTTTGCTAATTCTTCGTTAGTTTTACCACTATCAGCCAATATTAATATTTCAGCTACTTGTTGTACTGTTAATTTCATGTTTTCTCCTTGATTTAAAAATACGGCAGTCTCTTGTTTATTTCAGCTTCCAATCTGTCTTCAATTTCATCACACAACAACTCAAACCCCTCTTCATCATCCTCGTCAAGATACACTTTAAAATCAAAGTTTCTGTATTCGCCTTCACCGGTTACATCACACACTACATCCACTTCAACATAGGTATCTTCCAACACATTCTGCTTCATACCTCTTATTTCATCGGCCACATCTCTGGCGAAATCTTTCACATCGTGTTCACCGTACGTAAACGTACAATCAAAATACATACAATCTCCTTAATTAAAATGTAATTTACATTAATATATAACACAAAAATAAAAACTATTATGATTAAAAAAAAGAGAAGCAGAGGGCAATCATGAAAGTACGTGAGAAATGTAAATTTCAATATTGTCCTCGTAAAGTTTCAAAATTCCGTCGTCAATATAATATTTCCAATTTGAACCAAGTAAATCCACAACCTTTTTAAGATATTCACTTCTAAACTCCTCGCCATCAATAACGCACAGTTCGTTGGATGTATCGATTTTAATAAGATTAATATCTTTTCCTTTGCTTACATTCAACGAAAGTTTATTTCTGGTATCGATAGGTTTATTCACGATTTTATCAGGAATTAAACATCCATTTTCACTTTTAACGGCATATGCGCCCTCACAAAGCAAAATATTCTTCCTGTCAAATTCAAACGCCGCCGCCCCTACAAGAGAAAAATTTATTTCATCTGGAAGCTCTGTTTCTACGTTTACTCTAACAAGAATAGCTAAATCGCTTGCCTCGGCATAATCCTTAAATATCCTTACACCCTTGAATTCGTCTCCATAATTACTGTCGTATCTGTGTGCAAACGGCATTAACAATTCAACAAGCTCCATCTGCTCCTCTGTAGGAGTGACCGCTCCTTTTAAAATTGAGCTGTCGCATTCTACCACTCTGCTTCCGTATTTAATAAACCAGTCTCTTGCGGTCATGTTTTTAACCTTAGCTTCGATGCTGCGCAACTCGTCTATGTTGTAATTCACCTCTTCAACCGTTTCATCCTCATAATCCGGGTCAAGTTCATTTAATATGTACTCTTTAACATCTCCGTCATAATCGTTAATGATGGCTATCGCATCTTCTTCGGTCAGTTCATATTCCTCAACTACCGTTTTTACTATTTCTACTTTCATTTCTCTTCTCCTTTAGTTTCTGCAAATATTCAACCCCGTAAACTCTTTTTTTTCTTTTACCCAAATATCTGTTTATAGCTTTGCTTACCGCCCATTCCGTTGTTTCCGCTTCAAAAGCTATCTCTTTTAGAGTGTATGTATCGGGAGGATATTTTTTAAACAGTTCCAGCCAATATTGTTTTTTTGTTTTAATGCCGAGTCTGTTTTTGGCTTTTCTTACGGTGGTAGGATGAACACCTATTTTATCAGCAATCTCTTTGCTTGTGTATTTAAACGGAGAATATTTTTTAAACACCTCCCACCAGTCTATCTGTTTAGTGTATTGGTTGGCCATTGTTAACCTTTTCCTAATGTTATTGTTTTTTATTTTGTAAGCTTGCCGTATGCTTTTGCATCCAACACCTCAATATGTCTTCCGTCTTTAAGTCTAGCGTAATAATGTTCTTTTATAACTTCATATACATCTCCGCTGTCTGAAAATTCTTTTACTGTTTTAACCCATTCCTTTACAGCCGATTCCTTTGAAAAATAAATACCTTTAATTTCAACCTTTTCGCAACAGCTGACAACCACGCTGTATGTAGGTATTCCGTCTCTTACTCCATCTATTTCTACAGCCATTCTTTGCCTCCTTTTTCGTTTATTTCCCTTGCCCTTTCTTCAGCCTCTTCCATTGTTTCTTTATATTCAAACTCTACAAACTCGACATACCCTCCGTCTTCATCGGCCAGATATATTTCAACACAGTAAGGCGCTAGAGCTTTTGGTTCTGTTAAATCTTCATTAACATACGCCCTGATAATTTGTTTTTCACTCATTTTCTTCCTTTTTGGCTTTAAGGTTTTTTAGAATAAGTTCCAGCGTCTCTATAGTATAATCAATATCATCTTTGCCGCTGTCTTTATCATACCTGGTTTCAATAACCAAATGGTGCTCATCTCTTACAGTGATGTCTGCGATAGACCACGGGTCTACTTCCACTCTTGTAATCAGTTTATCCCACGGTCCTAAAACCACTCCGAAACTGTCTTCAGGATGTCTTATAGCTAGTTCTACTTTAACTTTACCGTAATAGTAAAACAGAGGTTTATGCAGATTTTTGTAATACCATGCTTTAACCAGATACATCAAATCATCATTTAGTGTGCTCACCTTATTGAACGTGGAATATTTTACCCATTTACCCGTTTTGGGATTTAGGTATTTACTCTTCACCTCTCTATCTTCGTAAACGATTCTTTTTTCGGTTGCGAAATGATAACCTTTATAGCACAGCTCGATAATTGTTTCGTTTTTTATTTTATTTTTCATACAAATCTCCTTTAAATATGCTATAATTCTTTTGCCGGTATTGGAAGCCAACCAGCGCAGAACATTTTGGAAAGTTTCTTCTATCCAAAAAAAGGAAGAGAGTCGGCTCGCCGCTTATGCGAGGGGAGCTTATCCTACCGACTCCTTTCTTTTAGATTGCTATACCCAAAACTTAATATTATTCTTAACACTTTCTCTGCTGTATACACGGTCAATATCTGAAATACACGCTTTTATTATTTGTTCAGCTTCTTCAGCCCTGTACTCAAACAGCTCGTTAGTTTCTTCAGAACAAATTAAATCCGACACCCTTTTAAGAGGAAAACTGATTCCGTTTATTTTCAGATACGCATTGTCATATTCCCACTCAATCTCTGCGCTGTATCTGTGTTTTGCATATAAATCAAGTATATTGCTTATATACAGCACCTCTTCCTCTCTGTTCTCCAATGCAATAAGAACTTTTGCGCTTACTATGAATTTGTCTTTTCCTACCGTTTCAAACCATACGCCGAGCGTACGTTTTTCTGCGTATTCCACTTTGTCTGCGTTGGCTTCTTCCGTTGCACTTACAATTTTTTTCTCAGCGCCCAACACTTCATTTACATAGTTAACTGCATCCTTGCCTACTATCACTTCTCTCACAATCCCGTTTCCGTTTCCAATATCATTTACAATCGCAACAAAATCTTTGTCGTTGTTATATACGATATACAACCTTTCCTCTATAACTTTAAAACTTCCGTTTTCAATATCGTTATCTCTAAAATGCATTCCGGGTGTTAACGCTTCTACTCTCATTTATTCTCCTTATTGATTTCTTTTATAGCTTCGTCTATTTCTTTTTTGGTTCTTTTAACTTCATCCTGGTCAATCCACGGCGCATATTCCTGCTCAAGCACTATCAAATCAACCTTTGCTTTCATCAGGTCAACTTTCAGCTTAATTGCTTCAATTTTATCCATTGTTATCCTCCGCACTTAACGTTGTATTTAACTGAATTGATAACGGATGCAATGAGCTCTACAATAAATACTTTACTGTAAGGCGAACACTTCTGATAGTCTTCAGCCTGATATACATACACTTCATCGCTAAGCAAGTCAACCATTATATCCATTTCAATCTTGTATCCGTCAACGCACAAAATCATAGTGCCGGTAACGGTTCTGTCTTTTTCGTAGAACTCTTCCTCGATAAAATCGTACAGCTGAAAATACGCATCGTAACCCCTGATGTCTATTTCATCACTCAAAAACTCTTCAAGAATTACAATCGCCTTTTCTTCTCTTTCGTTTCTCACTCTGCCTTTGTTGATTTTAAGATTCAGTTGTCTTAGCTCGTCTTCCGAATAATTTTCAAGCACGTAACCTATCGTTCCGTCTACGTTTTTAACGATTATCTCACGTTTTTCCTCATCAACTTCATAGACTGGCATAGGCATACTGTCTATAAGCTCAAGCAGTCTTTTGAAATCTTTCGTTAACAATATCATAATTCTCCTTTTAGTAGTATCCTATACCCATTTTCTTGGTATAGTTAATTACGGCTCTTTTTAATCCTTCCAGTGTTTTATATCTCTCTTTTTTCAACACTTTACGAACACAGTTTTTCATGTTTATAATTTCAACTCTGTCATCATAAAACACAACCTTGCAGCCGTTTATAATCTGATGTCTGTGCTGCATATTTATATCCCTTGGATGATTAACTATTTTGCCGACTTTTTTTCTTGCGTCTTCTGTAATTTCTTTTTCATCAAAAAGTTTTTCAATCACACTTTCAACAACACTGTACGGAACCATGCGTTTGCCGTATTCGTTCTTGGTTATGTTTGTTCTTAATATTTCAAGAGCTTCATTCTTCGTCATCTTCTACTTCCTCATCGTCCGCATACATTTCGTCATACAGTTCCGCTCTGTAATCCACTTCGGCCGTGGTGACCTGGACATCTTCCGTGTCATCATAACCGTTTACCTGCACATATACACTTCCGTCGTCTTCGTAAGCACTGATACCTCTTATTTTGAACCATTTGATTGCTTTTTCAATGTTGGTCATTTCAACTCCTTTAATTATTTGTCTTCCCAGAAAATAAAATACTCCGCTTCTTCAGGTTTGCCTGCTATTTCAAAATGCTCTTTCAGTACTTCCAATACTCCGTTTAGATTTTCAATCCTTATCTCTCTGGAATCTTTATTTTCCATTTCAATATAGTAAATATCATTCCTGTCCAGCAGTTCAATCAGAAACTGCATCGGATTTTTTTCATCCGGGTTTTTAATCGTGTATATAGGGTCTATAAACATTACCTTTGTTAACCCTGTAAAACCGCCGCCGTTATTTTCTTTGCTCACAATCATCTCCTCCTTGTTGCATATTCAATAGCATCCTCGATAATATCTTCATTAATAATAGATACATCCGGATGTTCGTCTTCAAAATACAGATGTTCGGCCAGATACTTCTCAATCGTTTCAATCTGTTTTTCATCAGTTATCCTGTCAGCCCATACATACAGCTCCTTAACTTTAACTGTTACATCGAAATCTGTCTGCAAATCGTGTAAATCAACATCATAAGTGTAAGTCAGTTTTCCGCTTACAAGAATTATGGCTTTTATTGCCGGAGCATCCAGTTCAAACTCTTCATCTCGCATTGTTATTACGCATACTCTCTCCATCATTTGTTATCCTTTTTACATATACTGTCTCTGACCGAATATTGCAGATTATTATCCTCTATATATTTAATCACCTTTTTAACCGTGTCGCCCCTAATGCCCATTCGATTTGCTTTTTCGATGAACTCTTTTTCATTACAGTAAGTTATACACCAATTGTTGTTTTTCAAATCCAACATTCCCCATTCTCTTACCATCCCAGCTTCTTTAAGTTCCGCATCGTTAAACTCTTCGGCCAACATATCAGCTTCTTCAAACGATTCAAAATATTTAGCTCCGTAAATTGTTACTCCACGGTCTTTAACTTCTTCCACTTCCCATTTTGCACCAGGGACATACCTGTCATCTCTTACCAATATGTACATCTTTAGTCCTTTTAGCATACTTGATTGTTGGCCAGGAAGATAATTACATCGCAAAATACTGTAAATGTATCTATAAACTCCGTATCGTCAAATACTTCCCATCTGAACTCAATTTCTTTGTCGTCTTCATTCTGCGTCTGAACAACGTAATACTCTCCCGTAAACCATACGTCAACTTTATCGTTTATCTCTTCAAAACTTTCTCTCAACTCATACATTCTGTTTAGGATGTCGTCGCTTAATTCTTTATGCAGATACATTTTCACCCCCTATACATTCTACTTCTACAAAAGTTACAGCTCTTTGCGCTCCGTATTCGTCAAACCAGTCAACATACAACTCACCTTCTTCCTCAATGCCGATGATATATTCCTGTACCCATTCATCTTCAAGGTTATCTCTTGCAACTTCTTTTAACGCTTCTATTGCACCTTTTTTATTGTTTCCATAATTAGCTACGTTAACTACTATTCCGTTTTCAGTTTCAATTAATAATACGTTTTTCATATCTTTCTCCTTTTCTTTAAAAAATAATGATTTTAAGAATTGTTTAAGAAAAGTGGCTAAAAAGGTGTATCTCTATATACCCAAAACCGCACTTTTCTTAAGAGTTGCTTAAGGATTTTTGCAATTTACCCATTTTCGCTTAAGCTTTGTTTAAGAAATATTATTCCAACTGAGAGGGTTTTGACCAGTTACATCACTAAAATCATAAGTATTCTTAAACGGTATTGTATAATGACAGATATACCCATTGGTTTTTTTACCGTCTTTCTCTTTAGGTCTGCACCTAAATTCAACGCTTATAAGTCTCACCTTTTCTATCAGAGATATAGAATGCACCGGTATCATAAACCTTTCTCCGGTTATTAAGTCTTCAGCGCTTATCAGCCCTGTAAAACTGTTCCCGTGACTAATGTAGTTTATAATGGCCGTAACAGTCTGCGATTGGTCTTCTTTGTGCGTAATCAGCCAACATTCTTTATCCGCCGTTACTTTCTGATTTACAAAATTTCTACACGGTGTTTTCAATACACTATTCCCCATTTAATTCTCCTTTGCATTCAAATGTGATTTTATTTATTGTTGTTTTCAATTTAGACGAAGGTACCGCTACATTAGCGAGTTCCTCTTCATTTTTAGAGCTCACTATTTCCCCCGCTTTATAACAGTCTTCAGCTTTTACGTGCAAATCGTAACTATATTCAACCGTTTTTGTTACTTTAACATTTACAACATATACTCCCATAATTATCCTTTCATAATATACCTAGGTCGTTTAACGCCTCATACGCAGCTTCCAGCAATCCGTCCGTATCCAGCTTAATAGATTCGTCAGTGCATACCGTTACGATGTATACCAGGTTTTTTCTTATATATTCCGCTATCTCTTTATATACATAATCACCGAGCTTTTCACCATTGTATTCCGCTATTCTCACTTCAACGTATTTGATTTGAACATCGGTTTCCCAGTCGCTTCTAATGTATCTAAGCGGCCCTGAGAACACTATACTCATATTAAACGGTTTTCCGTCATAGAAGTCTTCATCATATACCGGTTGGGCTATAAATATATCCCTTAACTCAATGTTTATCATTTATTCTCCTTTATCTCATATGTTGATTGTATGGCTTTATGGTGCTTTTTAACAATCTCCATACTCTTGATATAGCTTCCGTATTCAGTGATGTTTTCATACATTTCTATTACCCTGTCATGCGTTACTTTAGTGAGTTCGATGTCTTTAACGGTGTATACTCCGCTTCTATATACGCCTCTTACTTTATTGCCGTTTTCTTCTTCTTCATCATCAAACGGTCCGAACGCAATATCGATTTCCCAATCAATAATTTTGAGCTGTTTCTTGCGTAACGGAGTTACAGACATATTTAGCTTTTTAGCGTATTCTTCGAGTCCATGAGTATCGATTTTGAATTTGAAATCATATGTTCCGTCGTAGATTTCGTCAGGTTCGATATTCCTTTTAACTTCCTGGAGTTCTTCTACTATGGTTAACGGATATTTTCTGATAATGGACGGATTAGTAACAGTATTCAAATGTTTAAACATGCCTTTATCGTTAACCGCTATAAAACACCCGCTTATTCCGCATACCTGGACTTCATACTCATCACCGTAAATATCCATAATCCTTTGACCTTCCTCAATGTAATGGTCTTTATCGTCAGTGATATTTGACACTCTTACCAGCAATGCGTCATCGGGCATGGCATCGGGAGAATATTCTCTTCCCAAAGCCCTGAATTTCATGGTTTCAGAATCCAGTGTCCATTCTCTTATATCACCTTCATACGTTACCTGATATGCTTTATACTTAAAATCTGATAAAAACCTCATCTCTTACCCCTTTGATTTTTTGCACAGCTTTTACAATAAAAGCCTCGTTTTCTTCGTAGTTCTCAAGACTTAACCAGCATTTTGGAGATATTTCAACATCCGGTAAAAAGGGCCTGTCCGTGAACACAGGGGAGCTTAAGTATTCTTTATAGTGTTCATGCGCATACACAAACACATTATCAACTGTTTTTTGATACAATGATTTTCTGTCTGGACTTTTGGTGAATCCCAGTTTTTCGTAGTATTCTATGTCAATAGTGGAATATGTGTGCAGGTCTACTTTCTTAAGCTCAATCATTACATCGCTCATTACTTTAACAATAGGCTTAATCTGGTTTACGTCTTTAGGTCTTTCATCAAGCTCAACCTTTATTTCAAAATCAAACATAGGCGCATTCATTGTGTGAAGTTCCCATCCGTATAATTCTTCATCTCCTATGTTTTGTTGAGCGTTTAAATAGATAAATTTATCCAATATCTGATAATGATTAATAAACTTGTTGCTTTTTTGTTTAAAATAATATTTTCCGTCAAAAATTTTCATTTTTTATCCTTTTTCCTTATCTGTTTTTTTAAGTCAAATTATTAAAGAAGCCTGTCGGCTATAATCCAACCGGTTACGAATCCGGCAAGAACCAAAAGTAAATCTACGGTTACAGAGCAGTCCATTATTTTTCCTTTTTGAGATTTATGCATTCAATTGCCTCAGGAAGGTCTATATATTTGTTACCGTCACAGCCCCACCATGCACCTTCTTCTATAATATACTCTTTAACGGCTTCATCTTCGGTTCTTGATTCATAGTCATCCCTTAATTGTTCATATGCCCAGTCAGCCAGCTGTTGAGCTATGTTACAAACAAACTCCGCTTCACTCTCGCACTCTTCATAGCTTTTACCGCACTCGTCTTTACATTCCCAATCTCTTACAATCATCGTTCCGGAATGATAGTAATGTGAACTCTCTCTTCCGATTTCAACATACTCCAGACAATCGTCAACTTCTTTAACAGATTCGGCTAGTCTGTGAAGTTCTTTATCTTTAGGCGCATACGCTTTCATTTCTTCCACCGGGTCTTTGTCAGGCTTAGACCAGCTTCCGGTAAAACACGCTCCGTCTCCCTGAGAATAAAATCCGGTATAATTAAAATCATCAACACTAAACCCGAGTATTCCGGCCACAGTTTCAAAATCACATGTAAACCAGTCTGCATCCCACCACTCTTCAAGTCTTTCACGCTCTTCATCTACTATTCTCTCGCCCAGAGGAAAATCAAAATCCTCAGGTTTTTCGAATTGAAACAATTGAGTTTTTATAGTTTCTACTTTCATGTTGCCTCCTTTATTCTATAATTAATCCACCTATTTCAAATAGGCTGTATTCAGGCAGGTCTAAAACTTTTTCAATAGCTCTTTTATCTTCGTCGTCCAGATAATATGTGTAGATAATAAGCTCTTCCGCTTCACAGCTCTTATCATACTCAACATCTTCGACGACACGTTCAATCTGTTCCAAAATATCGCTTTGAGTTTCTTCCTTGAACTCTATTCTCAAATATGTTTCTGGGATAGGTATTATTTTGTCTTTCATTTTCTTGCAAACCGGAGCGTGTGCGTGTCCGAACATGCTTTTAAGCCAGTTGATTCTGTTGGAACACATATAGTTACCTTTAATGGTTCCGAGTGTTTCGCCGCACAGAGTGCATTTAACCACAATGTTGTCCATTTTGTAATAATTTAACACCTTTTGTTCAAGCGGGTCGTCGCACTGCTCAAGTTGACTTATTTCTCCTATTTTATCAACCATATAAACACATTTTTTTGTAATAAAAAATCTTAAGTCTGCAGGACCGTAATCTTCTCCAAACCAGGCGTCAACGAAACTGTTATCGTCCAGCTGTTTTTGAATTTCATCAATATATTCATTAAACTCTCCAACTTCTATATCTATTTTAACATTTGCATCACCGATTACTTTATATCTGTCTAATACCATTTTTTCTCCTTATATAATAATGTATATACAAAATCCTTTTAAATATAAGAGGGATTACCCCTCTCCGTTAAAGTAAAGTTGAGCCACACAGTCAGGACAGATATCAACTCCATCGTTTGCTAGTTCGGCGACATATTCTCTTAATTCATCAATTTCGAATTCTTCACATTCCTTAAACGCTCTTCTTTCATGAATTTTTTCTTTGCCGCATAAAGATGTTAAATTGCTTAAATCGAAAATATGCTTACGCCCGTTTACAGTATCTATAATGTATTTTTTATATTCAACTTCGAACGGGTTATCTTTCTTTATTCCGTTAATTATCTCAGCCAGTTCAGAGTAAAAAATCTTAGGTCTGCTGTAAAATCCGTATCTGGATAAATATTTAGCTAATTCTCCTGGCATATTGGGTTCAATTTTTGCAACATCTTTTTCCGTAAGGTTATTTATCTGGACAATTCCACTCACCCCTGTTACAATGTTTTCACGCATTTTTTTAACCCATTCAAGCCCCATAAGTTTAGTTAACCACTCTAATACCGCAAGAACAGCATTTCTGTCGTCTTCATATTCTTTTCTGAAAAAGAACAATGCGGAATGGGTAGGCTCCATAACAGCTTTTGCAAGCACCGCTTTTTCTGATAATCCGTAAATCAAACTATCCAACATAATAAACCCGTCAGGAAGTTTTTCGTGAGCCAACGCAAATCCATAATTTGACGGACTGAATATCACCTCGAAATCTTCTTCAAGTTCAGCTGCATTCTCACCGGCAATGGACACATACAGTTTCATGTATACTTTATCTCCGGTGTATATTTCTTCGCCGTTTTTATCTACGTCAACTTTTACCCCTACACTTCCGGGCTCAACAGGTATAACCTCGCTGTTTTCGGTAACTATTACATCTTTGCCTTCAAATTTGGCATAATGCCCGTAAACTTTTTCTTTAGTTGCTTCGTTTATTCCTCTGTATTTAAACATTTTTACTCCTTTGCTTGTTTTGTTTCAGTGTTTTTCCATCTCATATTCTCAATTATTCTAATATGAACAAACCCGTGAATATCTGTACCAAAATACACAGCATCGTCAGTTACCATAACTGCACCATTTGGAACTTTTTTACACACATAACAAATATCATAATCATAAGACATTGAAGCAACATCTTTAACAAACTCGGCAAGTATAGCCAAATGTTCTGAGTTATATACTTTATCGCTATACACCACCGTATACCATTCTTTGTCTTTAGGATGCTGCACTCTTATTCTGTTCATACAATTCCTTTCTCTTTGTAATATTCTTTTACTTTTTCAACATATTCATCAAACTCAAGAAAACAGTTTTCTCTCCTCATGCTTTCGTATGCGGATTCGACAATATTTCTGATTTTTGGGTCGTGTTTTAAAAGTTCAAACGCTTTTTTCAAATCCCTAATAGAAGCATTTTTAACAACTTCTTCATCTACCTCTTCATAATCAGCATCTTCAACAACAGCAAAAAACGCTTTAAGTATGGTTTCAGGGGTAGGGTTTTTGCAGTCGTTTTTCTTACAAAACTCTTCAAGATTATCATAGACTTCGAATTCTGTTATATCTCCGTCATACATCTCCGATGAGTCAACATCTCTGATATATTCATCAACTTCAGATATTTTGCATTTATCCAACAAATCACCGCCTCCGTTTACAAATATATCGTATCTTCCGTTAATTATCTCTTCTTTTAATCTTTCAGTATCTACACCATCTGGAACTTCAACCTCAAACACTACTGTTTTATACACTGCTATCGGAGTTTCAACCTTTAATTTCTTCATCGTTTCTCCTTATTCTTTTTTTCTTTATTGTTTCCCAACTGTAATAAAAACCGCCTATCATATCGGCCATTTCTTTAAACTCCTGGGTGCACAGATATTTTTCCAACCATATCACATGTCCGTCGTCCATTACGGTAGGCAGGATGGCGAATTTTTTAACCACCCTCTGTTGACCGAGATATGTTTTTTGCTTTGGTCTTACTTTGAAAAGCAGCATTTTATTTCCTGATTTTTTTGTCTACAACCTCTTTAGGCATACAGTAATATCTTAAAAATCTGTCACTGTTTTTCAATTTGAACATCATTACAATATTTCCGGAAGAAAGCTCTTTTGCGATGATTATGTTTCCTTTTTCGCTTTTATAATAGCCAAGGCCGCTCTGTTCATCGTACTTTTGGAATACTTCCTCAGAATCATAAAAAGTATCCCCGTCTTTACCGATAATATCTATTTCCATTTCTTTTTTCGTAAACGTCTTAATAGTTTTTAACGTTACCGCATCAACTATAGCTGTAGTAGCACAATAATATCTTTGCGCCATTAATCCGCTTACTAAAACAAACATTGCAATTACTAATTTTTTCATTTCTCGTCCTTTTTAATTTTTTTGTTTATAGCATCTAAGTCAATCTCAACATGTTTTAGAACCATATCTTCACCGTAATCATCGATAGGAGTCCCGTTTTCTGCAACCCATTGAGGGGTTACATACGCATCCTCGTCTGCATTCTCACTGGTAAAAACCAGTTTTACCTCTTCCCCGTTGCTCACATATTTAGACATTTCGCTTCCTTTCAAAACTCACGATTTAAGTACTGTTCCGCATCATCAAGCAAATCCACATATTCGCTTCCGAAATTTTCTTCGATACAGCCCATATCGATAATTATTTTATTTTGTTCTACAACCTTGAATATGGCATACACATCATGCTCTACACCCTTTTCGTTATCAATTATTTTACCTGTTACGTTCCAATCCTGGGTCACTTCACCGTCGTCATCGGTATTGGAACACAACAATTCAACGTTTTCTCCGATAAACCTGATTTTAGGTCTAACCCAAAGGCTAAACTCTACACACCAAGGACCCATTGCCTCTATCTTGAACACAAACTCTTCGGTTTCGTCGACTTTTTCTTCAGCTATTTCTGCCGGTGATTTGTTTTTACAGTAGTCATACCACCCGGAGCTGCTTTCTTCCACTTTCACAAAACCATATTCTTCAAGGTCCAGCCAATCAGACGCCGCATTTTCAGGATTGTTTAGAAGTACGTCATTAATATAGTCTTCTTCGTTTCCTCTTATAGAATACACAGCCCCGCCTTTTATATAATATGACGGAGTCCATCCATAATTATCGGCAACACACCTGAAAGCCAACCCCTCTTCGCTTTGCAGCCATTCGTCGCTCCATTCAATTTCATATCCGTCATCCATTATTTTGTCTTGAATATCAATATCAACATAGTTCCAATTTGCAAACAATATTTCTTTTTTAGGGTCTTCGTATCCAGGCTCTCCGTAATTCTCACACCACCATTCAATAAGTCCTATTTCTTTTAGAACGTACACTATATCATCAACCGACAGTTTTTTTACGTCATCTTCTGTAATTGTTTCATTTTGGTCATATTTTTCCTGTAATTTTTCCACCAACTGTTCAAATTGTTTTTCATCCATATTGTTTCCTTTTTAAAAAAATTCAAGATAATCCGGCATAGATACTGTTGTTTCATATGCCTCATTGTCTGTAATAATAGAATGTTTATTTAAAAAACTCACAACTTCAAAATCATTGTCAACGCAGCTCAAATCAACCATTATAGATTCTTCCTCTTGCGCTCCTTTGTGTTCAATACACAAATCGGGAAACTCTTTTTTTAAAAGATTCTCCACTTCTCTAACCGAATTTTCTCCGACGCTGAATGCGCACACTGTATACCTATGCATTTAGCTCCCTCCATTTCTCTTCTATCTGAGTAATGCTCACATTACCCTGTTCTTTTACTTTTTCACGGCAAAACAACGTAAGCTCTTTAAGTTTATCGCTCATATAATAAATGTTAGAAGCCGTAAACGGACTTACCCCGTCAAATACGTAATATGCAAGCTCTAGGCTCTCAGAAAAATCCATACCGCAACCAGTTAAGGACAACACACATGTTTCAAGGTCTAAAACATTATTAACCGTAACTGACGGAATTTCCAATTCAAGAAACAGAGGCATCTCGTATGTACAATCTTTATTTTGAAGCACATGGTGCACATTGTACATAGGGTAGCGTCTGGAGTCCATGTAATCTCCCCAGTAATCGCTTTCCATGAAACTGTCAAGCACATCTGATAAATCGCCGTTTTCCTCTGCTTCAACTATAAAAGCGTCTACATCATCTACATCATAGAAAAACTTCACATACTCTTTAAACTCTAGCAGCTCAACGAGCCTTTCATTTTCGTTTTCAAGAAACTCAATCTCAACATTTGTGTTGCTAAGATTGTCCAACATTTCGTGGTCTAAGTATATACTGTAACTCATTTCGCCTCTCCTTCCATATGCTCAAGCATTTCGGATAAAACCGTCATTATTCCAGTTATCACCGTCACCGGCGCCAACAGGTTTGAGTTAAGTATCGCAAAAAGCTCTCCATCGTTGGATAACACAATCAGCATTCTTGAAATAGGGTCTTCTCCTGATATATCGCCCGCTCCCATTTCAGCTACAATTGTTTTAGTGTCAACAGCCTCTTTTTTAAATGTCTCAAAATCAAACAAATCTTTATCAAGATACCAAACTTCAGAATCTACTATGTCTACATCGTTAAGTTTAATAACCACCAGGTCGTCACCCGGTTTCCAATTGTTGAAACACTCATCAAAACAAACTGATTTCATATTTTTTACTTTTTCTAATTCCATTACATCTCCTTTTATTTTTAATGTAAAAAGGGTTTCCCCTTTTATATATAACTTTATTTTTTTGTAATTCCTACAGTCTGGACAAATCTACATTATGTACAGCTTTGTCAAATATTAATTCCGGAAGCGTTGATGTGTTATATGTTCCTTTTGTAACCGCATCTACAACAGATGTGTCTTCTTCATATATCTCATCAAGCACGTCACCTCCCTCTTTATTTGAAATAAGCCATTGTGTTGTGGTTTTTTCAACTTCAACCTTTTCAAACACAACCCCTTCTTTTTCCAACCTGTTCATTTTTCCAACCAACGCCATCGTTCTGGCCTCAACCACCAACTCAATAAACTTATCTACACTTATTGCCCTGTAAAGAAAAAACTCTTTTAGTGCCTGGTACATCACATCCTGTGCGGTATCATACCAGCCTGTAAGCTCTCCAGCTAAATCCCAATATCCGTTAGCTCCTTTTTCATCGGAATCGTTTGTTAGTTCTTTGTTCTTATAACGCTTATTTATACCAAGAATTGTTTCATATAAATTTGCGAAATTAGACATATCGTATACGTTCACATTGTCTCCTTTAAATAATTTAATTTCTTTGTTAAATCAGCCTTATCTCTATTTCCGTTTTCCATGCAATTAATATTTTCTTCAATAACGCTCATTAACACAGACAACTCATATTCACACATATCTACAGTTTCTGCCGCAAACTCATCAAATGAAAGATAAATTACGCTATCTGCAGCAACATGCCTAGCTAAATCTTCATCCCAATACTCTTCATTGTCGTATCTCTCCAAAATATCTTCCCTTAAGGCTTCCCTTATGATAGACATTCGTTCTCCTTATGCTGTTTTATTTTTTGACCACTCGGGCCATAATCTCTCTCTGAAGTTTACAGGTAATTTGTATCTTACAATCACCTCATCATATCCGTATCTTTCTTTTATATGCTCTTTTGCCTTTTCTATTTCTGCGATAGTTGCCTTTTTTGTATGTTTTGTATAATATTCTAAACTCATCTCATCAAGAGGACCGTTTATAGTTACATACGGTAAATACCCTACATTTGATTCAGAATCCAATAACACAATCAGCGTATCTTTGGAAATCTTGTCAGTTCTAATTATTATTTCCGTCAAGTTCATCTTCAGCCTTTCTTCTAGAAATTGCCGCTTTTATTGCGTTTAGAACATATCTTTTTTCATTTGGATGCGCCATTTCATACAGCTCTTTACCGTTTATACATTTTACTTTTTGAATGTTTATTCCGTGTCTTTCAATAAAAGTCATAGTTCCAGGTTTACAGTTACCGCCTTTTAACGAGTCTTCAAACGTTACGCAAACGTTTTCAGCTTCACGCAATATTTCCTCAATCTCCAGCCTATTCAAATACCTGGAATACAATCTGTTGTGTATTGCTTTAAGTCTTTCCAAGGCAGCTCTCTTAATACTTACATCAAAAGACATAAAATGTTCTTCGTATACATCCAGTAAAAACATAAGCCAACTGACGTGATATTCTTCTCCGTACTTCACAAACGCTTCAGTTTCAACAGAAGTTCCTGGAATTGGAGTTTTCTTAATTTCCATTCCAAATTTTTTAATCATTTTTTCAAAACCAGGGAGTTCTTTTTTTCCGCCAAATCCTTCTACAAAGAAATCATCACCCTCCCTTTTTACAACCTTATATTTAACCAGCTCTTTTATTTCGGAAAGTGGTAAGTCATATATCTTTCCATCTTCTGTAAGATTATAAGACACCTCATTAATCATTTCCCATTCAATACCCAGCTCTTCAATGGCCTCAGGTGAATAATCATCTTTAATCTCATTCCATATGAAATCAGGAATCGAAGCAACCTCTAAACTTTTTTTCCAGTTTGCGATTATTTCTACAATTTTTTCACTCTCACCTTCCGGAACCTGATATATTCCGTATCCTTCATACGCTTCCCACTCTAAATCCCCGTCATCATCGTAGAACACATACTCAAAAAACACGTCATCGTATTTTGGAACCGTATACCATCTTTTACCTTTATACGTATAACAGTCCGTATGTTCTGCGACACCATTTATCTCTTCACACATCATATCAAAACCGCCTGCATTCCAAAAATAATCCAATTGAGATTCTGAAATATCCCATGCATATGTTTCTATGCTGCCTATCTCCCAATCGGTATCAAGAACACTGTTAGAATCTGTCGCTATAATATAGCCTTCTGGTCTGTGGTTTTCTATAAAATTGATGTTGTCCTCGTATTCATCAGCCAATTGCTCATATCCGTACATTCTTTCATAAAGGTCTTTTTGAATTGAAAACATTTCTTCTCTGTCTTCCGGGTCAAGTCCTTTAATGTTGATGTCATATTTTTTATAACTGTATCCGAACGTTATCCTTTTAGCTTCATCAGACACAGCAAACGCTCTACTGTTAATCCATTCAACATGCCAGTAACTGCTTTCATTCTCCGCAAATTTTTCTATTAATTTATATATTTTTTCGATTTTGCTCATACTGTCTCCTTAATTTATTGATTACCTCTTCAGCTTTTTCTTTAATTAAACCTTCTTTGAAACTTGTCTGCACAAATCTTTCTTCAGGTATAACAGAACACGCTTCACCGCATATATCAAAGTCTTCATCATCTATTACTACAAACGCAATATTGTTTATATCTGCGTTCTCTTCAATCCATTGCATAATCTGTTCCCCTCTCCATCTCTTTTGTCTTGGAGTTACACCTACAACTTTGCCAATATGTTTAAAGTCAACCGTCTTGAGCAGCTCTATAGCTTCTTCACACCAGGATGAAGATATAACTATATCTGCATCGGTTTTATCTATAATATATTCAAGATTTTTAGTGAGGTCTTCTTCGATGTATTTCCAATTAGCGAGAGATGAAGAGGGGGTTCCGTAAGTATTCAGGACGCCGTCAACGTCCAGAAATATTACCCTCCTCATTGTAGTTCCTTTCTTTTTTAAGAAGTTTTTTTCTTTCGTCTTCAATCAAAAAATCAAGATACGTTCGGGCTTTCAACAGGTCTTCAAGCCCGTTTTTACTTTTCCATCTACAAACATACTTAATTACGTTACCTTCGCAAAACGGTATATTGTTTGCTAGTATAAATTCCACCGGTGTTATTTTCATATCATAATGCTTGGGAGTTACTTTATCCATTAAAGCCTCCTTGCAACACCTGAATATGAATGTTGTTACCGGCAAGAGAGCCTTTATCTCTTGGCTTAAAAGTAAAAGGCTCATCAAACCCCATAAACAACTCATTGTAATAACTTGCTACTGTGACATTGATTCCTTTTTTCTCAATATGTCCCGCTGTTAAATCGCATATGCCACGAACAATTTCATCGCCAGTTTTTTCGTCATCGCAAAACACTTTGATAAATAATTCAAATTTCTTTGTTTCAGGATTTATAAAGCTGACAGGAATTTGATATTCTTGATACGCTTTAATTATCATAGCTTCTCCTCCATATACCACTCAAGCAGCTCCCTCATCATTTTAGACACCTGAGCCGTTTGAGCTTGGGTTTTGTCCTTTATTAGTTCAGGATATGCTTTTCGTTGCAGTAAGAAATGCATAATGCTTTTATCGTCATCTATATACCCGCTCAACGTCCATTCTTTGAACTTCATATGGTTTGGCCATCTCTGATATATTTCAAGAGGATAGCCGGCTTCTTTGAGAATTTCCTGAGCTCTTAACGGAGGTAAACTTAATAGGTATTTTAATATCCCTTCTCTATCGGCGTGCAGAATACCTTTTTCTTTAAACCTATCCTCAATGTCAGCAGGCAGCCAATATTCATTCTCTTTACTCCATCTGTCTGACTGAGCTATCTGAGTCAACTGCCCATGAGTTCTTATTTGAGCAAACACGAAATACGGCGCTCTGATTCTAAATGATACAAACTGAGGTATATCACTGTCATATGGAATATCTTTCTCATCTATACCAAACTGAAGTAAATTCCTCATGTTCGTATGCACAACATAGAAATTGTCGCTCATAGGCGATGAGTAAGCGTGTCTCATTAAGTCAAGTATCCTATCTGTTGATGTTGTAAGTATCGGCTCTTCATCCAAATGATGTGCAAATATTTTCCAAATGCCGCCCTCAAGTTCCTCCAAATAAATCTTCACAGGTATATTTTCAAGAGGTCTGCTAGGTCCGCATCTTACTTCGCAATCCTGAGTATATTCTTTTGCAACGAATATGTTAAACCAGCCTTTGTCCACTACTTTGTGTGGTGAAAATCTTTTTTCCTCATTTCCGCATTTAATGCACGTAAGCTTATAAACGTATTCATCGGCAGTATTCTCGTACCCTGTAAATTTCAGCACATCTCCGCACTTACTGCATTTAGCTTCTGCATAAAACTCTCCTACAGCTTCATGGAAAAATTCATTCCATCTTTTTTCTGGATTCTTTGAGCCTTTTCTACCAAAAGACACAGAGGCCATATCGGCCGCAAATTTCATCCTGTTTTCTTTTGATGCGTTTGCATATCTTGATTCAACTCCGTCGACTGGATTAATTGTTACTTCCATTCCACAATCTGTTTTTAAGGTTTTCATTCTACTCCTTTATCTGTAAATGTTGGCCCGGCCATAGTAGCCGGCCCTGTTTTCGCTTCAGTATCCACGTCATCTGAAATAGATTTTCTCTCTTCTTTTAGACGGTTTTTGAAGTATTCAATTATATCGTCTTTTGTTAAAATTTCATCGTAGTCAATTTCAATTTCTCCACAATCTTGCTCGATTGGTTCATCTATTCTATCATTCCAACCGACAGGTTTATATAAGTTAACTACCCATCCTAGTTTTCCGCTTTCAACAAGTTTATCGATAAGTTCTTCATTTGAGTATTCGTCAACTATTTTATTGTACGCCTCGTCTGGGTCGCAAGTAGACAGTGAAATGTGATGTGCGAACCTGCTTGGAACACCTTTTGGCCCGAACTCAATCTGAACAAGCTCAAGCCATTCAATACTATCCCAATCCTCCGTTAAATCTTCCATTGAAACAACAATGTCTACATCAGGTAAAATAACCTTTGCATATTTTTGGTCGTTTACCAACATTTGTTTAATTAGAGCATCCACCTCATCTGAGTTCTCAATAAAATCTTCATAACTTTTTTCTTTTGTGTAAAACTCAATCATTTATCATCCTTCATACCCTGTTTTTTCAATTTCATCAATTACCTCAATAAGAAAACTTTTATAAGATACTGCAAAACCGGCAACATTTCTAATAAATTCGTTCCACTTTTCATTCAAATACCCATCGTCCAGCTTTCTGTTTAGCCCACGCTCCATAAATTCTTTAAACTTGTCATAATCCACTCTATTGAATAAAAATTTATAGATTATCTCAAAATCTTTCGCCTTGCTTAATGTTTTTTCATTCATACTATCTCCTTTAATCCATGTAAATATCAAATCCATCTTTAATTTCATCAGCTCTTCCAAGCTCTACACTAACCTTATACAAATCATCGTCTTTGTAAATATAGAATCCGTCTTCGCTTTCGTTATACATATCACCCTCTTCTTCGTTTATTTCTATTCCCACTCCGAGATGATAGTCTTTAAGCTCTTCTATGTATTCAAGAGCGTCTTTTTTGTCTTTGAAAAATCTTACTTTGGCGTATGCCTCGCTTGGAGCTCCGTTTGCCATAATTTCACTCACATACCACATTAAACTCTCCTTTTGCCTGATGTTTTCTCATGTTTCTTTCCGTTTTTTGCAACAGGTCATAATCGGCAATATCAAAATTTTCATCCGTATATACTTTCTCTCCACGTTTGTTTTCCCATACTCCAAGCCCCCATCTATGTTCAACCTCTTCAAAACCGTGTTTTTCTAACCATTTTTTCAATCCCATTGTTTTTCTCCGAACTTATTTATAATTTCTTCAGACAGGCGAGTAGCGTCTTTTCCTTTTAACTTCTCGGCTTTTGATTTGATAAGATTTACAATAAACTCTTCGTTAGCTTTGGTGCATTTCTTACCGATTAGAGTAAACAAAGCCGAAGCTATCACTTCAGTATCAATCTGTCTTTCACGCAACTCATACAAGCTGTCCTGCATTCCGTCCACCATTGCGTTTAATGCGTCACGAAACCATTCAGGATTTTCTTTTATAGCGTTCCTAACATCATTAATAAATTCAAACTTATCATCCCATTTCATCGTCTTCTCCTTCAAACAGGTCAATCAGATATGCTTCCATTCTCTCAATGATTTGTCTTTTGACAACATTCCTCTCTTCTTCGTCACTATATAACCATTCCCTTACTGCAAACACCTCAGATTCTATGTCCCCCAAATTAGCCCCCTGTCTGTCCCTAAGCCAGTAAACGTTTCTTCCGTTTCCAAGTTCCTCAGTAACTACATCAAACTCAACCATGTCAAGCAGCTCTTTCATTGTCTCCCAAGTGATTTCATCAGGGTTACCCCATGATTTCCACCACTTTGTTAAATCTACAGCCATTTCAAATCCTTAAAACGCAGTAGCGAATACACCGTTGTCAGTGCTTACTTCGTTCAGTCTAACCGCAATAGCATATACCCTGTTATCATCGTATGCCACGAATTCGTTATCATTGTTCACTCTCACAATGTTTTCAAACGCTTTACCGATGTCGCTGTATTTTCCGTCTTCAACCAAATACCTTGCACCTTCTTTCATAAACTCTTCGGCCTCTTTTTTTTCAGCTTTGAATGCGCTAACCGCCTTATCATAATCAGAAAACACTCTTATTACGCAATCTGTATCAAGAACCGCTTCTCCACTGTTTAAAACAGTCACTACATATACCTTTTTCATTTCTCTCTCCTTAGTTGTTTAATACTTCAATCCCGTATGGGATATACAATCTGTCTCCTGCCGGAGCAACATATATGCACACAAACATCTGATGTTTCAATAAGTCTATCGCTATTACCAGCTCATCGTTTGTTACATCAAAATACGCCATATCCATAGGTATATTTAACCTATCCCTTATAGTGCTTACAATCGAATCAAACGACATCCTTTTGTTGCTCAAACAATCCAACAACTCATCACTGTCTGTTTTTGCGGTCTCGTATCTTGCTATTATTCTACACTCTTCAATACTCATATCAATCTCGTCATCAAACGCTATCCTGTCTGACGGGTCGTATTTTAACACGGCAGGAATTTGCTGCAGCTGATACAAATACGTATATTTGTCCTCTTCTGAAATTTTCACAATTTGAAATCCAAGCTCTTCAAAAGCGTACTCAATCTCGTCAAAACCGTTTACAGATGCTTTATTGGTTGATATATGGAGCAAATCCATCATGTGTCTGATTAAATTAAACAAAGCCTGATTTAAACTGTCGGCGCATACACCAACCATTTGCATATTTTCATCCATTACACATACTTCACCGGTATCATCAGCCGATACGTAAAACTTACCGCCGTTCTCATACAGTTTTTTAAGAAAATCTTTATTTACTTTCATTTTTATCCTTTGCCTGTTTAACGTGTTTTACCTCTTTAACCTGAGGGCAGTTTTGTTTATTTATACTTTTAACGGCGTCCAATCCATACATTCCGATTAGCACAATCCCGCCTATAATCCAAAAACTTACATCTCCAGCCTCTTTTACAAATTTAGCTCCGAGATAAGCAAGCGATAGAATTACCGCTGCTATAATAATAGAAATAGCCAATACTGTCATAGTTCCTCCTTTAAATGGTAATATATGGCGTTAATCATATCTATAACGTCTTTGTTTTCAACAATTTTTATTCTATTATCTTCAACTCCGTACACCGACCTCATAAAACATTCGATTAAATCGTCTTCAAAGTCTGAATATTTTTCTTTAGGAACGTTCTCATTGTCAACCTCTACGCTTTTTATTTCGATATTGTAAGCATCGTTTTTATAAGGCAGCCCGAATTGGATTTCCCATAATGTTCCGTTGGCGTCTAATTCCTGTGTTAAATACCCGTCAAACACTATTTCCACTACAATGTCGTTAAAACATTCAGTCCCTAGTAAAACTTTCTCGTCTTCAAACTTATAAACTTCATATTTTTTATATCCCATTTTACTTCCTTAATCATATTCTTCTATTAAACAACCTGATGTCATTTTTTCAAACAGACTGTCGTCAAGTTTAGGGTTTCTGATAAACGCATTACTTACAGACCAAAAGTGGCCGTCAGCAATGTCGCAATCTGGAAATTCAGAATAATGATAATCCAACTCAATTTCAAGACCTGTTAACGCTTTAACTTCTTCTTCAACTCTTTTAACATCTTCTTCAAATTTATCCAAAACAAACTCTAAGCACGTATCTCCGAATTCACAATCCTCTACATCGTAATCGTAAAGCTCTCCCCTCTGTAGTCCTTGAGCTAATCCGTCCATACATTTTCCATACACTTGATATAGTGCATCCATCATAGGGCTCACTTTCCTCAAGTAATCCACGCTTATAACAGTTTCGTGTCTGCAATGCATTTTCATTTTCATCCCTCCAATTCAGTAATTTCATCCTCAAGCTCGTTAATTCTCTCGTTCAGCTCTTCTATTTCTTCTAAAAGCTCATCAATCTGATTTTCTGCAGCGGTTCGCATATCTTCATTCGTTTGTCTTACTTCCTCTATATACGGGAGAATTCTTTCCATAATCTCTTCCGTATATTCTTTGGTTTTAGATTCGTTAAAACCTAATTCATTCTCAAAAAAGTCTTCAACATCAGATTCTATGTAACGTATGTTTCTGTCAATAATGGGGCATGTGTGATTAAAATCAAAACTCATTCGTCCACCATTTCGATAGTGCAAGTTATTGATTTCTTAATATTCATCAGATTGAACATAGCATTATCTCTGACATCGTGCCAGTATTTACTTCTAACAAATCTTTGCCCCACTATCTTTCCGTTCTCATCGTAATACGTTATTACATACAAATTTCCGTACAATTTACGTTTCAACCATTTCTTAAATGCATTCCACATCAGAACCACCTTCCTTCTTCTTCAGCTTCGTTATACATAACCGCAAACAACACCACAATCACTGGTAATAAAAACAATAAATCCATAATATCTCCTTTATACCGGTCTTATCACAACACCTGAACTAACAACCGCATAATCTACGCCAAGGTCACGCCCAAGGGATTTGTAATCAATATAGTATCTTATGGTCTCAGGTATATTTCCGTAAAGCCCTTCGTCAACCATAAGCCTTGCAAGCTGCTCAAGAGTTTCTTCATCATCTAAGCTTCCCGGAAAGTAATAAACTTCCATATCCTGTAAATGGTCTATACACCAATCGTATGTATAGCCATATTCCATATACGCAGCTATTTTATCTTTATCATCATCATCCATAATATACCAGTCAGTATAATCATCAAACAGCTCTTTCAGCGTCTTATCATTGTTTGGATTATTGAATACATCATCCAACAGTTTCTCCCATACGCTTTCTTCAACTTCATCCTCGTATTCGGCATCATCTATAGTTAACCACTCATATATCGGCAACTCTTCCCAATCATCAGGAAGTCCGTATTTTTTAAGTTTCTTAACTTTCTTTTTTACGTCTTCCCATTTTCCTGTAAAATCCAAATATTCGATATTCACATCTTCATCGTCATTCAAATACACATGTAATTCCATGTTAATCCTTTATCCAAGTTTTTAATATTTGGTCAATAGAGCCGTCAAAGAACAGTGTGTCATCAGACTCAACACCAAGGCATTCAATCAAGTCTGATTTGAAGTCGTATTCATATTTGATTTCAACTTCTTTTCCGTTTTTATAAACTGATACTTCTGTTTCATCAGGGTCAATTATATAAGTGTTATATCCGTCAGAAGGACAGTTTATTTGCCCTCTGTTTATTGTAAAAGTAAGTTCAACACCATCTTTTTCATATACAACTTCTTCGTTTGTAATTTTATAAACTTTTAATTCAAGCTCAACCATTCAATCTCCTTTTAAATTAGTATACATACCTGAAATATGCTGTTTCAACTATTTTCCAGGTAAGTTTGTCAATGTCGAATTCTTTTTTGTTTGAGACGGCCTTTTTTTTGCAACGCAATACACCGTTCTCAATAATATATAACCCGATATGTTTTCTATTCCCGGACTGCTGTATCTTTTCAAGAGCTTTGCTTTCAAGAGATGCTGGAACCACAAAATACAAGACATTACATTTGTTCAGATAGTCTTCATATTTTATGTCCCGCTTTAAATCTGATGAGCTTGTTTTGATTTCGAACCCTATGACACGATTATTTTTTGAAAACCTCTCAATTGCAAGAACATCAAATCTTTGCCTTCCAAGTGAAACTTCATCGCATAAATACGCTTTGTCCCTAAATTCTTTAAATATAGCTCTTTTAATTGTGTAGGAATCGTATTTTTCGGAAGGAGGTATCAACTTGTTTACCACTCTTAACACTCTTTTTAAGGATTTAGATATTCTGTCTACACAATTGCATTTTTCGTCAGAAGGCAAAAACGCAAGCTCATCTTTCAGCGCAGTCCTTAAGGTATATAATTCTTCAACTCTCTTCATCGCAACATCCGTCAGGAAGTTTATAGCCAAGCTCTTTTAGTTTAGCAGCCACCTCTTTAGGCAAAGAATATACACCGTCATAATCAATAAGTTCTTTACCTTCAAACCATAAACCTCCGCCCACTTCATCTCCAAGATGTTTGTGTTCGAAACATCCTCTATCCCCATCTATTTCAATTTCAAAACTTTTTGTTTCTATTTTTAACATTAAATCTCCTTTAAAACTAATATCACAGCTTTACTCAGATTGTTTTTATGGATTGCTTTTGCTTTTTGTGACAGTTCCATGAATTTAAAATGTTTTTCAAAAGTGTTCATACAGTAAACCCCAAACATGTCATCAATGAAACTTTCAAACCAAATATCTTTAATCAGTTCATACTCATCAAATATAAAATCTTCGTACGCCAATCTGTATCCATTCATATTATTCCTTTGGTTTAAATTTATTTACATATCTTTCAGTATCCATTTGAATAAATCCGGGCTTAAGCTGCATTAATTCCACGGCTTTTAAATACAGCTTGTTGCTCGGACCGTATTCTCTTAACTCATCATCCAATCTATTTGTTCTTTTGATAAATTCGAATACCGAAAGATGTTTTGAAGTTGCTACTTTCCCCCGCAGCTCTTGATAGATATTTTAACCCCTCTTGTGCTTTTTAACTTTAACTTATCTTTTACCACGGCGGTAAGCGATTTTGTAAGTATTTCGCTTTCATCGATTTCAACAGTTTGTACCTTGCCGGTATTTACGGTAATTTTATCCTCTCCTATCTCAATATCGTCAGGATGCACGTTTTTAATTCCGTGTTCCTCAAGTATGTCTAGCACAGTGCTTGTAAGTAAATCTTCTTTCTTGTATTTGATAGTTTTCTTTTTGCCTTGCTCTACAGCTATCAATAATTTCATTTGTTCTCCTTCATTAGTATTTTGAAAGGCAACTCATCATCGAACGGCTCCCAGTAATCAAACTCAGTATCATCGTCATCTTCATGCACGGGTTCAACATACACGGGAGAGCTATACCATGACCACTCTCTTTTGTCGAATTTCCTCAATTGAGGTGCGTCATAATCGTTATATACCCAAATATAGTCTCCTTTTTCAGGCTCTACTATTTCGTGCATTATTTTGGTGGAAATAATCTCAGCCGGTGTTATCTCACGATGCGACTTAGATATAAATCTAACAGTATTTTTATGGTTTTTATCTTTAATTGCCTTAAATAAAACTTTATTCACGTGTCCACTAGGAGTTTCAAAATGAAGTTTAATAAACTCGGCTTCGTTTAGTTTTTTATACAGTGAATAATCCAAAATATGCGACATAACCTTTGCGTTTGATTTTTTAATCCAACTAATTAAGTTTCTTATGTTTTCCCCGGTTGCATCGCCTTTTAGGGATACGTATTCAAAAGACAAACTATCATCTCTCCACTCAAAGTAACCTATGTTTTCATGTTTTTCTGAGCTTGAAAGAGCAGACTGCTCATCCCATTTAATCACATCACCGGCATAAACATCAACTCCTTTGTCAGTGGTAAACAGGTATGCGGATAGAGTGTCTTTATCAACCTTTTGACCTCTTATCGAAGCACTGCTTTCATCTTTATACGACAGTACGACAAATCCTTCCTTCCATACACCGTAATCAGTTCGCCCTTTATATTTTATCTCGTTACAAAACTTTAACTCATTCATCATTTACCCTTTTTATTGATATTACATCCGTTTATTACTCCAACAACAGTGACAACTACAGTTACAACAGCTAACCCAAGCTCAATCCATTTGCAAACGTCATTTGTATTATCTACCTTAACATTTTCAATCTTTTTAACGTTTTTGCCCATCGTTCAACCTTCTATCAATTTTGGCTGTTTACCCAAATATCTTTCCTCTGCAACCTTGATAGCTACTTTTTCGCTTTTAGTAGCTTTTCCGTCTACGGCAAGAGTTTTAAAGCCTGTGTCAGGGCTCCAATAATCCCAATTGCCTATACTGTCGCAATATATTACCTTGTCCACCCCTATTTCAGCTGCTACTTTTTCAATGTTATTCGTAACGCTCATCCCGCCGTATTCGTTAATCAGGTCTATAACTATACCTACCTTATGTCCGTTAATTTCAACAAAATGATAGGCGTAAGAACTTTTTCCGTGCTCACCTTCCGCTTTAACTATATTTAATTTTGACGCACACACCGGTCCAATTTCTCTTGCAATGGAAGACGGATTAGATAACGGTTTTCCGCATATTTTACAGTTACTCATTTTGCTCTCCTTCGATTCGTTCGGTAACACATTTGATTAAGTTGTCGAACTGTGTCAATTTGTTTTCGCAGTCTTTTTTGCTTTCCTCAAAAAGCTCTTTTACTGCTTTAAAGAAATACACATCCTTATCATCTGTTTCAATTTTTTCAACCACCACATCTCTTCCGGTGAGATATAAAATCCACACCGACTTATCAGAAAAAACAATAGTTGCATCAGCCATCTCTTTTAACGGGTCGCTGACGTCTGCCGCTACAACAACTCCGTCAGGCAAAGAATTTCTATTTGAAAACACATCTTCAATATATTTAGGCATTTCACCTTCAATATACTCTTCAGCTCCAAAATTAAGCTCCATGCAATAATTCCTCCAGATACCCGTCTGATTTTCAAAATTCCAAACCCTGTTAATCCATAGATTCATTTCCATTTTTACTCCTTAAATAAAATCTTCTTCAAAATCAAAATCGAAATATTTTTCAGTTAGTTCATCATACACCCCAAGCACCAGTTCAGGCTCTCCATCTGAGTAAATCTCTCTGTATTTATCCAATTCTTCAAAAGCTACTTCTTCACCCCAATACTTCTCAAGTTCATCTCCCTGCTCCTGAAGAGATTTAATTACTTTAAATCCTGTTTTACAAGCATCTCTATCTGAGCAATAACCAAACATATCAAAAAACCAGGCACAGTCTTCAGCTTTTTTAAACCCGTCATATTCAAGATAGTACGAATAGTTGTCCAAAATAGCCAACATCATTAGAGTAGCCAAATATTTGTCTGAATATTTAACCCCGTTTATCTCTCTGATGAATTCTGCATCTCCCTCGAATTCTCCGATTGTGTATTTAAACTTAACTTTCTGAATTTCGTTTGCGCTGAATTTTTGAGTCTCACCACCTACTTCCCTTATAACCAAAGGTACTTTTTTCATAATCATGCTCCTTTTACACTGTGATAAAGACATTGTCGGCCTCCTCTTCTGTGTACCCCTCTTCTTTAATCCAATACTCATATTCTATTTCGCACCATTTTCTAACAGCTTCTTCACTATCATCAAAATTACCTGTATCGTAATCATCCCAGTCTTCAACATTATCTGCATCACTATCGTCAATTAAATACTGTTTTGCTCCACAGCATTGACATTCTTCATTTTCATACCAGTTTATTGCTCTGCACTCTCTGCACACTTTATAATCACTTGGTTTTTGAAAAATCCTTATTAGTTCGTGTTGCATATTTACCTCCTTAATTCATATATACGAAATTGTAATTATTTCTTGAGCCGTCTAAAATAACAACTCTCCAATTTTTCTTTCTTGCAAATTTTTCACGAATTTTCCAAAACATATCTTCCGTGTTAGTTAAAAACTCAACTTCATCCACATGTTTTAAATAAGTTCTCAAGTTCCTAAGGCTGTTTAAAGTCTCTTCGTCTTCCACCGCAACAATGCCAATTTTTTTGTTGTCTTTTTTCATAACCAAATCAAAAAACGTTCTACCAATCTCTTTGAACTCTGAAACAAGCTTCCATCCGGCAAATACCAACCAAAGCTTTCTGAATTCAATTACGTCCATTATGTCAGATTGAACTTCAGTAAACATTCTCATTTTCATTTTACCTCCTTATGGTACCCAGTATAAAATATGACCGTCTCCATCTACTTCAAATCTTTTTAAAGAATTCACATATTTGAAATGCGGTTTCAACTGTTTCATTATTTCATTTTCATATTCGTGAGACAATTCTAAATCTTCAACCACATCGTTTTCAAGTTCAGAAATCAACTTCTCATCTTGAACGTCCAATTCTATTTCTGTGTAATAAAGACATGGAATTGCAACTTTAATTTTTTTCTTACCCATTAAGTCTCCTTTTAAATTATTGTCTACACACTTTAAAACATATGCGTTTTTAATGCCTAGCTCAAACGCTAATGAAAGAAATACTTTTCTTTAGTACCTACATAGCACACAAGCAATAAAATCTCTTATATCGCTTTATTTTAATCATTTTATCTTCAAATACAATTTGATAAAAATAAAATAACAATTGAAAAAATTTTTAAACATTTTTAGTTATTGCCTTTTTTTAGGGGCTATAGAAGACTCACTCGAACATAATGGTTTTTTAAGCCAACATAAATTTTCTCATTTCCCTAAAAATCATAATTTTAACACTTGCACATTTCTTTTTTTAGCTTTTTAATTTCAGCTTTTCTATGCACCCTTCAAAAACACGGAGAGTGAACTACATTTTCCTGTTGTAATTTAGGCGTTTTGTAAAAGCCATTTACAAAGTATCACTTAGTATCATTTCCCTAAATTACGGGGTATAGAAACAGCATATACGCACAAAAGGGTAAGGTAGTGAAAAAAATACTGTTTTTCTTTAAAAAACAAACTAACACAATAGGAAATTTACACGTTTTTTGGGGATGTTTTTGGAAATTTTATACATTTTTAAACATAAAATATGCTATTACGATATAAAATGAAAACATTTTACGAAAAAGATGTTATTTTTTTGAAGATTAAAAGGAAAAAGGAAGGGGATTTAGTCCCCATCAAGGAGAAAGAAATGAAAAAATTGTTTCTTAGCACAGCTGCGGTTGCCGGGCAACATTATTATATCATTATTTTTTCTTTGTGACAAGATAAATTAAATGATACAATACCGCAAACCAGCTTAACAATGAAGACATCAATAATATAATTATTGCCTCTTCTTTTGTTATGGTCTCTCCGCTTTCCTCTTTTATTTCTTTGACAATATTTTCATGTTCATGATTGAATATAAACATCCCCAATAATATCGCAACTATCACTCCAACTACATACACATTAAGCATCACCTTCACCTCCGTTTTTTATTTTATAATACATTTTCAGCAATTTAAGCAGTCTGGGGTCGCTTTCATTCATATCAAAAACAACCATTGCATCATTCTCTAATTCTTTTTCACTGCAATATTTTTCCGCAGATTCAATATCTAAAAAAAGACCAACTAGAATATTATCAATAACCACACCAACAAGACTATTTTCATACCCATCATAAGAATCGAGTTTCCAATTGTCGTTATCGAGATTTATATCATCTATCTCTTTAACAAACTCTACACACGTAATTACACTCATACATCCTCCTTACATATAAATTTCAATAACATCGGCTTCGTTTACCTTAGAAATATCGTCCTCAGTTAAAATACTGAGCAAAAAGGATTTTATTTTATCCTCTTCGTTTTCCTCTTTAACAATTCTCATAATTAAAAAATTCTCTTCCATAGGAACAAGCACTGAAAAAGAAATATCACTTTTTTCAGCAAGCTCAATGACTTTAAATCTATTTATATTTTCAGGCAAATCAAAATCTATAGTTATATACATACACACTCCTTATACGTCAAGCCATGCTTGAACTATTTCTACATCCCCCAGTTCTTTTGACGAATACCCTATGCCGTTTATAGTTTTGTCATCATCACATTCTAAATCTAACAACTCAAATTCAACATACGGTCCGCTATCGGTTTCCCTTTCAGTATAACTACTGTATTCTGTATTGTCCTCAAGAAACTCTTTAAGGTTTTCATAATCATCTTCGTCTATTACAAAATATGCAACCTTTGTTATAAAAGGTTTGTATTTTTTATCCTCCATTACAGCTCCTTAAATAATGGTTTTGTTATAGAAAGCTCTATAGCTCTATCAATCATTTTCTCTGCATCGCTTAAACGAATTATTTTAAATTGAAATTCTGATTTTATTTTTTTTAATTCGTTCATAGCAATTTTCAGCTTATCGTTATCTTCAACCTTAATTACAATGTTTCCATTGTTAAAATCTACACTTACATATTTACTGTTTTCAAACATCACAACTACATCTTCAACACTTTTTGAAACCACATAAGAACCGTCTTTTATAAATTTTTTTAGATATTCTGCTGCGGCTGAAGAATTAAGTTTTGATAAATCTATTTTTTTATCTGATAGATGTTTGTAAATTTCATTGAAATCAAATTCCCCCTGATACTCTATTTTTGCCATTTCATCTCCTGTTTCTCAAAAATTGTTTAGCTTCGTCTAAATCAGACAAAGACACAAGCTCTCCGTTTTTAACATAAAACCAGTGCCTCTTGTCAACTTTTCTTCCAGTTTCAAGGCGTACTTCAATTACATCATTTTCAGAAATCTCCACATCCCAATCCTCTTTATAAAACCTCTTTTTCTTGCACCATTCCTTGCCGTTTGACGGAACAAACTCCCTATCAACCTCATCACCACATAAAAACAATTTGGCCACATATGCGGGACCAAATTTAGGATAAAAGCAACCTTCAGTCTTAAAGTGCACCCATTTGTTTTCCCTCCTTTTTGCTAATTCTAATTTAGCTTCCTCTATTAACTGTTCAAGCTCTTCATCTGTTAACAATTCAAGCTTTAACATCAAAACTTCTTTTTTTTAGTTTGTCATTAATAAGCCTTCTGATATTTGCCTTTAGCTCTTCACGCTCTTTAATCTCTTCACATTTTTCACCTTCAATAACAGATTCTTTTTTTTCGGCCTCTTTTTTTATCCTGTTTATTTCGCAACTAAGTTCTTTAACTGTTTTAACCTTTTTATTTTTCTGATAACCCATTTCGACAAGAGCTTCCAAAAGCGCTTTGTTTGAAGTTTTGAGCGAGTCTATCTCTCTTTGCATTTCAACTTTTTCCTTCAACAGGTCCTGAGCTCTCCAATACCAATCAATTAAATTTCTCCTATCTGCTTCTATCTCTTCGTTTTTCTTTTCAAGGCTTTTTATAACCTTAAGAGATTTTTCAAGCAGTTCTTCAAGCCACACAATTCTAGCTCTTAATTTTTTAGACATGACATCTCCTTTTAATTTGATTAATTTAACAACGAATTAAATAATAAAAAAATGAGAAAAAGGGCGCAGTGTTATTGCCCAATTATATATAACAGGAAATTGTTCTTTTTCCCGTTATGCGTAAGCGTGTTGTAGTGATAGTTTTTTTTGTAAAGAAGGTTTTTTGTTTCTACCCTGTAAAGCAGATTTTATTTCGCTTAAAGCCTGATGTTTTTCTTGAGTTTTTTTGGATGCCTCTGCCAGTTCGTTTCTCATCTTACTTAATTGTGCTTGAGAATATCCTTTGAACGGCTGTGGTTGATGGTATAATCTTGCTGCGTGTCTATATTTGTCATACATAGTTTTACCGTTTGGGCTTAAAGACTTTAAAGCACCTGGAGCACCTTTTAGAGATTGTCTATTCATATACTCCAAAGCTTTTCCGGTTCCGCTTAATTCGTGAAGTATGTTTTGAAGAGCTGCTGTCTTATTTAACTTTCTGCTTCTTCTTTTTAAATAAGCATACCCTTTTTGCGCACCTATAGTTCCGGCTACACCAAGACCAACACCAATACCAACCTTTTTAGCTGTTCCTTGAGCGGCATCTTTAAGTCTGTCTTTATATTTTGAAATTTCTTTTGAATGTTTTAGTCTTTCATTTTTAACAAGGTCCAACGCTATTTTTTTACTGTCATCATCTAAAAGCTCTATAGGGTTTTTAAGATTTTCAGGTCTTGCAGCCTTTACAGCCCTATATACTTTAAAAGGATTAACAGTAAAGGCCTTTTTATATAATCCGCTCATTTTTTCCCTTTATAAAACTGGAAAGGGACTATTTGTCCTTGTTTCCAGCTACTGCTCTATATGTTCCGTAACCAACTGCTCCAGCACCTGCTGCTGTTCCACCAATTGCAAGAGCTTGTCTTTTTCTGATTTGACCTAGTGATTTTTTAGCTTCTTTAGCTCTCTCTTCTTCTTGTCTAGCTTTAGAAGACCATTTTTTAGCTTGTTGCTCATGTCTGTATTGAGCTTTACTTCCTAGTTTAGATGCTTTCTTGGTGTCTACTTTTTTAGCTGAACCTACTATTTTCTCATAAGCGGCTTTGCCTTTTTCTCTTTCTTTTGATGCAAGATTTTTAGCGGCTTCACTTCTTTGTGTAGCATATCTTAGTCTTCTTGAAACATTGTCGGCACCTTTTCCTGTAATTGCTGCCTTATAACTTCCCCAAGCTTTTTTTGCCATGTTTTTAATGTCGCCTGTATATAGTTTTTTAGCTCCTTCTATTGTACTGTCCACCGCACCTTTAATGCTTGCAGCCTCTTTAGCAATTTCAAGAGCTTCTTCAGGAGTTAATCCTGTTTCAGCGTAAATAGCTTCAGCTACTTTTTCTGCAAATTCTAGATGCTCATCAGTATAACCAAGCTCTACCGCTTCGCTAGCAACTTTTTCATCAACGCTTCCGTCTTCGTAAATAGATGATGCAAGAATCATTGCGTCTTCAAACGGCATTCCAGCTTCTTCAACATAAGTAGCGTATTCTGCAACTTTATCCATTAAATCAGCTGCTCCTGCTGAAATTTCTTCAGCTACCTTAATCATGTCTTCGTCAACTCCGCCAAGGAATTCTGCAACTTCAACAAGCGCTGCACTTTGCTCTGGAGTTAGTTCGCTTTCTACAACGCTTGCAACTTTTTCGTCAAGAACATTACCGTCTTCATCTGTTAGAGAAAGTGTAACAAGCCCTCCAATAGGGTCAACTCCGTTAGCCTCTAAATAATCCATTGCTTCAGCAATTTTCTCAATCGCTTCATCGTTTTGATAGCCAGCTAGTTTTAATAAATTAGCCATTTATTCTCCTTTGGTTTAATTTTGTTTTCCTAATTGTATTCTAAAAAAATATTCTTGTCAAATTATTGTTGGGTGTTTCCGTCTTGTGACTGCGTTTTTTGTTTTTGGTCTAAAAATTCCATTCTCCATCTCACTACAGCGTACAGTACAGGATTTTCTTTTGCAAGTTCATCAAGTTTTGATTTTCTGACCCCATAATCCATACTTTGAAGCTGTTGAACATATGTGTCAGCCTCTTGAATAATCGCTGTTTGGTTTATGTTCCATGCAGAAGAATTCTCCATCATTGATTCTTGTTTTATTTTGTCTTCAAGTGATGTTGCTACATCTTGTTGGTATCTTTGAAGCTCTAATTGTCTTCTTATATCCTCTTTTTGCTCTTCCATCATTCTTTCTTGCTCTTTATGGTAATCCAAATCAAAGAAATCAAGTGCAGTATGACCAGAAACTTTTCCGGCCTGAAGAAGATTTAACATATTTTGTTTATCAGCTATATCATCTATCAGTTTTATAGGAACTAATTTAACTTTTATTTGTTCTTTATTTATCCTGTTTGCTATTTGTCTTATAATAAAATTAGCAACCTGCTCCAAAGATTTTGTTAATTCTATAAGTTGATTTTGTAAAACCCTTAATGATGCTCCGGCGCCTGAATAACTTAAACCTCCTTTTACAAATTCAGGAGGAACACCTATAGATGTCATAATCATAGTTGAGTATGCGTCTATTTCCTGAGATAATTCAAGATTTTTACCCTCCCCAAACAGGTTTATAGGCTCTAAAGGAATTGGAAAAAATTTAATAGCGGTAGGGTCTTTTTTCCAGCTTTTTATCAAACCTTCCACTTTGTTTTTTAAATCACTTCCGCCCATATAGTTATATATAGGCTGCTGGTCTACACCTTGAACTCTAGGAACTAGACCACGCAAAGGAAGTATCATATCTGAATATATCTTCTCATTCATTTTTCTTAGCAAAAGCAATGAAATCATATCAGGGATAGCAGAAGTAAGCATTGGTATTCCCCATGATGTATTGGTTGAATTAAATTTTCTGTTTCTTACATGTAAAACGCTTGTTTCATTAAACTTTATTTTACCGTCAGTAAGGGAAGCTATTATTATATCTTTTGGCAAATTAAACAATTTATCCTTGTTTCCGTTTTTTATAAGCTCTTTATCAGCCTCTGACGGATTATAATATATAGTTTTAACGCCAGTTATTTCATCTTCATATAAATCTATACTGTTTACAGGCCAAGATATAATCTTCATTCTTGATAAATCTTCTATAGGCCTGTCCGATATTGTAAAAGCTGTTTCTTTTCCACACGAAGGACATATTCCTGTAAACACAAGTTCTTTATTGTTTACTTTCGGTTTTAATTTTACATCTTCTACATTTTTTCTTTTAAATTTTGTTTCACAACTTGAACATGTTATAGTTCTGTCTATTGGAAAATTAACAGAAATAAACTGATTTGCATATAAAAGAAAGTTAAAACCTATTTCTTTCAATCTTTCTATAATTCCAACTTCATCTTCCAAAATACTCTTCCAGCTTAACGCATCGTCTTGAGTTAACTCTGTTAAATCATTCGACAAATATGATAAGCTTGTGATAGAAATAGATGCCATTTTGTCTAACGCAGATTGAACCATTGGAACATTCGCAGTAATAAAATTAACCCACTTAAAAACCTCTTTTATATCATTAGGCAACACATATTGATATATTGAAGACAGGTAATTGTATTTCTTTAAAAACGTAGTATCATAAAACTCGGTGTTTATTTTTGTAAAAGATGGTGTCATTTCCGTCCTTTGTGTTTTCTTATTTTAGCATTATATCAGTTTTCAATGTTTTTTTCATCAACTTCAGCATTTTCTATATCCACATCTATTATATCCAACTGCAAATTCCATTGCTCTTTTTGTATGACTTCATCATTAAGTTTAACAAGATAATTTTTAATTTCATCGAACGTATTTCCGCCTGATGTCTGAGTAGATGCTCTTTGAATATCTAATGCAGCACTTATCAATTGTTTGCCGCTTCTTATATGATTTTCAACTTCATCAGGCTTTAATGTGAAGCTTTTTTCAACATATTTAAAATACATGTCCATAAAAGTTGTTTTCATTACATCATCTATAGCTACCATAGATGTATTTAATGCAAATTTCCATTCTATATATTTTGAACCGAAAGTATGTGCGCTTTTAAGTATCACTCCAAGCTCTCTAAATTTTTCATCCTCATGGAAAAGAAGTTGTTTAAAAAAATTAATCTTACCGAACACTCCCCTAAATTTTTTAACATTAAAAAAAAACATTTCAAACAGTTCAACTGCCCTTACAGATACTCCCATGTATTCTGATATTTTATCATGTGGAACATCTGTAAAAAGCATTGAAGCTACAAACATAAAATTTAAACTATTTTCTTCCAAATACAATATTTCATCGGCTATTTTTGATATTTTAGATGGTTTTTTTTTACTTTTTGGACATTTTATAGACGCTATCTCATTATAATACTTAAGAGCTTTTTTTTGAACAACGGTTCCGTCTTTTATACAATAGTTTTCGTCAAACGCACTAATTTCAGGTACAATCAAATAAAACGCCTTCTTTTTGGATAATTATAACAAAAAAAAAGAAATCAGCGAATTTTTGAGAGGGATAAAAGTTTTTTTTCTACCTGTTTAAGTCTAGTGTGTCTTGATAGGTTTCCTGATTTTTTTAAATCGTTAGAATACATTTTGACAGCCAATAAATGTTTTCTTAAATGAGATTTTGTTTTTCCTCCCATATGAGTTATGCCGCTAAAATCTTTGTCTCCCCTATATTTCAATGCGTCCCTGACTAAAGACACATCTCTTTTGTTTAAAATGAAAGGCATTTTATATGCCTTCCAAATTGATTATAAAATCGGTCATCTTTTTAGATAACGCCTTACCTTTATTTAAAAACGATGACAACATTCCGTCACTAACACTGTCAAGCATCTTATGGTAATTGCTGTCTATAATCATAAGAACCCTAACCATTCCGTTAACCCCGTCTTTAAGCTGTTCTATATAGCTTTTTATAACAGCAACTGGGGTGTCAAGGGTAGCCAAATAGCTTATAATAGCAGATTCTAAAACTTTTTTATCTGCTATCTCTTTTAATTGTTCAAGCATTTCAGGGTCTATATTTTGAACCATAAACCCATTATCGTCAACCGGAGGAGTCTGAGGACCGTTATCAGCCTGCATTCCTTGTTGTTGAGTACCGGCATCAGCCATCTGTTGAGCTTGTAAGTCGTCAGGCTGAGGTTGGGCATCAGGCTGTTGTTGAGGCTGTTGTCCTCCTTGTTGAGAATTTTGTACTTGAGCTACATAATTTTCAAGTTGAACCAATAAATCATCCAACGATAAACCTTGCTGCTGAGCAGCCTGAATCAACTGATTGGGGTCTTGACCTATTTGTTGACACAATTCAGATATTTTATTCAATTTATCCTGGTCTTCTGACTGGCTTTGTTGCGCATCTTGAGGTGTTGAGCCGTTAGAAGATGCAGGCTGAGTGTTCCCGTTTTGAAGTTCTTGAATATCTGCGGGCTCAGTCTGACCTTCTGCAGAAGGCTGTTGTCCTGCCATTGCTCCTGCAGTAGCAAACTGTTGCAATGTTGAAGTTTGAATATCTATTGATTGTTTCATCTGCGCTATCAACATCATAACCTGTTGCATTGTAAGCTGTTGCTGTTGGGCCATTTGAATCAATTGAGACATCTGTTCATTAAGCTGGTATAGCGGAGTAACAGTATCAGGCTGTTTTGCTGCCTCTTTAATTATTTTTGATATTTCTTCCTCTTTATATCCTTCGTTAGCGAGCTTTATAACAAAACCTTCTTTGGAGTAGTAGTCACCGTTATATTCTATTTTACCGTCTCTTCTTTGAATAACTTCCGCTGTTTTTGTTAGCATTAAATTATTAATATCTTCAGACCTGAATAATACGCATTTATTGCTTGAATTATAAAAAGCATCGTCTTTTATAAAAAACGCATTTTTTTCAGGTATATACAGAATGTCATTATTTCTTATAATTCTGGTAATCTCTCCATTAGGAACTACAACTACCTGTTTTATAGGACCAAAATCCTGCTCTATTACTATTCTTCCGTTTTTAAGTTTAATTAAATCTCCGCTCCAATATTTTATATAAAAAATTTCATTTCCGTTGTTTGCTAATAAAACTCCTCCTTTTTCTGAAGACGGATTTTCATCAATCCATTTTTTTATGTGAAGCTTTATGATAGAGTCTATACTCATTCCATATTCATCTTTTTTTATACCCATAATAGGATTTTTACTGTCAGAAAGATAATCGCAAACATTATCAGAAGATAACATTATTTTTTTATTGTCTCCGAGTTTTGACGCAACAACATATGTGTAAGGATTTAATTCTTTATCAAACAGAGTATACACCCCAGAATCAGTTACCTCTGATAAATTTTTAAGAAACGATTCTTTAACTATTTCCTTAAGTGTTGGTGAGTTAATTTCAGCAACTTTAGTTAATACATCAGAATTTTTAACATAAAAACCTTGTGTCGCTATTTTTTTAAAAGCCTTCTCTTTTTCGTATTCAGGCAGACTCCTGATTTCATCTCTTGTAAAATATACTACAGGTTTTTTATTTGCGGATGCAATTTTAGAAATATCTGACAATTTTGCATATCTTTCTATTTCAGAATAATCAGAAACCATTTCAATCATTTTTTTAACAGTTTCATTTTTTGAAGCTATCTTAACAATACTTTTTGCGAACTCTTTATCCTTAAAAGCCATATCACTCAACAGCGAAGAATCTTCGTTGGATGCTGTTTTGTTAATTCCTGGCAATCCTATTTTTTTAAACTTAAGAGTTTTAAACCCGCTTATAATTTCATCTGTACTTACTTCTTTTGTATAATTATCTGAAGCAACTTTAGGAGAATATGTCATAGGTGTTGCAAACAAGCTTCCTATTATTCCTTTATCTACAGCTATTTCACCTTCCTTGTCTTTCATGTCGTCTTTCGTTAGAACTTGTCCTATTGAATTTGAAATAGAATTAACAAGTTTGTTATATAAAAGTTTTGTAAGAGCATAATATCTTCCAGTATTGTCATACCCTATATATGACACACAATCAACATTTCCATCCCTGTAGATAATAGGAATGGTTAAATCTATTCCAGATATAAGTAATTTAAAAGAACCTAAAGCTTCGGAACCATCAGGATTTATTTCGTCCAAACTATATTTAACAATAAATTGAGCAAAAGCAGGATAATTTGTAATCAATTGAGAATAAGCTTCATCCAGTATGTTTTGCTTCATAACATTAATTTTAACGCCCATTACATTTCCTTGTTTTTAATGAATTATAACAAACTATTGAGATTTTGTTAAATATTAACCTCTTTAACATCTCTTTTAAAAGACGAAACATTAAGCGATAATGCCACCTTACCGTCATATGATAACACTTTGTCCCCTATAAAAGAAAAAGAGTTAAACATCGCTCCCTTTATTTGTTCTTTAAAAAAAGCGTCAATATTATCGCTTTTAAGTAATACTTTATCAACAGGTATACCTTTTATTTGTTCAGACATTGCTTCTCCTTTTTTTCAAATAATACCATTATTACCAACAAAAGTGAAGTTAGGAAAGAAGTCGTCTAAAATATTCGTCATTTTGTTCTATTGTATAAAAATCTATTATTACGTTGTCTCCTATTTTGCTATATAATTCTTTTATGTATTCTTTTGCTTTTTTCTTAACTTTAAAAATACCTACAACCTCTTTTTCATTATAAACATTCTCAACATAAACTATATATATTTTTTTAAAATCTGTTTCGATTAACAATTTTCATCCATTACTTTTATGATTTTAGAGTTTAATTCTGTAAATTTGTTTACATCGAATTTATATAAGTCAAAATAACATTTACCTTCTTTTAAGAAATCATAATAATCTTCTATCTTTTTTGCAAACATATACACGTTATTGTATATTTCCATGCTTTCATCTGAATCTATAAAAACTTCTTCTCCGTTAGTAGTTTTGGCAAAAATTTTACCGTTAACGTCTATTCCATACCAGACAACTTTATTGTTTAACTTCCCGACGATGAAATATTTTCCAGTTCCTGAATAAGTTTCACGTAAAAATCTTACAAAGTTTTTAATGTTTTTAACTTCTGGTTTGTCATATCTGTTGTTTTTGTTGTCTGTTACATGAAATATAACATCATACACCCTGTTTCCATCAGTTTCTGTTTCGTATGTAACAAATATATCTGTATGTTTGTTTATTTCTTCTATTGCAGGCTCCAGAAGTCTTCTTTTAATGTCATAGAAATCATATTTATCGGAACACATAAAAAAATCTCTAAGCTCATCTATTGAATAAGATATTTCTCTTTTGTATTTTTTTTGTATTTCGTATCTATTTTTTAATTCTTCAAACAATCTCAACGAATAAGGTTTTCTTAGGTTTTTCATATTTTTTATATGATATTTAAGATAATTGTTCTTATACTCTATCAGTATAGACAACATATCTTTGTCTATATAAAACACTATATCTTGTCTTTTTTTATATATCACCTTATCTACGAAGTGTAAAAACATTTCTTCGTTATCGTTTTTAACTATTATGACTTTAGACATTAACTCTTTTATTGCTTTTTTAATTTGTTTATATATTACACTTATATCTTTATCAAAAAGATTAAACAGCTCATCTTTTTTTATAGAGTACATATAAACATCTTCTTCTGTTTTTGTAACAACAATATTCAATAATTGAATTGCGTAAATAGACAGGTCATATTTGCTCTTCATTATGATTGAACTTTTTTTTATGCTAAACTCTTCATCAAGCTCAATTACCACTATATTTTCTTCATTTTTTTTCATTTCATCTCCTTCTTTAATTGTATCTTATAATGTAACTATAATATGTATGAATTTTAAATTGCGCAACCATGGTGCTTTCAGCGATTTTTCGCCGACAACTTTGCCAATAAAACAGGGGGGTAAACCGACAACTTTGCCAATAAAAATCAATTTACGCCGACAACTTTGCCAAAATAAACTTTTAAACCGACAACTTTGCCAATACAATTTTAACACATTTTTTTATGATTTTAGAGGTTATTTTAGAGAGGAAAAACAGCTTAAATAAAAAAACACAATAAACACCTAAAACTTGGAAGTATATATCTTTTTTTATTTTGTTTTTAAAATTTTAAAGCATTTAATAAGTTAAGGAAAAATTTCTTAACTTTGATTGTTGATTTACATACGTATTCATATCTGATATAATTATACCAAATTGACAATAAAAAACAAAGGAGCTCATATGATAGCTTTAACACTACAATCAGCTTTTGGATGGGAAAAAGAAACTGCAGACCTAATAGGTCATTTAGCATCTACTTTATCAAAAGAATCAATAGAGCTAAGCGATATAGTATCGGCAATAAAAGCCAAAGATTCTGACAACGACATAACTGTTGCAAATAACTGGATTAAGTATTTGTTTGATACAATTTTTACAGGCGTTAAAGACAAAGCCTTGTCTTTGACTACAGACACTGACGTTGCTGATATAATCAACAAAATGTCTGATAATTTTAATCCTGTGATAAACGGAAAAGATTCAAGCTTTGGAAACATACTTGACGTATTTATTACTAAAGAATATTCGTATTTTGATTATGCAAATGCACTAATAGGTGAGATAGTTAAAGCAGATACTTACTGGAAAAGTGTTATATGTGATAACAGTTAAGCGGATTAAACTCCGCCTATTGTTATCATTATGTTTCCGTCTTCATCTTTAATCATTTTAACTGAGCTACTAGGTATTTGGTCTTGAACCGTATCTCTTCCGTCTTTATATTTAGCAAAAGCGTCAAATACTTCCAAATAATTTTTTGGGTTAGTGTCTGTATGACTATATCTTGCAACTTTATCATTATATCCTGCTATTTCAACAAAAGTTTCTATTCCCATTTTTATAAATTTAAACGAAACTCTGTCTATTTTTGGCTTTTTTCCTTCACGATATTTAAACTTAACTCTATTATCTGAAATTTTTTCAATAGTTTTTTCGTCTGTTATGTTTTCTATCTGCGCTCCAAAAGAAGGGTCAAAATAAATTTCAACAGATTCTATTTCCTCGTCATCTTTTTCGCATGTTTCGTTTTTTTGTTCTTTAGATGCTGTTTTTTGTAAACCGTCATTGCTTTCATTGTTGTCTTTTTGTGTTTTTACATTATGTTCATCTTTTTGACCACCATCTACACCAACAGCTTTCATTGCAACTATCTCTTGATTTTCCATAGCTTCTTTCTGTTCGTTGGTTAAATCTATTTTAATAGAATATACAGAAGGGTCCAAAGAAAGCTCTTCATTGTCAGTTACAAATTTGCCGTTTTTATAAGATGCAATCACATATCTTTCATACGGAAATCTAAGTATTACTAAATCATCATCGTTTAACAATTTGCCAAGTTTATCTACAGCGCTGTTAGGTTTAAGTGTAGCTTTTGGGGCAGCAGTTCCGTTTACTATAATTCTACCATCTGTATCATATAGTGCAACTTTTCCGTTAAAATCAACCATTATAAAATTTTCATCCACAGACAACACCTTACCTGTACCTAAGAAATCACATTTTACTTCTTGTCCTTTTACAAACATTAATTCTCCTTTATCCTATTCTTCTTGTTCTTGTTGACATTCTAAATCCTGAATGCCCTCTGGTTCCTATTGATAATCTCATTCTTGCTTTTTCAGAAGGAGTTCTTTTTTTAGATAAAAAACCATAACCTTCTTTTTCAAGAGGATTGCAATCGTTATCAACTTCACATTTTAACATTTTTTCGGCAGATATTTTGTATAACATTGTTTTTTCTCCTTTTTTTTGTTTTAATTATACAACAACTTTAAAAAAAGGTCCAAAGTGTGATTAATATTGTAGTTTCGAGTAACCTTAAAACAGATTTAGATTATTTATTGCTAAGGTACACCATTCGGAGTATAGAAAAAAATTTTAAAGAATCTGATTATATAATACACGTTTTCTCAAACTTTAATCCAGGATTTTTAAAAAACATAATATACCACAAGACGCATTTCGAAAAATCTCACGATGAACTTTTCTCTGTACACAACTCTTCAATTGTAAGTGCTGCATCAAAATTTAAAGATTTTATATTTATTCAAAGCGGAAACATAATAAATGACAAAATAACATCTATGTACACAAAGAACGCAAAAGGGTTTAAAAAAGATAAAAACTTAATTGACGAAATAAGTGATGTTTATTCTAAATACGCATATATGACATATATTGAAATGTCGACAAACTTTGGGCACGATGAAACTATTATTACAGATTTGTTTTCACCTCAATTTATAAAATCTAAAAATTTCAATAAAATGATGGACAGTTTTAGAACAGTTCAAACAAACAATTATAATGCTTTAATGATATATAGAAATTTTTTTAAGGCGGTAAAAATTACAAAAATAAACAAAATGAACAGTTTTATAGTTGATGAAGACACTTATTATTCTTTTATGAAAAAATTTAAAAAAGATAAAGTGTTTTTCATTGAAAAATATGGGTTAAAAAACCCTATTGTAAAAATGTATATAGAAAAAGAATTTGGGGATAAATGCTCTTTTGAAAATTAATGCTTATCTGTAACACCTAAATACTTCTCAGCAGTTCTTAAACCTGCAAGCACTCCTCCTGTGATTAAAATATCGTTTAATCTTGATATTACCTCAGGCGGCAATTCTATATGTATCCCAAATCCTGACAACACCACATAAGCAATAGGGTATATAACATATATCAATACTACAGATGTAACTATTGCTGCAGCTAATGTTGGCCTCCATGTAGGGTTTATAAAATTTACTATTTTTTCTACTATAGGGTTCATTTTGTTTCCTTTTTAGCTGGAACGGTTATTTTTATAATAGTTCCATTTTCGTCCGAACTAACTATTTCTTCGTTTCCATTTGCTGAATTTATTATTTCTTTACACAAATACATTCCAAACCCTCTTCCATCGCCTTTAGTGCTTTTGCCTAAATCCCATATATTACCAACTACGTCAGCCGGTATTCCTTCTCCGTTATCTATTATATAAAACGTTAACATTTTGTTTTCGTAATCATACGATATGTATTTTATTTTAACTATTGAGGCGTTTGCGTCTAAACTGTTTTGTATATGGTTGTTTAAAACATTTAGCATTTCAACAGGCTTCATTGTTGTTAAATAGAAAAATTTAAGCTCTTCAGAAATATAATAATCAAAATTATATTTGTTAAACATGCTAAACATTGAAAAAACGTTGCTTGCTATATTGTATAGAGAGTCTTGGTTTTTTAGTTTGTTGTCTTTTATGCTTTTTATCATTCCTAATGTTTCAAACATGTTGTTTATTGAGTTCTCTATAAGAGATGTGTTTGTTTGTATGTCCTGTATAAGCTTAACTTCTCCGCTACAATATCCTGTTAATGTACAGTTTTCACAATCTTTTGTCTGTTCGCTGCATCCGTAAACTATTCTGTCTATATTTCTTTTTCCGTTTTTCTTTGCGGACGATACTAGAGTTTTTATTATTTTGTTATTTTCTTCAAACGCATTTCTTACAGCTATTAAAGGGCTCATTAATTGATGGTCTATATTTTGCATTAACGAATATGTTATCTTGTATGATAAAATATTCTTTTCTTTGTTTAAATATGTTTCAAATGCTATTTTAAAAAGGTTTGATATTTTATATAGAAAAACAAGAAAACTTGAAACAATAAACAATGATTTTATCATCCACATCATATGCCCTTTTCCACAACAAGGACATCTGTTCAAATATTCAAACAAAAGTTCTATCAGGAATATTGACGCTATAAAAAACAGTGTTATCTTGATGGCTTCATGTATGTGTTTTTTTGATTTATTGTAACATCTAAACATGTCAATCCTTAAATAGGCATTCTATAAAAAATTTTGCCCTATCATCAAAGTAAGGCGTTTTTGTTAACACATTGTTTTTTAAATAATCTTCACCCAATAGTTTTATTATTTTTTCTTTTTCTTTTGAAAAGTGATTATCAAGATAGCATCCGGTAAAAATACATGTTTTTACGTTAGGGTTTATTTTGTGTAAATAATACACAAGGTCTATTCCGTCCATTGTATATTTTCTTCCGTTTTTTATAACAGATTCTCCGAATACAATATCTACTATTGCGTAATCAAGAGAACATAATGTTTTGTCGTAATTATCACATGTTTTTTGTATTCTATATGGAGCGTAACTATCTACTATGGGCCTTATTTCAACGTCTTCATAGCTGAGTTTTACTGAGTCTATAAGTTTCAAAGTTTCAATATCTGCTGATATGTCAACATTTTTAGTTAGTATTCTTTTTAAATCTTTTAAGACTAACTCTGTTACACCCTTGTTGTCATCAGTTACTAAAATATGCTTCTTGTCATAATCTTTAAACCCGCAAAAATAACTAAGGTCTTCCCATTTTTTTAGTTTTTCAAACGTTTCTTTTTGAAGCTCTTCTTTAATTTTGGATATTTCAAATATATCTTCTTCTGTTATTTCTGATTTGTTTTTATTTGAAAAAATATTAACCAATTTGCTTTTTATGTTTTTAAGGTTCATTTTGTTCCTTTTACGCTTGAAGTTATGTCTTTTACGGCTTTTGTTGATTGAATCATTGCCTTTTCATCTAAATGGTAAAAAATCATTAAACCACCAATTAAAAGTAAAGCACCCAATACTACTGAAAAAGTTATTTTAAACGGAGAATCGGTAAAAAACTGGTACCATTTTCTTTTTGTGTCTATTTTGTTTTTATCATATAAAATATAAATATATTCTTGTTGTATGTCGATAATGCACCATGTCATTTCAGAAATTGTGAGTTTTAATTTTTTCTGTTCTGTCTCTATCTTAGAGGCTAAAGTTATTATAAAATCACTAAGTTCTTCTATATTTTTAGCTTTGGTTAAATTATAATATGTTTGCAAGTCGCTGCTTGACATAGTGTCATTGTGTAATTCTTTTAAAACATTTTTCAGTTTTTCAATATATTCTTTTAGTTTAGCATCTTTAGCTGAAGACATTGTTGGCCTTTGATTTTTTTAACAATTATAATAAATATTTTGAAGGTGCCAAAAAAAATAAAAAAAAGAGCGGAAAAAAAGACGTTAGAAAGGAATCTTATCTTCGTCTATTTTATCGTCATATTCGTAATTATTTTGTTGGTAGCTCGAGTTTTCTTGGTAGCTTTTTTCATTGTTTACACCGTTCTTACTCTTTTTTGACATAATTTTTACATCTGATGCAAGAACATACATTTTACTTCTGTTGTTTCCGTTTTTATCTTTCCATGTATCTATTTTTATTTTTCCAGACAACTCTATCAAATCGCCTTTATCTGCGTAATTGTTGATATAATCTGCGTTATTACCAAGAATTTTAACAGGAATAAACTCCGTTACTTCCTGATAAGTTCCTTTAACTTTTTCATTATCAGATACGGCTATATTTATTTCAAGAATGCTAAATCCGTTTGTTGTTTTTGTTAATTCTTTTTTGGAAGATATTCTTCCTGATAGACATACTTTGTTCATTTTTGTTCCTTTATTATTTGTTTTAATGTTTTGTCTTTATCGCTTACCAATAATGACAAGCAAGACCATACGTCGCTTATTTTAATTAGACTTTCAGCTATACTTAACTCATCTGAAATTAATGATACTAGATTTTTTATAGCCTCTGCTTCAGGATTTGAAAATGATGAGTTTTCGTTATAAAAAACATCATATAAAAGAGCCGGGGAATGCGCTCCTTTTACTAAGGTTAATTTTATTACATTAACGAGCATCTTGATTTCATCAAAGTCATCTTCAGCCATTTTTAAAGCAGCTTCTTTTAACGCTAAAGACGCATACAATTTAAAAGATGATTGGTCAACTTTTGGTTTAATAACTTCAAAAGCGTTAATTAAATCATTCATTTCCAACCTCCACGTTTACTATATATGAAATATTATTTAAAAGAATGGCTAATTCTGATGATGATTTTAACACCTCTTCAATTGTTAAAGCCGAATCGTACACGTTTTTTGCTTTATCAACAGGAAATCCGTTTTTTTCAATCTTATTTCTTATCGCTGAAAAGATTTCAACAAACATGCTTGCGTCAGATGTTATATCATTAAGTTTTAAGTAACTTTCTCCAGCCCCTGGCATTGCTCCGTATATTTTTGATTTGTAGTAAGAATGCAATGCGTCGTCAACTCTGTCTCTTATTTCTTTTGCTTTGTTCTCTATTGACGTTCCTATTATTATCTTTACCACTTCTCTTTCCAGTATTGCCAATATTGCCCTGTACTTAGCAGCTTCATAATCGTCTTTTGAATCACGGAGCATTGCTTTGTATTTCTCTATAAGTTTTAAATCTTTTTCGCCTTCTATATCCTCAACAGTTAAATTGTTATCATAAAAAAATGCTTTTTTAGGAGGAACAAAATCATCAATATTAACATCTGACAAATATGCTCCATAATCAATTCCGCTAATTGGAGCATTTAAAGATGATGATAATATTTTAACAATGTCAACATTTTTCATAGTATCATCACCTCCCACAACAACAGGCAATATATTCATTACACCTTGAAGGTGATTTATGGATAAAACGCCTATTGCGTCATCACTGAATCCATTTGAAATAATGATTAAATTTTTATATCCATATTCTCTTGCTTTCTCAAGAAGCTCAACGCACTCTCTTTCAGTTTCAACGGTCCCAGCATTGCATACTATCAATGGAGAAGACATTTTGATTTTGCTTTGATTTTCAAATACTTCAGCAGCCGTTTTACACCTTATTAATACGCCATTTATTATTTCAACTTTTGATTTTGAGTTAAGCTTTGTTTCAACAACTATATTATCTGATGTTGATAATTTTAGGGCCGAATTAATTAAATTGGCTAAATTTTTGTCTCCTGATACGGCAGTAAGAACAATTTTATCTTTGATTTTATCAATATCTTTTATTTTGATTTTATCAATCTTATTAACCATTTCTTCTATTTTTGAAGATAACTGTTCTTCTGTAATTTGATTGTTTTTTAACGCATTTAACATTTTTTCAGCCAATACAATCGTTGATGTGGTTCCGTCCCCAGCTCTCCTTAATACAGATTCTGAAGCTTCTTTTATAACTGTTACCACATTGTTTACATACGGGTTGTTGCTTTTTATAAGCCTTAAACATGAAACACCGTCTTTTGTTGTATGAACATTGTGTTCATTTCCTATTACAACGTATTTCCCTGATGGCCCTAAAGTCTCAGAAACGAATCCGCTTATGTCTGACAAAATTTTTTCTATTGCAGTTGGTTTTGCAAAATTGTACATTTCCATTAAATGCTCCTTATTTGGTTTATGAGTGTTTTTTTGTCAGAATACGAAACAGAAGATTGTTTTATCTGGTTTATTTTTTTAAGTTTTAAGCTTTCAATTACGCCTTCATACATTTCATTAAATTCTTCATCTCCTATTATGTCGCATTCTAATTTTTTAATCATTTTTTCATTTATATCCATACCTGTCAGCATCGAAAGTTTTTCTATTTCTTTTTGAAGCCCGTTTATAAGGCAATATTTGATTACCATACATTCTTCTATGGTAATGTTTGATGTTTTCTTTTTTTTAAAAACAGATGTATCTCCATTTGTTTTAGCAATATATCTTTCAATTATCTCTTCTTGTATTGGGTATGGGTATTTGTCTATTGTTGCTTTTAGCTCCTCTAGGCCTTTTATTTTTTTTTCAGTGTTTCCACTAAGTAAATACTCAACTACAAACGCAGTCCCTGACATATTGTTTTTTATTCTTTTTAAGAACTCATTAATGCCGTATCTTGAGACAATATCTGCCGGGTCATTTTCTTTTAAGAATGTTACCTTTGGTATTACTCCGTTTTGCAGCATTATATTAGTTGCTTTATATGCAGCGTTATATCCGGCTCTATCTCCATCGTAGCAAATTAATATACTTTTGTCTTTTATGTGGTTTAATTGCATTTTAGTAAATGCCGTTCCTTGGCTTGCTACAGCAATATCAAAACCGTTTTGATGCAGAAGTATAACATCTATCTGACCTTCCACCAGGATTATTTTTTTTCTTTTCTTGTCTACAAAATTTAGGCCATACAGAATATTTCCTTTTTTGAAATAATCACTTTCTGGCGAATTAACATATTTTGATTTGCTTTTCCCAGTGATGTCTCTTCCTGAAAATCCAACTATAGTTCCAAACTTATTAAAAATAGGAAACATTACTCTGTTGTAAAATTTTGGGTAATATTCGTCTTTTTCTTTATCATATCCGAGAATCTTTAATTTTAAAAACTCTTTTACATATGATGTGTTAAGCATGAAGTTCAACATTTCATTATATGAAGGAGCATAGCCTATTCCAAATTTTTCTATGCTGTGGTCGTTTATTCCTCTTGAATAAACGTATTTTTTAACCTCTTTGTTTAGGCTTTTTTTAAAAAAATGCTGAATGGAATCAATTGCATTGGAATATAGCATCATGTCTTCGTCTGAATCTTCGTATTCTACCTCTATTCTTAATATTTCTGCACCCCTTTTAACCGCATCAGGGAAAGTTAAACTTTCATATTCCATAATAAAGCTTATAGGACCTTTTCCGCCTTTACCGCTTGAAAAATCTTTCCAAATTCCTTTACTGGGAGATACTGTAAACGAAGCTGTCTTTTCAGAGTTAAATGGAGAAAACCCAACATATAGGCTTCCTCTTTTTTTAAGGTCTACATAGCTACTTATTATCTCCACCAGATACTGGTCCACCATTTCTATCGTTGTTTGTTTTATTCTCATCCCTTACTCCAATTGTTTTATTAGCTAAAGATATTTCAAGGTCTTTAACCATTGATTTAACTATTTCTTCAGCTTTTGTTTTATCGTCTTTTGCAGCAGCTTTTGCAACCATTGATAAAATAAATGCAACATCAGAGTTGTCAAGCTCTTTGTTTATCTTGAATTGTCCGTTTTCTTCTTTTACTATTTCAAGTCCGTCTATTTTGTTTACTTTTTCTTCGTTTGCGTCTTTTGTTTCAAGAAAATTTTTAAACGTATTTAAAAAGCTTTTATGTTCTTTGTCTATCGCCACAATTAGAGGGTCTGAACTTTTTAGGCAATTTTCAACACCTTTTATTAAGCAGTTATTTACAAAAACGCTCATAAAAAGAACATAAGCATCGTTGATAGTTAAATCTCCGTTTAGTCTTATACCTTTTTCTTCTTTTGTCATTGTTAATTTCATTTGTTCTCCTTGTATTTTTAATTAATTTTTGTGGCCACCATGAATAATCCACAATATGCATCCCCAGATAAATGCAAAAACATATTCTACACCAAAAAAGATAAATCTAATTATAGCAAGAAAAATCTCAAAAATAATACCCATTATTCGTCCTTTTTATGATATTTCTTTTTCATAGGAGGGTTTTTTTTAGTTATTTTATCTAAGAATCTTTCCATTGACTCTTCATTCATTAAAGCAGCCCATTTTTCAAACTTTTTAACATCAAGCAATAACGTCTGCTGCCCTTTTTTTATTTCATCAGCCATCACTATGATGCTGTTTTTTAGCCCTTCTATAACGTCTCCCGCCAACTCTTCGAATGTTAATATTTCATCAACATCGGATGATTTTAGCTCAGAAGCGTTTACATATTTTAAATACGAAACAGTATTTTTAGCCTTAATCAACGAAGCTAAAGCTTTAACAAGCTCTAAGTTTAATTCTTGTTTAGTCAAAAATTTAGAGGCAATTGAAATTTCTTTCTTTAAATCGTCAATTGCTTCAGAAAGGGTTTTGTTTTCATTTAATATTTGCTCCATTTCTTTTTTAAGCATTGTTTATCCTTTTTTATAATTATATCAATTTTACTGATTATTCAGTAGTTCTATGGTTTTATCCAAAGAACCGCTTTTAATATCAGAAACAATTCTAACCAATATTTCTTTTTTATTATTAGTAAAAGATATTGGCTCTATAACATGCCCTTTGTATTTGAACTTTATTGATGTAAACGTTTCGTATTCACATACAGACAAAGCTTCAATGTTGTCTGTTCTTGTTTGTTTCTTTATCCACTCTTCAATTTCTTTTTTCTTTTCGTCTGTTAAAATTTTTTCAGTCATCGATTAATTCAATTCCTCCATTTCTTATTAAAGCTGCAACGTCATTTTTGGGTAAATCCACCTTTACGAGAGAATTGTTTTCTTTAATGGCAAACAATGTGTTATCGCCAAACAAATATCCGTTCCAAACGTTTCCCTGTTTGTCTTTTACTCTTACAAGAGAAGGAGCATAATCTTCATACACTTCTTGGCTTATGAAAGTTTTTAAATGCTTCATATATGTTGTATCTCCTATATCTTCACGATACAAATCTATAATATGAATTGCTATTTCTGGTCTTATTTTAGACAATTTTGATTTTTTCCATTTTTCAAAAGCATCCTTTTTAGACCCAGGATTGTGTTTGTTTTCGTTGTAGTGCTTCCATATCTTTTCAAAAGATTCGGGATATTTGTTTTTTAAGCTAGGGACCTCTACGCCGTCTATATTTTCAACGTTTATTTTTGTTAAATGGATTTTTCCGTTCCCCTTGACCTCTATGATGTTTGTTTCTTTTAACTCAGAAAAAACTTTTTTTTTCTTGGAATCATTCCAAAAAAACACATCAACATCGTTTATTGTGGGAAATTCTTTTTCTGACTCTATTATCTTTTGATACAAAATAGCACATTCAACCCCTATTTTTTTAGCTAAAACTCCATCAAAAACAATAGGTTTTTTCATTTTTTACTCCTTACACTTCTGGTATAGCATCCAAATCTATACTGCTCATATCTATTGATGGTGACATTTCTATCACCTGAGCAGTTTCATCATCTCCAACCCTTACGTATTTTCCGTTAAACCATGTTTCGCATACCCCTGTCGAACCGTCTCTTTGTTTTAAAATAATGAGCTCCATTTTTGATGGGTTAGGCTCTTCTTTTTCTTTTCCGTCTTTAACAAGGTAATATGCTTCCCTATAAAGACCGATAATGGTGTCGGCATCTTCTTCTATACTTCCTGATTCTCTTAAATCAGATAATGTTGGCCTTCTGTTCGGTCTATTTTCTATAGACCTGTTTAATTGTGATAGCAGCCATATTTTAGCTCCGGTTGTTTTTGCTACTTTTTTTAATTTTTTTGTTATGTATCCAACTTTGTGATGTGTGCTTGAAAAATCCTCATCGACTGTTATCCAGCCTAAGTGGTCAATAAAAAAATCTTCAATTTCCGGATTAGACATTCGTATTTTAGTAATCATATTACAAATACTGGTGATATTGTTAACACTATCAATGACATTAAACCATTTATCCAAAGATATAAGTTTTTTCTTTGCTTCAAGATATTTGTTGTAATCAGTGAGCCTTCCTTTTATTATTTCGTTTATAGGAACTTCTCCTATGTTTGATAAAGCTCTAGCAGTAATTTTTTCTTCTGGCATTTCAAGCGAAAATATAACGCTTCCTTTTTTTAATTTAGCTTTATTTAAAGCCACTGACACAATAAACCCTGTTTTACCCATTGACGGTCTAGCACCTACAACTATCAAGTCACCAGGAGAAGTAACCAATCTGTTATCAAGAGAAGGTATTCCGGTTACACTTACATTGTTTCTTATTTCTTCCATTTGTCTTTCTAAGCTTTCTATTTGTTGTTCTACCGTATTGATTGTTACATTTTCAGATGGAATCTCAACATTTGACAGCTCCGAATTTACATCTATTTTTTCTCCGTTTTTTATTTTTTCAAGCATTAAAGACAATTTAGCTGTTAATTGTCTATTGTAGTAAGCTTCCTGGATGTTTTTCAGATGTATAGGCATCGTTTTATCAGTAGCTACAACTCCGAGCAAAACATCTTGAACTTCAGTGTTGTTGTCAGGAAAGTACGACATTATAATATCGTCGCTAATATCCTCTTTCCTGAAAAACAAATCAAATACAATGTCATATATTTGCTGATGGATAGTTAAGAAAAAATGTTTCTTGTTGATGTCTGCTATATATTTTTCTCTTAATTTTTTTACTTTTATTAAAGTGGAAAGTATTATTTTTTCCGAAGGTATATTGCTTAACATTTACATCTCCTTCTGCTTACCCTTCAAACCCAACCTCTTCTTCAATATTATATTTATACCAATTAGGCAGAGATATAACTTGAAAAGGTGTTTTCTTTTTGTTTTCAAAATTCATTTCATATCCAAACCAATCTCCAGTCTCAGTACAATATGAATATTGTTCTAAAACTTTTTTGGCAATTTTGTCGGTGTAATATGTGATGTCTTCGGGGGATATGACCAACCCGTTAACAAGATACGGTCTTGTTTTTTCAACAGCTACAAAGCCGAACATTTTTTTAGCGTCTCCACCCAATTCGCATATTCTTAAATATAACCAATTTTGTAAATCGTATCCAAATTTTGCACTTGTCACTGAAAAATCGTTTGCGTTAGCCGAAGTGGTTGTTTTTAAATCCAAAACTTTATCATTAGTGTCGGCATCCACTTTAACTCTTAATACGCATTTATACTCATCATCCCAAACAAACATTGCTCTTTCGTTGTGTCCACTTCTTAACAAGTGTAGAAAATTGTAATGATTTTTTAACGATTCAGCCATTCCTTCAATATCTTTAAATACAGTGTCTTTTATTAATTCTCTGCCTTTTGCGTCTTCGGCATATTTTTTATAAGCAGCACTGTTTTTTCTTACATCGCCTGGATACACGAAATATTCGCTGTGGAATTCGTCAGGTTCTAAAACATATTTATGGAAAGCTCTACCGAAAACAAGAGCGTCTCTGTTTTGTTTTTCAGGATAATCTTTTAAAGCTCTATATTTTGCCGGGGTATTATGGTAGATTGATTTCATCCCTGACGAACTTAGCCCTGGAGTTAGTGGATTGTGATATAAATAATCCTCAAGCTTAATCCATTCCCCAAGAGGTATTCCAAGTGTTTCAAGTTGTTCTTTTTCGTCCATTAAATCCCATTCAATAGGGTCTATACTTAGCAATTCCAACATAGAATCCTTATCGTTGTTTTGATACACCTCGTCAAATGTTAATTCTGTAAATTTTTTAGCAGCCATTTCTTTCTCCTTAATTATTTGTTTTCAACTGGTTCATAAACAATATCATCATCTTCAACTATTTCATAGTCAACTATGGTTTGCGCTTTTCCTACCAAATGGTCAGGCAATTTGGCCGTTGTTGTTAATTTTAATTTTTCAACAAGCTCTTCAGGAATATCTTTTTTAGACACTTTAACATATCCTTTTTTAAGCTCATATTCAACGCCCATATCATCTAAAGCCATTTGTAGAGTAATCTTTTTTTCGACCTCTTGATTTAATTCTTCAATCGCTTCATATGTACTGTCTACTTTTTCGCTTTTTTCAATTTCTTCGATTGTAGCGTAATTTTCGTTATCTATTTCTGTTGCATATCTCAATGATTCTGGAACAGGAATCATTTTAACCAATCTTTTTAATGGAACTTTTTTTGCTACTTCATCAAACCAAGTATCCCATACGGTGTGTTTTCCTTTTGATTTTATTTTTGCAGCTTTTTTAGCTTCGTTAAGCTCGTTTAAATTGGCGGTTGAAATTACAACTTCACCGTTTGGCAAAACTCCTCTTGCATATGCCCCTATAATTTTGTTGTCAGTATTAAAAGGGTTAACTGTATGTTTTATTTCCGTTTTCCCGTTGTCTATATTTATTTGAAAGTTTTCACCTTCTCTCACAACATACGCATCTACCAATTTGAAAACCCCATATTCAATAAGTTTTTTTGGCCAAAATGTATATTTTTGTTCAATCTTGATTGTGCCGTTATATACTATGATATAAATATCATCTACAGCTGACAACTCTGGGTCTGCTGTAACAATTTTAAGTATAGTGTTTAAAACAGCTTCTTTGGGCGGAATCTCTTTTTGATAGATTTTATTTAAAAGCAACGAAAGTTTGTTTTTTTTTAGAGCATCGACTTTCAAATCAAGCTCTTTTACCACATCTTCTACATTTAATTTACCGTTATTGTTTCTTGCAGCCATTTCTTTCTCCTTGTGTTATTTTAGTATTCTGGTAAATATTTAGGTCTTTTCCCTTTATTTGCCCACCTGTCTTTAATATTTAGCGATTGATTAACCCATTCTAAATTTTTTATTTGATAATCGCTTCTATTTCCGTTTTTATGGTTTACTATATTATAGTCAGGTTTTGGTTTTGGTAAAAATGTTTCTGCAACCGCTCTGTGTATTTTTACCTCATGTTTTTTCCCGTCCGACATAAGAGTTACCTTTGGATATCCCATCCATGTTCTTCCTTTTAGTATCTTCTTCGTTTTAGCATTTCTTATTCCCAAGAAGGGATGAACTTCATAATTGTTAAATTTCTCAAGCTTTTTCCATTGAGCTGAAGATACCGAATGTAGAGATAGATGGGATGTTTCTACCTGTTGTCCCATCTTGCTTTACCTTCTCTAACATCTACGTGAGTTCTGCCAATATATCTTCCTATTCCGTACTTGTCAGGATATTTGCTTTCAAGATAATCTGCAACCGCATCTTGGTTTTCCCCTAAACTCAAAACCACAAAATCGCATGCCATTCCTTTTTTATGCATCGAGTTAGGGCTTCCGCCTATTTCTTTGTTATGCTTGTCGCATCTGCATCCAGAATTTATTTTAATAGGGGAATTAAAGTGAGCCCTTACATCCTCTAAAACCTCTAAAAGTTCGCTATCCATAGCGGCAAAACCACATCCACACTTACAAGCAAATTCGCTTCTTTTAAAATGCCCTTTACTATACATGTGTATCCTTTTTGTGTAATTATAACACAAAAATAAAAGTCACTTTTTAATATTAAAAATATCATGTATTTTTTTAGAGGTTATAAGAATGGAGTATTTAATTGAATATATCCAAAAAATAAATCTTGAATTTCTAACGTCAGACAGGAAAAGAACTACTTTCCCTTGCGTTTCTTTTGCAACAAAAGTTTATATTTTTTAATTCTTTCATTTATAAACTTTTTATCCTCGTTAATTACACCAAAAATAGACATAAATTTTCTAAAATATGCAGTTTTAAGAAGAGATTTAAGTTCGTCTTCTGTATATCCGTTTTGTCTTGCAATAGCGTCTTTTTCTTTAAGAGTCATTTCTTAATCCTTTTTTTTATTTTTACAAATTCTACACTATTTTCCCATTTGTCCGCAACAAGATACCTTATTGCTTTTATCATGTTTCTTATGTTTGCGGCATACGCTTTTGCTTGAGCGCTTTTATAATGTATGCCGGCATTGTATGATGCCCATATAGACATCCAGTTATTCTCACCTCTTACTTTTTGCCAATATCTTATTTCAGCAACCGCTTCCGTAAAGGCAAAATCAAGGTTTTCAACAAGTCTGGTGCATACCATGTTGGCGTTAACCCTTGTCCACCTCCATTCTTTATGCCTCCCGAACACACTTTTAAGTCTGTTATGGAACACTCCACAGCTTCCTCCGTCACCATCCCACATGTTAACTTTAGCAAGCCCGGCCATAGATTCTTTCCACGCTATGGCTGTAAGGGTATATTGTAAATCTACAACTTCACCCCTTTTGAATACTTCATATAAAAGTTTTTGCTGTTGTAAAGATAATGAGTTGAATGCTTTTACATAATCTTTTACAGAATAAACCCTGTACCTTGATGCGAACACCAAAGACACCAACATTAAAATTGTTAAAATTTTTTTCATTATATCTTCCTTGTTTTGTATACTTTGCCGTCTTTTATAAACAGCATCACTCTTTTAAACGTTAAAACCAGACTGTTTTCTGTCCTTTTAATTTTCAACGGAACTCTTCCGTTAAGCGTGTTTGTTAAAACATCGAAACCTTTCATCTGTTCTCCTTTCATAGTATTAAAAACCGGGCTCATATATATATAACATGAAAAACCTTTTTTTCCTAATCTATTCTGCTGTTTAATGTGGCGTTACTTATTGTTGTTGTTATTTTTGGAGCTGTTGTTTTTGAGCTTATAGACATAGGTGATAAAAAGGACGAAGAATTTGGAGGTATAATACTAAAATTAAATATTTTGCTTGTAAACGTATATTTGTTAAATCTTTTTGAATTATTCATATTAAATGGGGAAACAGTTTTTGATTTATCTATTTCTACAAAACCTATAGAGTCTATTTCGTCAGCTTTAAAACAATACAGTTTATTATATATTTTTTCAGCGTTAAAAGTTAGATTTCTGCCATCTATAGTAAATACTGAAATTGGTATTGAATCAGGGTTTTTATTTTTTACATCATATACGAACACATAGTATGGGATTGAACCTTTTATCATTACCTGAAACGACTTTGCTCCCATAACTATATAATACCCATCATTTATGGCTAAAAATTTAAGAATATACTTTCCGTTATATTCTGATTGTTCTAAATTTAACTTTGTGGATGTGTTTCCATCAAAATATACAACTGTAATAGTTTCAGGGTATAAGGTTTTTACAAACCCGTATAACCCTGTAATAGGAACAAAAGTTTTTATATGCTTCAATTTACACCTGCTTGTAAGAATTTCCTATTTTAAGTATTCCGTGGTTGTTAGGATTTAAAACTACATACATTAGCCCTTCTTCACCGTAAGTTGCGGTTCCTTTTTCTAGTTCGTCGCCGTCTACGCTTTTTAATACATAATTTAATGTTGTGTTTTCCGAATAATTAGGACTGTAAGCTATAACAATATTTTTAGAATCACCAACTTTAAATATTTTTATCGCTTTATCTATTTTAGCAATATATGCGCAATTGTTTAAGTCAGCCGTAAATTCTGTTCCATATATATTATCAAATAATTGGTTCATTCCGGCTACTTGTATTTTTTCAAATGTGCCATCTTGTTTAACTGCATATAGTTTATACACAGGAACAGCTCCGCTTTTAGATATAACGCTGAATGATATTTTATCTCCTATACTATATTCTCCAGTATCATCACTTGCGTTTACAGACGTTATCTCTGTAGATAATTTTTTTGTATTTCCACCAGCGTCTATAAGGTATGTTTCAACCGTATACTTTCCTATTTGTTTCATTTCCATATCAATAGATATTGCATCGTTTCCAGCCAATTCTTCATATACTATATCAGTTTTTATATGTTCATCTTTTCCTGCAATATTTACAACGTTTTGAATTACGTATGAATCAAACACAACTCTCCATAAAATATTTGTTATATTTTGTAAAGCTCCGCTTTCGGACGATAAGTTAATAGTGTACACTCCTGTATCCGAGTTATATTCAACTCCAAGTACGGCATTTATATCTTCTGACACAAATACCGTTTTAGTGTCTTCAAAAGATATTTGTTTTCCGTCTTCATCCAAACAATTGAACACAAGTTTTATTTCGTTGTCTTGATAACTGTTACAAGTGGATATGTTTATGTTTTTTAAGGGAGTTGAAAAATCGTTTATAGTTTCTGTTTTCTGCGTGTTTATAAACACGTCCACACTCTGAGGTATTAAATTTTTAGATATGTATAAAGCGATAGGCATCATTGGTTTTACTGCGTTACTGTAAATAGGACTAAAATATGCAAATTGATATTTTATTTGGTTAAGCGTAATAAACTCTTGCTCTTCATTTTCCCCCACTACTGTTATTTTTATATTTGTAGGCTCTGTTTGAGTTCCGTCAGCAAAAACAAGTCTTATGTTTAAGTCGTATTCGCCTTTTTTTAGTCCTGTAAAACCGTTGAAAGGAACTACACCGTTTTCTGTTGACTCTTCAACTGTGTACTTTCTTTGAGGGAAAATTGTTTTTCCTTTAAACTCATACATTACTTTAGATGTCGCTTGTATTTCATTTAATGTCTCATTTATTTTGATTGTGTATTCTTTTGTTATTTCCACACCTATTTCAGATTTGTTAAAAAGAGATACGGCGATATACTCTGATGTTTTGCTGTTGTCATTTTTAATTATTAAATTATTAAGATAATTATGTGTGTGTAGTCTGTTGTTGTCTCCAGACCATAAACATATTAATATATCACTTCCATCACCCCATGGTGTTTCAAAAGATGTTTTATTAGGTATTTTAACTTCTACAAGATTTGAAGTTATGTTAAAAACTTCACCTTCGTAACTATCTTCACCGTTTACATCAAAAATAAATAATTGACCATATATTGACTCACCTATTTCGTTAAAATTTGAAATGTCGACAATTATGCTTTTCATTTTTTTCCTTTTTGTACGAGTATTTTGATATTTCGTAATATTTTATTATAATTGTAGCAAAAAGATTATTAAAGGGAAACTTGATGGATGCCGTATCTGCTTTGAACAGTTTTCTTCCAAGCGAATTTCATGTTAAAAAAAGCGATTTACCACTAACAAAAGCCAAACTAAATAAACTGTTAACAGAATATGCTAAAAAATACCCGGACCATTACGCTAAAAATATACATAAAATAGGGGATTTGGGAGAAGAATTAGCTTATTTACACGGTCATCATGTTGGTATTGATGATTTACTGCATCCAAACAGAAAAAAAATAGAATCTCTTTTGGATAAAGAAAATAAAAAATTATCTCTTTTAAGCACCGAAAAAAAGAAAGAGCATTTGTTAAACGTTTTTGATAAGGTTCAAAAACTAACAATGGAACCAGACGGAAACCATTTAGTTGACCAAGGTAAATCAAGAAGCAGAGGAAACCCAGCAACAATAACAAGAACTATAGGAGCTTCAGTTTACACTGTGGACATGAACTCGGAACCATTTCCTTTTCTTATTAAAAACTCATTATCGTCAGGATATAGAAGCCATGAAATGTTTGCCGCCGGTTCTCAGGCCAGATATGCCGCTGTACAAGCTGCTACTTCAACATCTGAACCTGGAGCAATGAGTAAAGTATTAATAGCAAACACAGAACATTTGAAAATATGCTGCAAAGATTGCGGGACAAGAAACGGTATTGAATATAAAGTTGATGACCCACAAATAATAGGAAGGTATGAAGCGGGCACCAATAGACTTATAACCAAAGAATATGTTAATCAATTAAAAAAACAAAAGAAAAAAACAATAATAGTTAGAGACCCTATTACATGTCAGGCTAAAAACGGGGTATGTTCAATGTGCTATGGGCATAATGCGATGGGTAAATTATATGAGCCTGGCCACAATATAGGAATACAGGCATCTCAAACGGTTGGAGAAAAAGCAACACAGCTTGTTTTGTCGGCAAAACATAATATTAAAGGTAAAATAACATCTAACATACCTACAGGTTTTGAAGCACAAAAAATTTTATTAAATACGCCTAAATCTTTTAAAGGGAAAGCTACTATATCGACTACTGACGGCAAAGTAGAAAGGATTGAAAGATTGAGTACTGGTGGTTACAATATAGTAATAGCCGGAAAAACACACTACGTTTCTCCAGAAGTTAAACCTAAAGTTAAAGTTGGCGATGAAGTGTTTAAAGGACAAACACTAAGTACAGGACTAGCTTCTCCGAGAGAGATAATGGAGCATTCAGGAGTATATCAAGCTAGAAAATATACGGTTGATAAACTTTATGAAGCAAATGGTGGAGATATAGATAAAAGAGTTTTTGGGGTTTTGTCTAGAGGATATTTGGAATTGGCTAAACATAAAAATGACGATATGCATGAATTACATAATTACGATGCGTTACTTCATACTGTTGAAATCCCAAACACGCACACGGTTAAAACTTCTGACAAACAGATTATGAATAAATATCTAGCACAACCGTTTTTACATTACAGTCCCGGAACCAAAATTACATCAGGAATAGTAAAAAAAATGAAACAACACGGATTGAAAGAAGTAAAAGTATCACACAACCCTCTACCTGTTGTGCCTGTATATAAAACTTATGAGCAAAAACCGTTAGCTAACACAACAATTTGGCAAAAAATGAATTATAGAGGAATCAAGAAAGGATTGACTGGGGAGCTTCTGTACAACAATGAAACTGATATTGGAAAACTGCAAAGCGATAGAGCAAAATATACACTTGGAAGATTGTGATGAGTTTTAGTAAAAAAATAAAAGCTCTTGAGTTAGAAATAAAAAAATTAAGGCAAGAAATAAACACTTTAAAACACGACCATTTAACAGGGTTGGGAAACAGACACAAGCTTTCTGACACATTGCGTTTTTTATATTCAGAAAATAACCCTAAAACAAAATATAGAATTTGTATGATTGATGTGAATTGTTTACATGAAATAAATAGACAATTAAGCTACAATGTCGGAGATGTTATTATAAAATATGTGGCCGAAGAAATAAAAAAAAGATGCAGCGGAACTTCAGCCTTAGCCTTCAGAATAGGAGGCGATGAGTTTGTTATAATAATGCATTCTTATGACAAATTATGCCTTAGAGATGTTAAATATATAACTTATAGCTGTGTAGAGTTTAATCCTAAAAAAGATAGTTTTAGAAAGATAATGGATGAAATTGATGAAAAAATAAAAGAAAATAAAAAAAAGGACAAGATATGCAAAATTGGAGAAATTCAAGAGAGTATCGAAAATGGAGAGCTAAGGTTATACGCAGAGATGTTAGATGTGTAATATGTGGAAGCATTAAAAACAGAGTCGCACATCACTTAAATCATGCAACATATTTTGTAGAAGAAAGATTTGACGTAGAAAACGGAGTATGTCTATGTAAAGAGTGTCATATACAATTTCATAACAATTTTAAAAGAAGTAATCGTGTAAAATGCACAAAGTATGATTTTAACAATTTTACTGAATTACTAAAATATGCAAAGGAGAAATTATGTTCGACAAAATAAAATTAATTATAGTAGGTATAGGAAGTGTTTTAGTCGCATTTTTGGGTTTGTTTATTAAGCTTAAAATAACCGAACATCACGCCGAAAACCTCGAAAACGAAAATGAAAACATAAAACATCAAAACGAAGCTTTAAAACAAAATGTAGAAGTTCAAAAAGAAGAATTGGATTTATCAAACGTGCAACATAAGATAGAAAAAGAATTTGATACAGCTCAAAAGAAAAAAGAATCTGAAATTGAAGAAAAAATAACGGAGGCTGAAAATGGCAAAAAAACTACTATTACTATTTAGTTTGTTGTTTTTTGTAGGTTGTACACAAAAAGAAATTGTGTATATAAAAAGTAGATGCCCGTCTTTTAGGTATGAGCCTGCAATTCCAGAAAGTAAAACTTTTACTTTTTCAAACAAAAATGATAAAATTGTCTTATCGAAGCAAGATTTTAAGGAAATCTTAGAAAATTATTCTTTTATGAAAAATGAATTAAACCAAACAAAACAATACATAAAAGAATACAATAAAATGATACAAAGGATTAACGATGCCGGATATAGTAACTAAATTGGAAAAGATAGCTGAAGAGCTTCCTAAAATAGAGGACGCTATTGGAGCTAAAGAAACTTTAGAGAAAATAGCTTTCGCTGTTAAAGCTTTAGAGGTTATAGACAAAGGTGGTATGAATAAAGAAGCCGCAATATCAACAGCTTCACTGAGTCAAATAGGCGGAACGATGGCTAAAGCTTTAGTTGCTGGACTTGGAATAGGTCTTGCAGGAGAAACGTTGGATATTGGACATCAAAAAGTAAAAAAAATATTTTTTGAGAGAAAATTAAACTCTTTGGCCAAAGCGGTAAAAAAAGAAGCTCCTGAACTAAAACACACAGATGACGGAAAAATTAAAAAAATGTTAGAAGCTGGGTATCAGTTGGCTCCTGAAGTAATGGAGAATCCTACTCTTGCGGCAAGTTTCGTAAGCATAGGAAACAGCTTGGGAGGAAAAGTTGACCCTAACACAATGAAAACTTTCGCTGATATACATTCAAAACTAAACGGAAGGGGAAGGCTCTCTGACAGTTTGAGCTCAGGAATGGGTCTTATATAAGGTGATAAAATGGGAACTTACAAAGTAAAGCAAAAAAACAAAAAAACAAAATTTAGCATTTTCAATTTACCTAAAATAAAAACAAATGTTGATTTAGCTAAATATGACCCTATTACCGGAGAAAAAATAGCTCTTGATTCTGGCTCAGACAATATCCAAAGCGGGGCCCAACAAAACATTCCTGCTGCCTTATCCGGAAGAAGACAAATAAACAAAAACGATTATTACAATTTAAGAAAAATAAAAATGGAAACTATGGCTGATGCTCTTCAAAGCAGAAAACAACCAGTAGACTTGTTTGAAGCTATAAAAAACGGCACAGTTGGAACTACTGCCGGAGTTGCTATAGGGAATATTTTAAATACTTCAAACAGAGCAAAAGGATTGTTAGGGATAGGGCTTGGTGGAGCTATTGCGGCAATGGATGTCAATAGACAACTAAGAAAATACAACAACCAAATGGCAGCTAGAGAAGCTTTAATAGGACAGCCTACTGACAGAGAGAAAGCCTATATGAAACTATTAAAAGAAAAATATTCACAAGGTAAAAAATAATGGATATTTTTAATTATTCGGACACAGATTATTCTGCTGTTCTATATAAAGACTTTTTTGTTGTTTATATGGATTTGATAAAATCTAAACTTAGAGACAAAAATGTAGACGATACTATAGTAAGGCTTATGGATGCAGATACAATAAATGTCAATAGAGCGCCTTTGATAATTTTAAAAAGGACTCATAGCCCACAGCCTCCTACAGCAGCGCTTTTAAACGAAAGACTTAACACAATAAACGACAAAAACATAATTAATAGCGTTTCATACCAAATGTTTAACCTGTTGATAACCAGCTATGGAAATACATATTTAGAAGCTGAAAGACTTGCAAGTTTAGTGATAGAAGCAATAATATTGTCATCAATAAATAAAATAAGAACTTTAAGCGAAGATAGAATTATAGGACATGAATTTCTAAACTGGTCCGAAACAGGATTGGTGTCTCAAGATACAAAATTATTTGCTAGTTCTATAGAAATAAGAATAAGCACGATGTTTGAAACATCAACAGTATTATAAAAAGGATTTAACATGAATTTATACCCTTTGTTTTTAGGAAGCGGAAACTCTGCCGTAGCAGGTCAAGGTTCTTTCATATTGGCTATTAAAGCCGCATTCACTACAACAGAAAAAGTAACTAAAAAATATGAGCTTAATGGAAAGGCTATAGGCGAAGAAATAAATTTCACTGCTAATTTTATCTCCAATTTACGTACTTACACAGGCTCCATAAGCGGTTTTATTGTTGAAGGGCTTCCTTATTATGCTATATGGATGCAACTAATAAATGACTCTGTTACGTTAAATATGTCCCTTTTGTCAGAAGAATATAAAATAGCCACTATAACTCAAGAGATAAATATACAACAGCCAAATGTGATATTTACTTTTGAAGCGCTTCCTGGTTCTGTGGAATTAAACTGCATTTTAGAAGAAAAAGATTTCACTTCAACTATATCAATAGGTGAAAATAGAATCATAGAAATTACAAACAACGTTATCGAGCTCAACGAGAACAATGTAACTTTTAACACTCAAGCAGGAAATATTTACAGTGATATTTTAGAAGAAACAATATATCCAACAAATATAAACGCAGAAATTTTAAATAACAACATTACTATATTAGGATATGTAAATGGAGAATTTGTAAGCATTAATACAAATATAGATAAAAATTACGTAATCGAAATTAAGGAAGGGTGGAACAATATTATAGTGCCGACCCCTATAGCAAACAATAAAGAAATGAAAGTTTTTGATTTTATAAATATATTATCTAATTATATAGATAAAGAGCCTTATGAGGTATTTGAAATTGCTTCGTTTGTTGAAAATGATACAGAAAACAACTTTATTATCACAAAAGAGTTTATGTCTGATGTTAATGGACCAAATAACTTTAATTTATTTAAGCAAGTTGGTAACGAAATGTATCCTGTTCCGTTTTTAATTAAATCTTTAGTAGATGCAACTATTCCGCTAAAAGAAATACTATGACCTGTGTAAGAATTGATAACATTGGGGTTATTCAAGAGATAGTAAGATACATGAGAGAAAAAGTTTTTGTTTGCAAAAAAAGATATGTATGTTTAAAAGCTAAAGATTTCGCTACCGAGAAAGTGTATCTTAATGAACTAATGGATATTTTAAGAAATGTTCCAATAAAAACAACTTTTGAAATAATGTACAACTACATAAGAGATGAAGGAGAATGTGATGCTCACTAAATATATAGACGCACAAATCGAATATGCTGAAGCTGAAAAAGAAATATGTCCCAATGGAAGATGTTCAATTGTTAAAACAGCGTCCGAAAGACCAGAAATATTTAATGATATTAAAATCAAAAAAAACCATGCATATTTGTATGTTATAGCTATGGGGGCAGGTGATTTTTATGGCGAAAATAAGAACGGAGATTTTTTTTGGGAAAAAGATTTAAAACAATATTACACTAAATTTTTGACTTCCGGGGTATTTATTCAGCATGATAACAAAGACCCTTCAAAAAGCATTGGTAAAGTACTCAAAGCAATTTATAATGATGATATGCATAGAGTAGAACTGCTTATAGAAATAAAAAAAGAATTGGCGCCTGATATTTATTACGCTATAGAAAATGGAGAAAGAATAGCGGTCTCTATGGGGACCAAAGTTACCGAAGAGCATTGCTCTTATTGCGGACATGTAACAAAAGATAGCCTGGCAAACAGATGTGAGCACTTAAAATATATGATGCACCAAATTATGCCAAATGGTGTAAAAGTTTTTGCAGTCAACCATCCGCCTTTGAATTTTTTTGATATCTCTGTAGTTAGAAAACCGGCCGACACTCAAGGATATGCCTTGTTTCAAAAAGTTGCATCAGATAACAACGAGAGTCAAAAATCAAAAAAAATGGCTCTTTCTAAAATAGCTGAGCTTAAAAAAAGAATTGACGCATGGTCAGTTTCAAATCCTCTTAGCCATTCAGATGTTAAGGAAATGAAGCAAATACCAATGCCTGTTTTAAGTAATTTTGTCAAAGCTAATGATATTTTATTGAGACCGTCAGAGATAATAAGCTTATTAAGCAATATAGACGAACATACATATTATTCTATAACCAAACACGACACTCTTGAAACTATGATTAAATTATTGTCTTTACTTGAGGGTTGCGACCAACGTCCTACAGGGCCAGTTATAAAGCTTGCGTCAGAAGACAAATACCCGGTTTTAAATAAATTAAAACATAGAGAAATTTTAATAAAAGAAGCAATGAATCAAATGGAAGCAGAAAATATGGATGCATTTGGAAATAAAAGAATAAGGCTGACTAAAAAACATAAAACTACATCATACCCATACAATGAATATGCCGGAATAAGAATTAACTTAAACAATGGAGATAGTGTAACCGTTCAAGAACACATATTTAATGATGTTTTTGACGCTTTCAAAGATAGCGGAGCAATTGATTCCGTGTACGGTATATTGCCTAATGGAACTGAAAAAATAATAGCTGTTCAAAGGTAATCAGTGGGTAAAAAGATTGGTTTAGGAAAAATAGTAAATATATTTATAGACCCTACAAACACAATAAGAGCTAAAGTGAAGTTAGATAGCGGCGGATATATAAAGGTTGCGCTAGGGTCTGAGAAAATAAATGAAGGCGATATAGTATATGTTTTAAAAGATAACCTTGGTAGGTATTACATTACACATAAAGCGTCCTATAGTCAAACATTGTTTACTTATATAGAATCCCCATTTTATACAACTGTCGCCGGTGATTTTGTTACAGGTGTAACTTTACTTGATATAGGAAATGACAGTTTTGTTATAAATTTTGATTTGTTAAATTCCGGTTCTTTAGTGGTAGGTTCGGATATTGCGTACTTAGGCGTTGACTATGCCAATTATATAGTAATGAAAAGCGATTTGACTATTAGAAAATTTGAAAATGGAACGTTGATAGAGGGCCCTTTAGTGAAGGGTTTTTCCTTTGATAAAAAAATTTCATTTGAATTCTTAATAGGAAAAGTCAGGGACGACTTGCTACACTTGGATGCTATACAAGATATTGGAAAAATAATATTCAAATCAACAACCCCTTTTGCTGAAATAATGGGTAGATACGGGGCTCAATTAATATCGGTATCTGATATATACAAAATAAAAGGAACTGGAGTAGGCTCTTATATTGAATTAATAACAATAAACCCATCTTTCGCATCAGATTATTTAGATGATGTTAAAACCAGCTTTTCAATGTTAACTGAAAAGTTAAGCATATTCGGAATAAAAACTGATATGATAATTGAATTTGATATGGTGTTATCAGAAAAAACTTATGATTCAAATATTTTAATTTCATTTTTTGGAAAAAATTATTATATTACATATTTTAAAGCTATAACTATTGACGGAAATATTATTGAAATAACGACAAAACATATTAAATTAAACAATACAGATGTTTTAAAAACAAATACCGCCGAAATGAGATTTGATAAAATTTTTGTAAACAACGCTTTCTATGTTAACGAAGGAGAAACTTCTTTAGCAATATTAAACCCAAAACTAACATTACTGTTAAGAGATGCAGTATTGTCAGTTGATAAATATGAAATCACAGCTACAGATTATATAGACATGCATGTGGGCAACAAAGGTTTTTATATAGATATATATGGTACTAGCTCTCATCATTGATAATTCACTTATTTTATAAAAAAATTTTACTTTCTTTTTTTATATCTATAAAATAATAATGAAAAACAAACCAAAGGAGATATTATGAGTGAAATTCAAACACTTTTACAACTTGTTGCAAAGCATTTCGGTTGGCAAGTTGGGGACAAAATAAGAACCGAAATAAACAATGTCCTTTCATTGGAAAATGTAGACATTCAAGAGCTTCAAAATAGAATTAAAACAATTGAAAGCATTCTTGACGCAGACCCGGACACAGAAGAGTTTGATGTTGCGCAAAACATTATAACTCAAATTACAAACATCTTAACAAGACTTACAAACGTTGAAAATGACGTTTCAGACCTTAAAACAAGAATGTCAAACGTCGAATCTAAAAACCAAGAACAAGACGGTAGATTAGACAACATAGAGAACCAATTGTCAAACCTAGCATCAAATGACGCAATTTCAAGTCTTCAGCAAGACGTTGACAACCTTGAAACGGAAGTTACAAATATAAACAATAACCTTACAGATGTAACTAACAGAGTAGACGCTATAGAAAGCGGCAAAGCTGATAAATCTTATGTTGATGAAACGTTTGTAACAAAAGCAAGTATTACAGCTGTTGATGCAGAAGCTTTGGCGAACGTGTTCAGAGCGGCAATGGATTGCGGATATGCGGGAACAGCTTTAGATGATTGCAATACTAACTCAAGTTCTTCATCTTCAACTGGAAGCTCAAATGGAAGCTCTGACGGTTCTACAGGAGACGGGGCAGTAATCTAGTTGATTTTCCCCTTTCTTTTTTTGTATAATGCCTTTAAAAAGGCAGCCTATGAAAATACCATCTAAAAAACCTCTTACTGAAAAACAAATTCAAAACATGATTATCAGGTATCTTGAATGGAGAAAAGATATATTTTTTTGGAGACAAAACTCTGGCTCTTTCACTGAAAAAGCAAAATCTGTGCTAAGTAAAATAATAAATTCAACACCAGGATTAACGCCTGCTATAAAAGCGAGACTCATAGGTTCTTTTTATAGACAAATAGGACACTATGATTGTGCGAGCGTTAAGGGTCTCCCTGATATTGTTGCAATACAAAACGGAAAATTTATAGGGTTTGAAGTAAAAACTAAAACAGGTAGACAAAGAGAAACTCAGAAAAATGTTCAAGCTAAGATAGAAAAAGCCGGTGGTAAATATTATATAGTGAGAAGTGTAGATGAAGTAAAGGAGATATTGGACAAAAGCGAATAAACTTGTTACAATTAAAAAAAATTACAAGGAGCATCTATGAGTTTTATAGAAAAAGTGGCTAGTTATTTTCAAACTTATGAAAATTCTTCAGCTAAAGAAGGTTTGTTGAAAATAGCAGCTGAGGATGGAGTTACAGCTGACGATTTAGTTGCGTATCATAATTTGGTATATGGCAACATTTTTACTGGTAAAAACCTTTTAAAAACAGCAAGTGAAAATCCGGAAAGTAAAATCATTGCTATCGGAACAGCGTTCGATAAAGTGGCAAGTGGAGAAATGACTCCAGAAGAAGTGGTGGCCTATGCAAACGAATTAGGTATGACAAAAGAAGATGTTGATTTTATCTATGCACAGATAGAAAAACAAGCGCAAGAGGCAGGAGTTATTGAATCTGAATCAAATGAAAACGATGAAGAGTTGACTGATAAAGTGGCTGAAGCAATGGATTTTCTTGATGCGAACGGAATTGACCCTATCAGCGGATTAATAATCGCTGCTAATGTTAATGAAGAAGGGTTGATTGCTGACGAGAAAGTTGCAGAAGAGGCAGTTGAAGCTGGTTTTACTGAGGAAGATTTAACAAAAATTGCAGAAGTGGTTGAGTTTTTAGGGTCTGTAGATGAAAAAGTTCTAGCTACCGCTGAAGAATTATTTGCAGCAGCGCACCAGGAATAATCTACTCCCTCTCTTTCTTTTTTACTATCAAATTTCACTTATCTATCTTTTTTTAGTATAATTAACAAAAAAAGGACTGTTATGTATCCAATAGAGGAATTAGCAAGTCAAATAGTAAACTCAGATGATGTTGTTGCAGAATTTGCAAAAGTTGCAAGCGACATGGATGATAGATGGAAGGTTACTTTAGCTAGAGAGGTAAACAAACAAAATTTTTTAAAAAAATTGCAAGAATCCGATTTGAATTCCGATATAAAATTTGATGTTGTTGAGACACCTGAGATGTCTAAAATAGCTTGTGATAAAGAAAAAAAAGAGTCACAAAAAATAACTAAAACAGCTTCAGTTAATAAACAAATAAGCATTGAGAAAAAAGCACAAATATTGCCTTCTATGTTCGTTATCAAACAAAATGAATCACTATACAGAGAAAAAATTTCTTCAGGATACGTGTGTAGAGAGTCTCTAACAAAAGAAGCTGAGGAAGCTATCAATGATGAACTTGCTTATGAAATTAAAGATAAAATAGCTGAAGAAGAAAAAGAAAAGAACAGGTTGTTGTTTGAGGCAAATATGGCAAAAGAAAAACTTCTTGACAAAATAGCCTCTTTAACGGATATGGAATCTGAAATGAGAACTGTAATAAAAGCGTTAGTCAAGTCTAATATGGAAAAATATGCCGAAGATATTTTGATGAGGAGCAATATAAGAACAGATATGCTGTCAAAAGTGGCAAGTGAAAATTTGCATCTTGAAAAAGAAGCCAAACTATATGATGCTATAGATAAATTAGCTAAAATTGATGAGCTTATTGAGAAAAAAGCTTTCGGGCCTTTAGCTAGAATTGTTACAACCATAATAGGTAAAGGGTTGAATTTAGCAGGGACAGGGATTGCTTATGGAGCAAAAGGTGCAGCAACAGTCACCAAAGGGTTGGCTAGAACAGCAGTTAAACACCCTATCGCAACATCTGCTGTTATGGCAGGCTTTAAAACATCAGATAAATCTACTGACCACGTAAAAAATATAGTATTAGGATATTAAGATGTTGGAAAGTTTTAATTCTTTAATTTCTACACAATTTAAGGAAGCGGTTTTAAATACCACCAGAAAAGAGGTTAATAATATTGTGGATACCTCAACTATGACAGATGAACAAAAAGAGGCAATAGAAACTTTTTTTGTCCAACCTCTGTTTTGGTCTAAATTGTATTTTTTTTCAGGAATATATTTTCAGTATAACGAGACTGATATTACATCAACAATCATGAATCCAAATATTTCAGATGAAGACAAAAAGTATTTTATTGACACGTTGTTAATAAAACTTGGCATTGAAAGTACCGGCGACATAAACAAAGACGCCCAATTGATTTTAAATAAACTTTTTTATACCAATGAAGTAAAAACAACAGAAATTTCTTCACTGCTTTCAAATAGTGAAATAAAAACAATACAATTTAGTCCAAACCTTATTCATTTTTGCAATGAATTGTCGCAATATGCATATGATAATTTTAAAGATTTATATTTAGCTGAAAATTTAAAAAGCTTATTTTTCATATCAGAAATAGCAGACGGAGCTGTATCTTTTGACAAAATAAATGAATATTTCAGCACAAAACAATCTACTCATCATTATAATTCAGCAGCACTATATACTAGCAATAGTACCATAGTAAAAGATTCTCAAACTATTTATGTATCAGATGGTGATGTTAAAACTGTTTCCATTGACGGAATGTTTTTTGATATTAAAATTACAGCCGACAATAATGAAAATCTAAAAATAAGCTTTACTGATAACAATTTTATAGGAAATGAGAAAAAGGAATATTTATTAACATTAATAGGACCTATAAATATAACTATAGACTTATATGGAAGTAAAATTTCTGATAATACAGCATCTGAAATAAATTCAGTTCTTAAAGAATACGATTATAAAATAATGGCTCCTTTTAAAATAGAAGCTGAAATAACAGTAACCAATGAAAATAACTTAGAAAATTTATACGAATTGACTAATTTTAATAATTATAATGATTTTTTTGAAAAAATAAAAACTTGTGCCAACGAATTAATTTTAAACAAAAACATGATTACAGATTATGTTGCAAATATATTTTTGAATCCTTTTGTATTTAAGTCTATTAACTTTAATTATTTAGGAATTCCTTTTGATAAAACTAAAATAACATCAAATATAAACAAAGACAATTGTTTAATTAAAATTAGTAAAATAACAGTCAAGGAAACAGGCAATGTTTACTCCTTTTAGCATTGTGTATGGCAGTTACTCTGATAACATAGAACTTGATGGGGATATATCAAAAATATCACAATTGTATAATTCTCTAACAGAGATACAATATATTAATTACTCAAATAATGATTTTTTTATTCTGCCAACATATATAGAAGATATTGATACAGATAACTTTACTTTAAAAGACGCTTTTGGAAATGAAATAGATTCAGTTACGGGATATTTTAATGAAAATAACGTTTTAGTTGAATCAAACATAACTTTTCCTGCTAATAAAAACGATTATCCAGATTTTTACAGCTTAAAAGGATTTGTTGCATATGCGAAAATACCAAATAATAAACAATTAAAAATAATTCCAATTTTTAAAAACAAAGAACAATATTGTGTTTTTGACAAAATTCTTCTCAATAGAATGGAATTGTTTTTAAATTATTTATTTGGGTGTGTTTATTCAACATTAGATGATAAAATCACAGAAATAGGAGACGGTTATATTAAAGTAGGAGAAACTGCTTTTAATGTTGACAACGATTTAATATGCGTAAATGTTGATGACATAGTTAATAAAGGCGATTTGCTTGAAAAAAATTTTTCATTTTCAAAACATGAAGGAATCATAGTTTTATCATATAAAAAAGATTTCACTTTCCCTATAAACATGGTGTTGCCTTTTGAGAAAATAAAAATTGTTAAGGAATAAGAATGTATTCTCCGTTTGCGTATGACCCATATGAAACCACAGGAAGCTCTTATTATTCTCCTTTATCCGGTTATTTAGCCGCCCCTCACGTATTTAATCCGTCTACTTATGGACAATACGCTCCTGACACAATGGCTATGATGAGAACTCCTTACGGAGGAGCTTTCCAAACTCCTATGTCAAACAACTATTACGGGACCATGATTGCTCATCCGTTTAAATCGTTTTTAACTTATAAGCTGCCTATATTTATGGCGCCCGCAGGATTAAATCCGGTTCTATTTAATAATTATGAAAGCGAAGCTAAAGCTCAAGGGGCTATGGGGGCTACCGGATTTGCTGTAGGAACAGGAATGTCTATGGCTTTAGGTGCTGTAGGGGCTTCTTTTGGTGGTCCTATCGGAGCTATTGCTGGGTCTTTGCTAGGGGACGCTTTAGGAAGCACTATAATGGCCCCTCTTAATACTGCAGCCGGAAGAATTATACAAACTCATGAGGCTGCTAATTTACTTAATGTTGTTGGGGCAGGCAACAATGGTTTTGGAATAAGCATGGGACAAGCTACTAAACTATATAAAGATTTTACATCTTCAGCTGTTGACCACCCTAGATTTTCACCAGAAGAACAACAGCTCACATTCAATGAGTTAGCAAGAAATTCAATGATAGATGATAGCGGAGATTTTGGTGAAGTTGAAATGAATGTTAAAAAAATGAAAAATATTGTAGAAAAATTAAGAGATTTATTTAACGGTAGCATAAAACAAACCATTCAAGCTTTAAGACAATTAAATTTAACAGGAATAAGTTCTGAAGATTTTGTTCATGTTACAGCGGCTGCAGGAGTAGCAGCTGCAAATAAAGGACAAACTACAGCTGATTATATTAACAATGCAGTAAACACATCTCAAATAACTGCTGGTCAAACAGGATTTTCCAAAGGAACGATGTTTGAATTAAAAACAATGCTTGATAGTACTACAGATATTGTTGGTAACGCTGTAGAACAATATTACAAAAAAGGTCTATCCAATAAAGATAGGGTTGAAAAATTTCAAACAGATTTTGTAAGAAGTATGTCCGTATTAGGTATGCACGGAGATATTTTATTAGCAAACAAATCAATGTCTCCTCAACAATATGTTTTAACAGCACTAGAAGCTGGCATACAAAAGTACAATAAAGACACAGGTGAACATTTAACCTTAAGAGATGTAATCAATAATAAACAGCTTCAAGAAAAGATAATGGATAGATACGGGGTTAAAGAGCTTCGAAAACTAGAGCAACAATACAATGGAGATTATAGTAAAATTTTTAAACATTTGGCAGACAAAGACAATAGTTATTATTACGATGTTTTAGATTTTCGTAGAACAGCCAACGATTTAAAAAGAATGGACAGTAAAAAAGTATTAAACCTTATAAGTGACTATTGGCCCCATATGAGTAGTAAATTAAAAGACTTATTAGTACATAAAAAACTTGGAATGCTTAACCCAGAAGAATATGATTCTACGTTAAAAATGTTAAATATATACAACAATAATCCAGATTTGTTTGGAAAAATATTCAACACAAGCGAGCAAAGAACTGAAAACGCAATAGCTAAAGATAGATGGCAAAGACTAAAAGCTGAAAACAGTTTTCAAGCTGTATTTAGAAGAGTGAAATATAAATTTCAAGAAACTATGGCGGATATGGTTTCTTGGATACCTGGATTTGGTGACGATGAAACATTTAAACCGTTAAACACAAAAGTGGCACAAGGTAAAATAAGTAAATACTATAATGTTTTAAACAAAATGGGTACCGCTAAATTGGATGATATGTTAGTGCAAGGATATTTTCCTAGTTCTTTTGAAGGAAATGTGTTTAGTGCGTTAAGAAGAACGTTTATCGGTAGCGGAAATGAAAGAGATGTAAGTAACAGAATGCAAGATTTACTAGGCGGACAATGGTTTTCTTACAATAGAGAAGATTTTCCTCACATATGGGCTGCAGCCAAACACAGAAGAAGGGCAATGGAAGATATGTATCACACAGTTGAATTATGGTCAAAAGGAGATATTGGAGCAACTGCAAAATTGGCGACATATTTTTCTAAAAAAAGAACTGAAGATGAAACCAATCTAGCTTTTACAGGCATTGGGGCTACTGATGAATTTAAAAATTATTTTAAAAAATTAACACAAACAATAACAGAAATAAATAACGCAATGAAAGAAGCTAAAGCAAAAATAGGTGAAGCACAATTCAACATTATGAATAGTAACGATGTAAGAGAAGATTTACTTAAAAAATTAAACTATAATGGCTCTTATGAGGAAATGATACAAAAAGCGCATGAAGATAAAAAATTAAAAAATAAAATAATAAAAACATATGAAGAAGTTGGACTTAGTCAGGAGCAAGCAAACGCTTTATATAATTATGAATATAGTAAAATAAAAAAACAAAAAACCGTTAACGAGATGAAAACTATATATACAGCTGACGAAGCCGGAACAGTTGGTATACTTAGGCAAATGGGATATAAGGAAGATATAAAATACGATGATGTTAAAGATATATCAGAAGCATTAAAAACAAACCCTGTTTTTAAGAAAAAATTTATAGAATCATTAATGAAAAGCAATCATATAAGCAAAGAAGTAGCTACCAAAGTAGTTAATTATTTGGGTGAATACGGAAATAAAGACTCCAATATTAGAGCTGATGTTTTATCGTTTAATCAAATTTCACAAGAAGATTATATGGAAGTATTCAAAAAAGACAACATTATTTCTAATATGTTTAAAAAGGGAGCAGCAGTAGAAACATTAAAAGCTATGCAGACCTATAAGAACAATTTTAATAAATTCTATAAAGGGATTAAAGTTTTGCAAGAGAATGAGGAATCAAACGATTATTATGGAAGTAGTGAAAACTCTAAAAAAATAATGAGTTTTATAACATCCGGAAAATATTTTGACAATAAAGAACAGCTTAGTGCTACACGTAAAGTATATGAGTCATTGAAAGAATATTTTGATAAAAACGGTAAGCTTGAATTTGGCGGCCGCACATACATGTCATTAAAAGAGTTTGTTTCAGATGAACGTGCTTTTAAATTATATACTAAAAAAATATTAAGTGCCGGATTTGCGTCTCAGATAAGCAAAAAACTTGGTATAGACGCATATAAAGACCCTGAAGATGTTATGAAGCTAATAAAGGGCGCTTTTAAATATGATGAACAGACAGGTAAATTTACACTTAAAAGCAAGGAAGAGTTAGATAAAAATTTTAAAGATTTGCCAGGGTTGCTAAAAAAATTACATCTGGGAGATTCATACGCTGATTTAGGTAGAATAGAAAATCAATTAAATGGCGATAATAGTTTAAAACAGACAAATTCTTGGCTACAATCAATATACAGAGTATTGGAAGAAATCAAAAATGGAGACGATAAGAATTTAAAAATTAAAAATCCCCACATGAGACGTTAATTTTTTTGCTTTTTTTATTGATTTTTTGGTAAAATACAGAAAAAAGGAATTGTATGGTTATTCCAATGTATGATAATATTTGCTGTGAAAGGCTCGGAGACGATAAAAAAACATCGTCAGGAGTGATAAGGGGAATCTCGAAAGAGAAACCGCTAATTGTAAAAGTTATATCTGTAGGCGATGAAATAAAAGAAATAAGCCCAAACGATGTTCTCTTAATAAACAAATATTCTGGAGTTGAAATGGAAATTGATAAAAAAACAATGCTTTTCATAAAACCTACAGATGTGTTGGCAAAATTAAAACAAAAGGATAAATAATGGCACTAGACTTAGAACAGCTTGCAGAAGAATCAACTGAAGCAACAGAAAAAAAGAACGAACAATCTGAAAACAACAAAGAGGAAACAAAAGAGAAAAAAACTATTTTTGATGAAGCATCTCAAATACTTGAATTGCCTTTTGAGGTTGCAATGCAAAATTTAAAAGTAAGTGAAGAAGATATACTGGACGCAGGAAAACAATTATTTATTAACGGCAATTTTGAATATAAACTAAAGCTTCCTTTCGGTATGGAAGTAATTTTGAAAAGCAAAAAAGCGCTTGACGAAGTAGATTATTATACTTTTTTATATGACGCAATGCAGAAAGAGTTGAGCATGGAAGAGTTTAGGTACATGCTCAACATAAGAAACCTTGCCCATTGTATTGTTAAATTAGGGGATAAAGATATGTCTGATATGTCTTTTGACGATAAAGTAGATTATCTGTTATCATTACCTTCTCCGTTAATAGCGTCAATATTAAACCAAACTCAAAAATTTTGGAGTTTAATGTTGTTAATGATGCATAAAGATTTTGTGGGTTTTTTAATGGAAAAAGGGGAGCAGTAATATACTGGGCACTAAAGCGTTTAGACAGAATGGACTCCCCTCCAGATGACGCTTTAGAAAATTTGGTTTTTGAGCAGCTAATCTATCTAAAAAAATATTCTAAATTTTTGGAAATAATAATCCCAACACGTTTAATAGAAAAAGCTATAATTGCGCCTAACGTAAAAGAGGAATTCCGAAAAGATTTAGAAGAAGAATCACAGGAAAATGTAAAAGAACTAATTAAAGGATTGATAGTTGATTAAATTTGACAGATACTCTCCACTGGCCGAAGTTTTTAAAAACGAATTCAACGTTAAACCGTTTGATATTCAATATTGTTTTGATAGGCATTTAATTTTATACAAAGACAAATATTGGTTTGATACGGTTACTTCATTCGTTAATTTTATTAAACCTAAAACAGACATTAATTATTTTATAGAAGAACACAGAAAAATAATTTCCCCTCTTGAAACTTTAAGAATTGAAGAGTATAAGCAAAACTTGGTTAATATAGATAAAATTATGTCTCAAATACCTCACCAAGATAAAGGGAAAGATTATTTAATAGTTACAGAACCGGTTGCCGTTGTTTTTGGTGATAAAACCATAAAAGTTCCAAAATATGGAAGATTATATTTTGAGAAGAATTTCGCCAAACAGACTACCGGCCTTTTTGTTACAAACAAAAATGGACAAACTTTATTTTATGTTAGAGCCGCATCTTTGTTGTCTAAACCTTTAAATTTTGATTCAAAAAAAATAAATAAAATATACTTTGATTACAATATGGATATAAATCAATTTAATAAAGATGATGACACTATTGTAGTGAAACCAAATCAGTTTATACTGCTTGAAGATATTGTTAAAAAAAATAAAAGAATAATAAAATTTTTTATGAGGGGCAAATTAACTGGCAAATTTTTATTAAAACATCAGGACATTATGTGGGCTATGTATAGAAACTCTCCTGTTAACGGGGAATTGATTTATGATGCAATTTTATCTGGCGATTATACACCTAATGAAATTACTCAAATAAAAAAAATGTTATATGATTTGGATATAACAAGATATATACACCCTAACTATTATAATGATTTTAGAAATTTAATTGTATCTCTTCAAAGAAAGATAAACGAAAAAAAACAAATATATAAATTGACAAACAAATATATTATAGTTAGAGATTTTAAAACCATTAAAGAAAATAAAGCTAAATATCTGTTTGATGCTTTTTTTGATTACAAACATCTCTCAAAAGACGCAATTTTAATAAAATCAAAAACGCTAAAATTCAAACAAGAGCTAACCCATGCCAACATTCCCCAAGTTGCTTTTAAAATTATGCAAAAGGTGTCTCATACAGAACTTTTTAATGAAATTCGTGAATATGTGTCTGAATCTTTCAAAATACAATACGGAATGGAAATAGTGTTATTAAAACTTTTAAATAAACACAAACCTTTCTTCTTTGGCAATTTTAACAACACTTTTCATATGGTGGGCAAAAATGGAACATTAAAAATTGTATACGATAAAAAAGTAGAGCTAATAAAGGATGTTAAAAACCAAAAACAATGGGTTAAATTTAACAATTTTAGAAGTTTTTATATTTATAAAACAGACTTATCTTTTAACTTAAATAAATTACTTAATTTTGTTAAGCAAGCAGTGTACATTAAAACACCCGCTATTGTAGATAATGTTTTAAAACTGATTATTGGAGGACCTACTTATCATTTATTTAATATTGGTTTTGATTTTCCTTTATATGTAAAAGAAGGGTGGCACTCTAAAAAAATGTATAATTTGTTAAATGCAAACGGAATAATAGATATTCCTTATCATAAAACATCTTACAGCAATGTGCATCCGTTTTATACAGACCACAGGTTTGGCGTCTACAAAAACAAAGAGCTAGAAAAAAAAGCTAAAAGAACTTATAGGGAAGTAAAGATGGAAGACGTCAAAAATGCGCAAATAAGGTTTTTATTACAAAGTATAAAAAATGGGCCGGAAGAATTTGATAAAGAAAAATGGAAAGAGGCTCTTGAAAAAACTTGGGTTTCTATTTTAGAAGAGGGAATAACGGTTTAATTCTTGCGTCGTTCGAAGGAATTATTTGGGCGGTTATTTGTGTAGATGTCCTAACCCCTCCTATTGATGCTTCATTTGCGTTTTTTATTTCGAAAAATTCTCTTGTTGTTAAATCAAACATTATACTTCCTAGAACAAAATCGAGCCTACTAAATGTTGTGTATACAGCCAAATTATAAAACGTGATACCTTTGTCAGTAACAACCTGTTGCGATTGTGTTTTTATTCTTCTTGCTTTAAAATAAATAGGGATATAATGGTTTATCTGCCCTGTTCCGTTGCACATTGGACAATTTGTTGATATTCTTTGCCCCAAGTCCTCATCATAACATTCAGGGCAAGGCTGGCTTTCTAAATTTTTCACAAATAAAGCACATTCTGTTCCTGATATAGACCAAAGTCTTTCAAAGTCAAACATTAATTTGCTTACTATACCATATAAGTCTTTTCTTCCTTTTGGTTCCAGTTTAAATGTTGAAGACGTTTCTACAACATTGCCATCTTTTAATAATTCGAAATAAAAATCTTTATAAAAAATAAAGTCAAATTCAATCATATTTACTTCAACTTCGTATATATTGTCATCTTTTTTTATTAAAATATTGTTTTTAGATTTGTCATTTGTCAAATCATAAGAATCCATTTCTATTACCGCATTTTCAGTCATCATTTTCAAAACAATAGTATCATATTCTGAATCTGTAACAATTTCAAACTCAAGATTTCCTGCTGTAATTAGTAATATTTTAATATCAATCATAATGAGATACTTTCATCGTTGTAATTTATCTCACTGGAAGTTATTTTAATGTTATTTTTATCTTTTGGTATTACTGTTATGTTGTCTCTATAGATTGATATAGTGCCTTCTATTTGGTCTGTTTTATATTTGATATTAGACACATCAGATGCAGCGTTTACAATTAAAGGCGTTTCAGAGATTTTGTTGTTCAAATCTACAAAAAAACTGTTGATAAGTTTAATATTTTCATTTATAGTTGGAATTATGTTTTCTATATTATCTACTTTTTTTAACTCTATTATAGGCATTTCAAATCCTTTTTCTTTTATTTTGTTAATAAAATAATTTATTGATAATTCTATATCATTAAACACAGAATTGATGCTGTTTAAACTTAGGGCGTCTATTGAGTTTATTTTTTTAAAAAACACCTTTAATTCAGCTATTATCGATACCACCGTAATCCCTTAATGTTTTAATGTATGCTTGTTTCATTTTGTCTTGCAATTCTTTTCGTTTAGAATAATATGTTGTTTTTGGTAGCCCTGTATACTTATATGCTTTTTCAGGGGTCATATTTTGAGATATTGTATGCAACACTTTTTCCTCTTCTTTAGAAAGCCCATGCAACAAATCTTTAGGATTAATATCTATTTTAGAAGTATCTACCCCATGAACAATAGCTACATGCTGATTGTTTTCAAGTACACTTTTTACTTTTGATTCTGGTATTTTTAATTTTTTAGCAATATCATATGTGGTTGGGGTTATATGTTTGTAGGTTTTCATTTCTTTGTAAGTGTTAATTATTTTGTTTTCAATACCTTTAGAATATTCTGTGGTTTTTATTAAGCCCCCTTTTGCTTGGGCCGCTCTACTCATTTTATTCATATATGTTGCTAAATGGGTTTGAAATTGGGATTTATTAGGGTCGTAAGTTTTTACGGCTTGATTGTATAATCTTTCAACATGGAAATCCAACATAGCCGGGGAAAAATGTCCCTCATATCTGGTCTTATAATAAGATAGCAGTTTGTTTTTTTGTTTTTCATCCAGCACTTTACATCCTTATGGCCATATCTCTATATGATTCCATTTTGTTGTGGTTGTGGTATCTGTCGTACATTATGCCTCCAGCCAATCCAACGCCTATTGTATCGTACACCATATTGCTTTTATGTTTATCTACTGCTTTTGTCAATTTTTTATAATCAGGATGGTTTTTAGCTAAATCACCGTATTCTTTTTCAAGTTGCTTTAAACCTTTAATGGCCCCTCTATATTTTTTAAAGCTGGTTACTATAGGCACATATGCTGCTTTTTTTTGCAATAAATTAGGAATATTTGCAACATCATCAATATATGGGGCATATTTTAAAGCCGCTTGATTTATTCCATTATTTTTATTCGCTTCCTCTTCCTGGTGCTGTTTTCTTTTATGTAAATAATAAGAAATTGCAGGAATAGCTGACAATCCCAGCCCAAGTAAATTGCTGCCTCTTAAAAATCTACTAAATTTACTCATTTTTGCAGCCGGGTTAAAAGCTTTAAAACCTTCCCCAATCTCTTTAACTCCTCTCTTTAAATGTTCGACAGGATTAAATGCGTGTTTTAAATTTTTAAACAATTCGGCTTTATTTTTTGAATTAACCATTTTTTTACCGGCATCCATTCCATGCATCATAGCTCCAAACGAATAAACACTTCCGGCAGCAGCGGGAGCATATATCATTCCTGCGTGCAGTAAACTTGGCTTATCGTCTTCTTTTATGTATTTTTCTTTTAACGCATTGGCGGCTTTATTTCCTGCATAAGAAGCTGCGGCACCGGTAACGCCTCCCGCAAATCCTCCAGCTAGACCGCCGCCTATATTTTTAGCTATTCCTTTTACTTTACTTACATTTTTATCAATTTTGTCGAAAGCTCCTATAGCTCCAGTAATAGCGGTATTAGTTAATGTATCATTTTTTATTTGCTGGTAAGCGTTTTTTTTATTTGTTTGCTGTATATTGTCATATTGCTGAATTGCTGGCATTTTTGCTCCTATTAATATTGTGCTTTTATTTTATAATATGTGTTAATTATAACACCATTGTTGTTAATTGTAAACCACCCATAATATGTGGTTGGTCTAGTTAAAAAATCATTAGTATTATATATAAATGTTATCTTGTTTCCGTCTATAGATTGAGGGGGAACTTCTTTTATTTTATCAGTTAATCCTTGCGCCATATTTCTTTTATAGAGAGTTAGCTTAATGTCAGACGCATTAGAGGACAAATTATCCACTTCAACGTTTAAGGTTACCGTATCCCTGACTTTATGTTTAAATATTATCATAATATCTCCTTATTTTCCTATTTTTTTAATATCAATAACTTTTCCGCTTTTATCTTTAATTGTTAGCGTTCCGGTATTTGAATTATCGTTTGATAGATTTCCACTATATACCGTTCCCCCGTTTTTATTGCTTATTGTTATATTTCTGCCACTTGATTGGTTGTTAAGCTCGTCTAGTAAATTTGTTCTTGATACAATATTCCCATTTTTGTCTTTGATTGTTAAAACGTTTGAATCAGGGTCGTTATTTATGTCTCCGGCTCTTGTTTTGCTTATAATGTTTCCATTTTTGTCCTTAATTATTAATACTCCTAAGTCAGGATTATTATCTTTATGGGCCAAAGGACCGTCATACACAATATTTCCATCTTTATCTTTTATAACTAAATGTCCGCCTGGATATTTTTCATAGCCTATATCAGGAGCGCTATCATCCGCTCCGCTTCCTCCGTCGCTTGAGTTATTGTCGGATGTTTCTTTGTTAACCTCTTTTTCTATATCAGCTAATGTTATTTTAACAATATCATCTTTTAATTCTGTACATAATAAATTTGAAATAGTTTCCACCCCTTCTGATGTTGGTATGAATTGTACGCTGGTGGACAATACCAGTAAATCAACCTGGTTTATTTCCAATTGTTTAATTTCTTCGTAATTAAAATCTTTGTATTTTTCTAAAATAAAATCGTCTCTAGGAATTACATTAACCACAGAATATGCAGGAGCAATACCGACCACTGAAACATTTGTAGATACTGTGTTTATTCTGTTTTTTAAACTTGATATATATTTTAAATAAGCCAACAGTAAAGAGCTTCCTTTGTATTCAGAATTAGCTGAAGAATTGTCTTTTTTTGCTTTTAACTTTAAAATTTTACTTTTCGCCACTTCTAACGGAGTTTCTTGCTTTTTATCTTTTGTTTTAACTTCTACATTCGTAAAAAAAGACATTAAAGGAGAGGCTATTGAATATTGATAATTACCCCCTATCGCAGTTGAGTGACTTAAATTTGTGTCCTTTAAAAAAGACACCACATGTTTGTTTGCCCAGTCATCGTATTTTATAGAACCATTAAACGGATTAGCGCTTGAAATTCCACCTTCATTATCTAATGTATAACTAATAAACGTAATATTTCTTGAATAGTCAACAGTTTCATTTAAAGAAAGTACAGAATCAACATTACTTTGAATGCCATTATCTTGAGAAAATAATTCTTCTAAAGTATACATAGTAAAGGACGGTTGTGCCATATCCAACCCAACCGGAAAATCTTGCACTATTCTAAGACCCATATTCTGATATAATACATTTAATATTTCATTAACATTAATGTATGAGTTAATCATGTTGAAAAGCATTTTTACAGAATTTGGATTTATAGTTAATTTATTCAAAATAAAATTATCGGTATCTTGAAGCGTTTTAGATTTGCTTATAAAAACCTTGTCTCCGTCTTTAACTCCTTCTGCCTTGTAAACCAAATTAAGAAGTTGATTCATTAGGTCAACCGGCGATAAAACAATATCTGTATCTACAGTAATTATTTTTAAAAAATCGGTAGAATTTATTATAGGAATATCAGTAGTTTTGGAGACAGCAGAAATTGGATAGTTTCTGTTCATGTATACGAACAATTTAGGTATCAAAACAGAAGTTGTACCTATGTTTGATGAACTAACCTGAGAAATACCTTTGGTCTCAATCCATCCTGTTTCTTGAAAATCATCTGGTTTTGATATGTATGTTTTTGATATGGAATAAAATGTAGTTATTTGCGCATTAAAACTACTAATAGAAAGTTGTGTTAAGTTTTTAAAATATCCTAAATCCATAATTCACCTAAAATAAATAAGTTTTTTCAGCAGCTATATTAATTCCGCTGTTAATATTTATAGCTTTGCAAGGTAATTCGTTGTTTACACATATAGGAGATGTAAAAGAATATTCATCATCATCTAAAAACGATACTTTATTGTTTAGAATGTTTAAAAACTCCGAATTTGAAACAAGAACTTCTGCATTTACATGGTTAAACAAAACAACAAGTAAATTTATGTTCGCCAGAGTAGCAGGAATTCCAGGGACAGGTTCAACAAAAGAATAAAAAATATCGTTACAATATTTATTAAACCTTCTGGATGTTATTATATATATAAAAAGTTCGGTATATGTTTTTTCCACATTAAACTCAGTTAATCCGGTGTCTTTTAAATAGTCGTTTAAAGTGGATTCTCCATGTGCGCCTTCACTGTTTGATAATAAATCTTTAATATAGTCAAAAATATTTGAACTAACTTTAGTGGTTATAGTTTTATAAATGGGAGTGGGGACGCTATCGCTTGAATAGCCATCAAACTGTTTACTATACCTATTCCATTCACTGTCTTTAAAAACCACATTTCCGTCTTGAACCATTTTTTCAAATAAAGACTCAAAAGAATCAATACTTAGAATTAATCTATAAAAATAGTCCATATATTTACCTACAAAAGTATCGTTTTTGGTTAAAAAGTTTTTAGCATCCGTGTCTATTTTTAACATTTCTTGTTTTGTAGGTTTATACGCTCCCATTTTCGCTAAAAAAACCGGATAAGATATGACGGAGTTTAATTCTGTTGAATCAATTACCGTCAACTGTTTTAGATTGCTTAAATTTTTAAGAATTACTTCGTTAGATATTGCACTGTCTGTAATTATTGAATTTAAGCCTTCTAATGAGAATGTTTTTATATTTGAAAACTCAATAACAATATTAGTATCCAATAAACTAAAAGATGTTTCAGATACAGAAAAAATATTATTATTTATGTTTTTTGAAACATTTATGCTTATATTTTTGTTTTGTTTGTTAGCAGACGATAGAGAGTTTCCTATTTCAATATTAACAACATCAGTATCGTTTAAACCGTTTAAATCTTGAGAGTATATTTTAAATTTTACGGTTTTATCATTTATTGTATAAAAATTATTTGCAAACCATTCAAAGGACGGTATCTGGGAATCTTCAAAATCAGAAGAGCTTACCGTATCCGAATATGTAAATTCAAATTCATTTACTTGCGACAGTTGGGCAAATGTTTTTGAGAGTTCTGCAATTAATTTATCTGTACTATCAGTAAGAATAACGGTATTATCTTTAATGTGTAAATAACTACATTCTATTTCGTTGTTAAACAGTTTCATTTTTATATCTGTTAAAGCTGTCCAAGTGTTATTTTCAGGGATTATTTTAAGACCTCCACCTATCTGCATTTCTTCAACTGAAGAGGAAAATACAGGCACAGGCATTATTGTTTTCTTCCTACTTTCAAGATAATTGTTTACAAAATCCTGCAACGTCTCATCGATATAAGTAGTGGAAGTGTCCATGTAGTCTATTATAGATTTGTAATAATCAAAATCAAAAGTTATATCCATATCAAATCCTTATCACACATATTTGAGCGCATGTTTTTTTACATCAAAATTACCGTATTCTAAATCGCTAACCGCTTCATCGTAAAGTTTTCTGTCCAACCCTGGAAATGGAAGTTTTTCTTTTAGAATGTCTTTTGCCGCTATATTATTATCATAATCGTAAAGTTCTATTTTAGAGCTGCCCGGTCTTAAAGTAAACCAATTGTTTTTTTTGAAGTCACAGACAAAATAAAAGCCGGCTTTATTCTTTACTATAAATTTTTCTTTAGCGGTTCCAACGGCCAGGTATATATCTACTTTTTTAGGATTGATAGCAACAAGTCCTTTTGTTACTGGCTGAACTTCGTCAGAATCCTCTTCATATCCTCCTATGTCCCTTTTATAGCATACTGAGCTAACCTCTACGCCTACATTAAATTTTTCATGTATAAACAACTTTCCGTCTACCAATTCAATTGGGTATGTGGAAATAAAAACCCCTATGTTTTTATTTGAAGACATTTGTTCTTCTGTCATCATTAACAGTCTTTTTTTGTCATCCCATTTAACTCCAACATAAAACAAATGCTGGTTCTCATAAGTTACTCTTCTATTATCTATTACCCCTATATCCATTCTGCCTTTTACCGTTAAAGCAATACCTGACGGAATGTTTTTTTCTTTTTTGCTTAATTGTGCGTTAAAAATCACCTTAGCCATCAATGTCCTTTGTAAAATTATATATTTTAAAATCTCTTAAATACATCAGCTGATATATTAACCCTGTGTCTGTCTTTGTTGCGTTTTCATATTGAAAATTGTATTGGTTTAAATATGGATTTATTTTATTTTTTTTTGTATTTAAAGAAAATATATCACTTTTTGCGGCTATATCAAATTCAGTTTCTTTTGCATCAAAAAAATTATCTATTTGAGAACTTTTTTTATACAAAAAGCCGTCTCTATGTAATTGGTTTACGTTTTTAAAAAAACCGCTTTCTATTAAATCTAAAACATTACTCAGCATTTTCTTCCTCTATTATTGGATTTTCCTCTATGTTAGATTTTTTTACAATTACGGAATATGTAATTATTCTTGTTATTGTGCCCTGCATATCGGTACTCTCAATAGTCTCGATATGTTCGTATCTGCTATCCGTCAAAAGTTTTTGCATAAATTCTTCATATAAGTCTGTCACCGAAAAATCGGCGAAGATGAACATTTTTGTTTTTATTATCTTTTTGTATCCATCAAGACCGAAAGTTCCGAAAACGTCCATTATTTTCTTCTGTCTCTAGCCATAATGGCCGATTTAACCATTTTTAAATACGGGGCAACCTTACTTGCTACTTCTCCACTGCATTCTCTTAATTTTAATTGAAGAGCTGAAACTTGTTGTAAATCCAGGTTATCAGCCATCCAATTTGGACTTTTGCTTTCAAAAAAATGTCTTAATTTGGTGCAACTCCATCTTCCAATATCACCTACATTCATTTACTCTCCTTTGTAAAAAATTCCGATATTTTGCAACAATCTTACATTAAAAGCCTCAACCGTTTTAAATCTTTCAAAATTTCTTACTTCAGCCGTAGATACAATAAAATCATCCATAAACTTAGGGCAGCTTTTTGCACTAACGTTATAAAAATAATTTTTTTGCTGTGAAATCTTTTCCAATTTCTCGGTTGTAAGCTTATCGAATATTATAGCATTTTTCATTACGATTCCTTAGTATAATTTATTAAAATTAAATTATTTTTATCATTATATGTTAATTTTAAATCTGTTTCACTTATGATTATATCACAATTTATACCAGCTGCTGCCTGTTCAATATTTGCTTTAAAGTCAAATTTTGACAAATCTATATCAGTAACATCACCTTCAGCTATATCATTCATTGCGCCTATGCCGCATAAAAATATGTGAAACAATTCATAAGGTAATATATCTGTCATTGTGTCGTCGTTCATAAAAACAGTTCCAACGCATCCGTTAAAATAACTCTCATAATCTGATGAGGCAATACCGTTTCTTTTTATTGACTCGTAAATTCTAACGAATAAATTCATTAAAGCGCTTTCTGATGAATAAATATTTCTGGTAGGGCCTAATAATGCCGCAAAATCCCAAGGGTCAGCTCCGTTAAATCTGTCGTATAATATTTTGATTTGAGAAACCGAATCCTGTACACCTATAATGTTGTCTTTATCTTTTATAAAAAATGTTTTAATTAAGGCGTTCCATACTGTGTCTTTATATTTTAAAGAAACTCCGCTAGTACATCTATTAGATAAAAATCCCCCTATAGTGGCAAAATAACCATTTCTCACAATGTCGATAAGCAACATATCATCATATATTGATAAAGTTTCTATAAGTTTGACATTAGAAGTAGACAAAGGAAGCACTACAGCTCTGCTGATATTGTCACCATTAAGCGTCTCTTTAAGCGTTGCGTTTATAGCGGAAGGTAGTATTCTTAATGCAAGAGCTTTTTCGTTTGTGGACATGTTTTTATATTCTTGTGTTGTTAGTTTATCCAAGTCTAAATCAGATGTTTTGTTTATTTCTGTTTTGTATTGTCTTATATAAAGAGTTGAAAAAGTTACTACCGCCTCTTCCGGAGTTCCATCCAAGCCATAATCCATTGCTGGAGCTGATTCTGGAGTATCAAGCTCTAAAACTACATTCCTAAATGTATCGCTATGTAAATGAACTATTACATCATTAAGGTCAAAAAAGAATACTTCTAATAAATCAGTAATTTGTTCAAGCATATTAGGTGCGTTCTGCGCAAGAAATAAATCCATTAGGGCATGTTTTAAAACATATTCGTCTATTTGTGTTTCATTTCCGCTGTCATCTATTAAAGTATCGTTTTTAAACAGCTTAATCAACTCAGGATTTCTGGATAAATCGTTTAAAGTTACTTTTCCGTAATTTTTAAAATTAAACTCTTTAATATTTAACATGCCGTAAAAAGGTTTGAACACTTCTTTTAAATCCGTTTCTTTAAACGCATAAGACCCTATAATATTTATGTTTTGTTTGGTTAGTAAATCGTGTGGCGTATATACATTTTCTTCTTGCATATAGTTGCTAAGCGTATTTTGCATTGTCGAAAAATATGTATCACTCATTCCCAAGAACACTTTCTGAATGTCGTCTAACGATATTTCGTTGAAATAATTTAATTGAACAGAAGGAATAAATTGATTTTTTGGAGCAGTAAATATCCCGTATTTTTCTACCATTGAGGTATTTTGGAAATAAAAATCAGCATCTACAACACTGTCATATATAGATATATATTTTAATTTCTTTTGCAATAATAAATTCTTGTTAACAAGGGTGAGATTTTTTATTTCATCCACACATTCATACAAAGTTGAAACATCATTATCGTCTATTGAGTTATATTTATAATTATCTTCATCAGATTTCAATCTAACATCCGATATAGCTTTTGGAGTAAAGATAACTCCTGTTTGCATTATGTCATCGGATTCTTTTAAGCTGATTGGAGAATTTGACGAATTAACACTGTTTTGAGGCTTGAACAGTTTTAAACTTGCACCTTGAAAAGCGTAATTTCTAACGTCATATTTAACCAGAACGTTTCTGCTAACAGGTTCTACATAATCCTGTTCCCCGCTTGTTGAAATAGTATGCTCTGAGTAATCTTTTAGAGTAAGTAGGATTTTGCTTGAGCTATTAGTGGCTGTACTTAACGTATCTGCGTTTATTAGCTCTACAAACTTGGAAGCTAAAGCTACTTCAGTATTTATATCAGGATTGTTTTCGTTAGTTGTATCAACGGTGTATTGAGTGTCGTCTATTTTTATATAATACACATATCCTCTTCTAAACTTAACAACCTCTACATTTCCGGTTTGATGTTTTCCATCTACATAAGACTGTGTTTTATTTATGTCAAACAAATCCGTAGGGGCTCCTGTTACTGTTAAATCAGTTTTTGTCGAAGTTAATATTATTTTACTGTCTGTTTGGTCTAAAGTAAAGTCCATTTCGTAAGGGTAATCATCATCAGTAGTATACGACGAGTTAACAAGTTCCACTTTAATAGGGCTGTCTGAATTGTTTACTCCGTCTAATATATCTCCTATAGTTGGATACATTGTATCGCTTCCGTCTGATGCATACACTACCTCAAGAGTGTGATTGTCAGCATCCCAATTTACTTCCAAGTCATGTTCGCTTGAGTTGTCTTCAGTAAGAGATACGTTTACATCTAAACCTGTTTCCGTTGTAGGATAATACCATGCAAGTTTTATCTCGTTATCATCATCCTGAGGAGCTGCAGAATAATAACCTGCTTCAGTTGTATAACTTACTCCGTCTATTCCTCCCGCAATATTACCTCCAAGTGTATCGGCCACTATGTCAGGGGTGTCATCTGTGGTAGGCGTATATGAGTAATCTGCTCCATTTACATTTAGTGTGTTGGATTGTCCCGGAAATAAATATTTTACATATATTTCCACTATTGCGCTTTGTGCGCTTTGTGCGGCTTGCGTTTCTACAAAATCGCTTATTTTGCATCCGCTTCCGGTAATTTCAGAATCTGTAAGATTTAACTTGATTTCTTTAAATGATGAATTACTTAAAAATAAACCGTCTATATTGTTGAATGTTAAAAACAAATAATCTAAAACTTCATCTTTGTTATAGAACACAGTTTTAAAAGCTTTAACGTTTAAAATTGAATTACTTTCAAACGAGACATATGATACGGTTCCTGAGTTTACTGTTAGTGATTCAGTGGCTTTTGATAAAGTATTTATTTTTTCTTGCTGTTTTATTTCCCTAACACTTAAAGCGTTGGTGTTAAAGTTATTTTTTTCTTGGGCAGCGTCCCATGTTTTATTCTTTTTCAAAAAATTAGCTTCAAGAAAATTATAAAAATCTAAATATTTTTTAATAGACGTATCGTCTGAAACTAAGTTATCGCATTTAATTTTAAAAACATCTGATTGCAATTCATACTCAATCCCAAGTAAATCACCTGATGTTTGTTTTAAATAACCGTCTATATTATTGGTAAATACTTTATTCAAAGTCACTCCTAATAAATTGTTTTTAATATCGTTGCTGTTTGTTAACAATGTAAAAATTTTATCATATTGATTTACGGCATCAGAGAGAGCCAGTTTTAGCTCCTCTAAAGTATAATTGCCGCTTAATAACAATTCAACATTAGTCATTAATTATTGCCTTCAAGTTGACTTAGTCTGTTTTCAATGTCTTCAAATTTAGTTTTGTTGTTTTGGTTTTGTGTTTTAAATTTGTTTGCTAAAGCAAGTAGTGCATTTGAGATTGAATCAATAGCTTCTACGTGTTTATTCATGGATTCGGCAACTTTAGTTTGAAGCACAGCTGTATCTATATCTCTGTAAATTATTTCTTCCGGCAATAATGTCGTGTTAAGCTCGTCTGTAATTTCAGCTTCAAGAAGCTCAAAACTTGATGCCCCTTTAACGTAAATAGCCAATTTACCAGTTTCAAAAGGAGGTTCTTCTACCGACAACATTTTTGTTTTTATTTCAATAAAATCTCCGTTTACGCTTTTAAACAGTCTCAAGCTTTTCCCGAACGGAGTAAAAGAAATAACAAGTTTGTAAATATTATTATCAAAAGATAGAAATTCTTCAGGAATTACAGTAAAACCGTCCACTAAGAAATTGTTTTTAGGCTGAGCTTTGAAATTGTAAGTAAGGTCCGCTCCGTTAGGATGTTTAACTACACAGTATCCTTTAACATTGTTTGCCAATGTTTCAAATACAGTGTTTTTTTCTGTAGAACCAGTAATTACTGAAGTTTGCTCACCAAGAGAATTAACTCCATACACCACATCAGGAGAAGTGTTATATGTTTGTACCCCGAATATCACATTAAAAATATCATTTCTTGCCAATTCCGGATACTTTGAAAAAGCCGATTCAGTGTTTGCACTTTCTTGATAGGTTACCACATCTAAAACAATTCCTATACGCTGATTATCTCTGTCCACAAAAAGATAATTTCCGTTTTCATCAATAAATGACCATACAGGATATTTTAATGAAAGCTCGTTTTCTTCTGTTCCGTCAAAAACTTTTATTGTCCCGTTTAAAGAGACAATGTAGTATCTTCCGTTGGCAAGTTGTGCGTTTTGTACTTCGCTTTCGGTATTTACTGTACCGTCAACAAAATTAAAGAAATATAAATTGTTATCAATGTCTATTAGCGTCAAAGAATCTTGAAAAGCTTTAACTGTTTTATACGTTAATGTAGTATCAACAGCTGAATAGTCTCCATCTCCCCAAATTGATATTTTTCCATTTGCTTTTTTTATTACAACAAAATTGCTTCCCGCAAATATTCTTACCGGACTATCCGTTGAACTGCTATAATCATTTACAGCATCAGGAACCGAAACTTTATCATCAGCGCTTTTACCGTTTACAACTACTATATTTTTATTTTCATTCGTATCTTTATAGATGAAGGCCACAAATCCGTCTCCAGCCGCTACATCCACTACGTTGCTTGGTTGATTATCCGTTTGCCCATTAGTGTTGTCTCCATAAATATAAACATTTCCGTTTACTAACGCTGTTTTATTGGTTGAACTTCCGTCTATTTTTATATTTTTAAAATCTATTTCATCAAAAGACGCTTTTTCTTCCCCGTTAACAATTAGTTTTTTTTCACTGTTGATATAAATTTTCTCATCTCCGTTAAACCAATATGGAGCAGGTAATTCTGTTTCAACATAAGGGTCGGCCTTAAATAAAAATACAACACTTTTGTTTACAGACAAATCAAACGCTTCATTCGAAACAATTCCCGTGTTATAGTCTTGATTTTTTACATTATTTAGATAAATTCCGCCATCTTCCGTTAATGTAGCAGTGGCCCCTACTACGGAAAAATCACTACTGGTTAATTTTTGTGTTGCCATAATTTTTCCTTATTATTTGTTTTTTTCAATTGCTTTTATAACCTTGCTGGCTATTTTGTCACCTAAAACATCAGCTATTTTTACCAAGTTTGCAATGTCTGTATTTCCCGCTTCTTCAGCTACTTTTATTAAGCCGCTAAGAGAATCAACCTTATCCAGTTCTGAAGCAATTTTTTCAATTGATTGACTTACCTTATTTACAGCTTCAACTTCTAGATTTAAGTCATCCAGCTCAGCTGTGTTTTTTTCTGAAGCTTCTTTTTGCAGGTTTGTATCTGGTTTAGTTTCTTCCGTTTTCACTTCTTCTTTTACGCTTTGGATAAATTCTTGAAAAGAATGCATAACAAATCCTTTTTTTGTTAAATAATATCAAAAAACAAGGGTATTAGCAAGAAAAAAAAGGGAGAAAGAGATTATTAGAGGTTTGAAAGGTAATTGTATTTTCTGATTTTACCGCCAAAAATAACGTAAATATATTTACTTCCATCAGTAGTTTCTACGTTGATTGCATCGTTACCAAGCTGAATATCGTTTATATTCGCCACCGTTACTATACTGCCGTCAGCATCTTTATACCATAGAGTGTGTGTTTTATCTAAAACAAATAAATTTTCACCTAAAGAAAGAGTTTTTACAACTCCGTTAGATACTGCTGAAGAGGTAACATTATTATCGTCATCAACAAGTTTGTAATCATCAAACACATTTGAATCCACCAATTCGCTGTCCGTAATTTCTTTTACGGCGTTACTGTTTAATACCGCAATAATTTTATTTCCTACAGGGAATACATTGGCAATGTCAGTCAGATTCGCTGTTGCAATAGTTGAAACTGATTTAGAATCGTAAGCTGTTTCTCCAAGAACCACGATTTTGTCTTCCGCTTGAATTAATGTTACAGTGTTATACAGGATTACAGATTTGATTTTTTTAATATCAAATTTTTCTTCCGTATAATATTTGTTGTCTTTTAGTTCTCCGTCTACAGTTATGATAACCATGTGGTTTTTATTTGTTCCGGCATAGCTCACATTAACATTTGAGGCCATTGTAAAATACAAATACATGTCGCTGTTGTTAAATTTAATTTTTCTGTCCATTGAGATTGCGCCGAATTTATCATCACTGATATACATAGGCGCAACTACATATTCTCCAAAATCGATAGCATTTCCTGTAACACTGAATGTGTCACTTGTTTCGTCTGGGAAAACAACGTCAAAATATTTTGCGTTACCGCTGTCATCTACAGTCACTATTCTCACTTTGTCATCATATTGTTGCCCATACACAATGTTTTTGAAAATTGAAACCGCATAATATGTTCTTATAAAATCTTCATAAATAAGCCCCATAATAGATGAATCTTTCACAAGATTAAGTAAATCTGGATTATTAACAAGAGATTCAAAATATTCCCTGTAGCTGTCTTCATACACAAATTGAGAAAATGTTAAATTTACATCCAGATGGTAATATTGGCTGAGTAACAAACCTAAAAATGCATCATTGTTAACAACAGCTGTATATAGCTTACTATCTTTTCCGGCTTTATTTACAACTTCAAATACGCATAGAGCTTCTCTTATCTCGCTGTCGTTGCTCATTTGAGCAATAAGCTCTTCATTATTGGCTATAGCTGCTATATCTGATTCTCCGGAAAGGAACATTGCTCTACCGATTAAACCAAACGGGCTGTCAAGTGTAATATTTCTACTTGCGTCTTCTGATAGTACAAGAGAAAACGTAGTCGCTCTTGAAACCAATTCTTCAAGAGTTGAAAATTTATTATACGTTTCAAGGCCCGCTTCTTTCACTGCTATTTTAACGTATGCAAGCTCAACATTTTTGTAAGCGTCTTGAACTTTGTTAGGATATGTGCTTTTTACATATTCCCATAACTCATTGTTGACTAAAAGATTATCCCAAAAAGTATCAACATTGTACAATGCTCTTTCAAAGAATAAGTCGTTTTGCTTAAACACCTCATCCATAACATCTTGCGTAAAGAATACTTCGTTAAAATGTGTATTTGTAAAAATACTGTCCCCGAACTTTTTGATTGAAATAATGTACAGCTTGCCGTTAATTTCAACTTCAGTATCGCTTTTCTTGTTAACAGTGGTTCCTTCAGGTTGACTTGCTATGAAAGCGTCCATTAGGCTTTGTTGCAATTTTGCAATTACATCATCAGACATTTGAAATTCAAGCAATTGCTGTAGTTTTTTTCTCAAGACCGAAGAATCAATAAAATTCTTTACATCCTCAACAGTCGAATTTTCGTTATATAGATTGTCCAAAACAGACATATCAGGTAATTGGTTTATTACGTCGTTATCCGTAATGGTTGTTGTGAAATCTGCCATTTTATCTCCTTTTATACTGCATAATGTATTTCACCAGAATCGCTTGGATATTCTGGGTTATCTTCTCTACCTGTAGTTCCGTCCCAATCATTGCTTGGATTGTAAGAACCGTCAAGATTGTTGTCCGGTATTTGCTCATAAGTTCCCAACACATCATCGCTTACTGCCGCTGGGGAAACTGTCCCAAAAGTATTAAACAAATTATATTTCAATATTGCAATATCTTGATTGATAGCCATAATTTGCTCTTGGTTTGCTATGCTTCTTTTTTCGCCGTCGGGAGTTTCGTAAATGAACGTATCCCCTTTTCTAAGGTCTATAACCATACAAGGATAAAGAAGAGAATCTCTATCCAATTCGTAAGAAGACTCTACGTTAGCCCCTATTAAATATATTTGCATATTAAGCTCCTTATCCGACTACTTCAAAGTCGCTGTCATCGCTTGTACTTATTGCCTGTTTGATTTCTTCAATTTTTCCGTCAAGATATGTTGTGCTGTCTTCTATTTTTGTGCCTAAGTCATCTGTTGTATATTGCACAACTTCCACAAACGCTGCAAGGTTTCTTAGGTCGATAGAAGGATTGCTTATTACAACATTATATTTTCCTGGGTTAGGAATGTTAACAGGAATTTTGTATATACCTGTGTTACCAACCTGAGTTAAGGTGCTGTTGTAAGCAATATCTGCAACTAATTCTTTTCTAACCTTAATAATTCCACTGTCTACACTTTCAATGTAGTACATGTTGCCGTTTTCATCTTTAAACACCATTCCATCAGTAAGCGTACTGTCATCCGAAACTTTAATAGTTTTAGTTCCTTTAGGCGCTTCTTCTGCAACTGTTGCTGTAGCTGGGCTGTCAACAGCCTCTATTACCTCTGTTACACTAACATTCGCTTGCGATACACTTCCATCTGCAAGATTGATTGTTTTAACAACAAAGTTTTCTATCCCGAAATACTTTTGTTTACTATTTATTGTTAATTCAAAATCTTGTCCTGCTTTTGCTAGAATCATTTGTGCTCCTTATTTATTTTTTTTGGTTTATCCTGAAATTGTCCAACCGTCATCACTGTCTTCGATAACTGTGGTTGAGCCAGTTCCGGTTCCTGTCTCTGTAATGTTATTATACACAGTAGTTGGAACAATGTCTATAATGTTGGATACAACTGATTTTATTAACACGTTATAATTCCCTAAAGTTCTTGTAAACGGAGAACTCTGGTCATCGCTGTATAGATTACCCTTTACCGTTAGCGTATGGTTGGCTTCGTAAGGCCTTATCTTCCAACCGTTCATAAGAAAATACGTTATTCCCAATTTAGTATCACCTATAGGGTCGCCTCCAACATATCTCATTGCAAGAGGGTATTTTAGATTTTGAGGATTTGATAACCATATTTTCCAATTATAATATAGTTTTCTTGTGTCCACAAAATCTTCACCATTATCCATGATAATTAATTTGTTTTGTCCATCAAACGTCATTTTATCTCCTTTTAAAAGTATGTTACTTTAATGTTTTTTAAATATCCTGTAGCATAATCATACCAACATCTGGTATCTAAAACAATTTTTATTGTAGCCTTGTCGTTTATATCGAGACTAACTTTACCCATATTTGAAACAGTCCAATAATTTGGTCCGGTTTTGTTGTATTTTAATTCATCATTTACGTATATATACAAATGTCCGCAGTAATGAAGATAGACATCTGCCTCAAAAGTTTTGATTTTTTTAAACTCATAATGACACTCGCCTTTCAGTCTTCCACGATATGGAGGTCTGGCCGTTAATTTAATCTCATCCTCACTATTCCAAACAGCGTATGAGTTGTGCTCCCACTTTTCATCATATAACTCTTTAGTTTCAGCAAAACTGGAGATTACCGGATAACTTCCGTAAAAAATGCCGTCATATTTAGGAGTTAATATTTTTTTATTTAAAAAAACATCTTTTAACCCATATTTAAGTGATAAATATTTAACCAGTTTCCCATCTTTAATTCTAGACATAAATTCGTATTTAGAAACAGAGCTCAAAATATGATTCCATACTTTACCTTTATGCTCAGGAAAATATAACCAAAATATTTCATCCAATGTCATATTTTCATAGTCTAAATTTTGGGTATCTATCGCCCAAGGTGCTACAGTTGTTTTGCTCACATCTGTTGATACAATTATTTTTTTATCAGAGTTTAGTCCTTGTAAAACGGTTTCTTTATCAACAACAGACATTTCATCAATATTGTTGTAATCTTTAACCGTATTTACCGCATTTGTTTTGCACAAAGTGCCGTATAAAACACTTTGTTTGTTTAAACATAAGTCTTTTTCGTCTATAAAATCAAGAACTTTGTTGTCACCGAATTTTTTAATATTCTGCCAAAAAAATTTACTTTTAAATAAAGGTAACAATTCTTGTTTATAATTTTCGTATAAAAATTTCAATATATCATAAGAGAAAATATTTTTAAACTCTATATCTTCTATTACCAATTGGTCAGATATGATGTTTATCAAATTCTTGGCAAACACATAAAAAGCTTCTCCAAAATGTGAATAATCATCGGAAAGATACCAAAATAAACGAATTAATGCCCCTTTCCCATAATTAGCTGCGCTTATCATGCTTTCAGGACTTGTCCAATAATAATTGTAAGTTTCTCTAAAACCATAGCCTACAACTTTAAACGGTATTGAATAAACCATACTTTCTAAATAATATGTTTTTAAACTGTCGTTTGAACGAATAGCCTCACAAGGGGCTTTACCGCTCCAAATATTTATCCCAGAATTTTTTATATCTGGGCACATTTCTACACCAGAAAATAAGGTTGAAAACTTACCAACATTATTCACTTCATAATCTGTAACAGATGTCATTAAATATACTTTTTTACTGCTCATATTAAAACCGTAGCTATATCTAGCAATTCCCATATCGATAAAAACCCTGTGAGCCAACCCTCTGTCAGTAAAAAAACAAACAAGGCCGTCATCGTGTATAGCGCTTTTGATTTTGTTTGCAAGAGCCGTATTGGCAGGATAAGAATTTCTTGTCCCTACCCCTACAATAAACAAAAAATAAAAATCAGATAATCCATGTGTATTTATATAATTTTCATCTATAAAAATAATTTTATCAGTATAAGCACCTGCAAAATCAATATTTTCAAAAACTTTTTTCATCGCTAAAGAACCTGCATCAGGGTTTTTTATATCTTTAACCAAAAAGCCTATTTTATTTTTATGGCTTTTTACACTGATTGTTCTCATAGGCCAATAGTTTTCTTCATAAATATCGCCATCCGCATCATCCGAATGAAAAAAATATTTCGGGGGGATTACTTCAAAATTGCTGTCGCCAGGTTTTTTCCATAGTAATCTCCAGTTATCTCCCCCAGTCATTTCTTCCTGTCTAAATTTGAACTTATAATATCCCGGTTTATCAAAATGAAATACTTTATGGTGGCTGGTGCATTTACACCATCCATGTCCGCCATACCACCCTACAATGTTTCCATTGCACGTAAAATCTACTGCATCGTCTCCATCTATAGCAATATCATAATCACCGGCTTTAGGTATATATAAAAATCCTTCAAAAATAGTCATATAATAATCGCTTGACCCAAAAGGGTTGTTACCAGAATCTTTTGTACAAATTATATTGGGAACTATTTTGGAGCTATATTTTTTAGATGAACATTTTTCTTCTAGTGAGTCTAGCCCGCTTTTGTTTGTAGGATGAGAGCTAATAAGTCCGTGGGTGTCGTATGTGCTCATTTTCACCCCAGGAATTAGGGCGACATCTGTATCGCTTAATTGTGGTTTCAAATTATACAGTGCGTCTAAAATCTGAGTTCTTATGTTTTTATCATTTAAAATCGAAACAATTTCATCTTTACTTTTTTTATCAAGCGCCTTAAGCGCTGAAATAATTTTTACCGCTTTATAATTATGCATTGTTTTCTCCCTCTAAAACATATAACAAATACACTTCTTCTTCTGATAACATTGTATTATATATTTTAAGGTTTTTCAATTTTCCATTATAATAAGACTCATAATCCCATACTCTGCTTCCACCTGCTCCGTGTTCAGCTCCAAGTATTGTGTAACGCTTGTTTGTTCCGGCCGCTTTATTAGCTGTTTCACCCTTATAAATACCGTCTATATAAAATTTAATGGTTTTGTTATCTCCTGTTATAATTACGTGATGCCATTGTTTAGAATCTACATTGTATGAGCCTCCATGTCCACCTTCATACCAACTGTTTGGCCTTACCGAAAAACCTAATTTATTTACAGCCGCACTTATCATAATGTAATCAACATAATAGCCGGTTTCAAAAATTACACCGCTTGAGAAATCTTTAACCCATAAAGACACGGCAAAACTATTATTGTAAATATTTGTAGGAGTATTAAGAAAACAATAACCGTTCCCTTTAAACAGCAAGCTTCTTTCTGTAATTGAAACATTTGTAGGAGAAGCGGTATATCTGTTTTTAAACTCTTTAAAATCTTTTGTAAAAGGGAAAAATGCTATCTCTTTTTCTTTATTTATTACCCCTATTGAGGGATTATATATTTTTGAATAACTAACGTTTTTAATGTTTAAATCATTTGTTACAAATTCCTTATAATCAAGCATCCCGTTTCCGTAATTTGTTTCAATTAAGTTTTCAGATTTCCAAGTATATTTATTTGGAGACTCTTTAATTATAAATTTATATTTTTTAGCTACATCAACAAACAAAGCCAATTCAGAATCTTTAATGTCTTTATTTGTTAAAGATTTTAAATAGCCGTTTGCATCAAGATAAATGTAATCTTTTATTTTTTTGTCGTAACATACCGGTAAAATTTCTTTAAACGAAGCCACAATGGTTTTATTGTAACCGTTTACGTCATCGCCTTCCAGTGTAAAAACATTATCCATGTCTCTGGTGATAGTTTTTTTTGTATTGCCATCTGTTGTCCAATATGGATGATGATGAAAACTAAATATGTTTAAAAATTTTAAATTATCACATACTTTGCAAGTGGAAAATATTTTTTTTGTAGGGAAAAAGTGCTTAGGGATAAAACTGCTTTCAATTTCATAAATGTTTTTATTTGAAACCCCTTCCACTTTTTTTAGATATTCTGTGCTTAAATTTAAGAATCCAAACAAAGATACTATATCCTCATATGCCATATCTTCAATATATCCGGGCGTAAGCACATATTCGTAATATTTTTTATCGTTTCTGTTTAAAACAAAATCGGCAATTAATCTCAAGTTGTTTATGTTGAAAATATCTCTTAATAATTCCTTGCCTGATTCATATTTTTCTATTGTTTTAAATAAATCTTTTGAGGCATCGGTTTTTAAAAAGTTTTTTAAATCAACAATATCGTCAGTAATAAATTCTAAATTATTTTCATAAAAAGCATATTGAAACAGCACGTGCTCATTATTGTTTGCAGCTTCTTCGATTAAATCTTTATTTGTAGCAAAAAAATCATCTATTCCGTTATCTTTTAAACTTTTCCAAAATCCATACAATTTTAAAAAATCAACAGCTAAATCATTGTCAAGAAGCCAATCCACAAACTCATTGGTTATAAAATGTTTATTTTTAACAAGAATCAAGCTTATATTGTTTAAACCGCTGTTTATCTCAATTTCAATTTCATTTTTCATTTTTATAATTGTTTCTTTTGTAAACCTTTTGTATTTGTCCAGATTTAAAAATAATACATAATCTTTGCCAACGTTTTTGTTAAATAATGCCACAATTTCATTCTGTTTCAATTTTCTATTAAAAATTAAAAACTCGTCAATTTCTCCTGTTAAAAAGCTATTAGGACTTCCTGATTGAGTATCATATCTAGCTCCTATCCCTATTTTATTAGACGGATATCCCCATGGCCTATATGATGAACGGCTACCGGTCCATTTTAATTCTGTATCAATATACATTTCGGTTTCACCTGTTTTTTTATTGTAATACAAAACATAATGGTGAAATTCGTTTTTAGGAGGAGTGTAAACATTAATCCAGGTCCAATTGTTTCCTATCGCTATCTGTAAATAATTTCCATTATGCTGGACTTCTATCAATTCTTGACCCAAATTAAACAAAATACCGCTAGCATGAATATTTGCCCAAAAAGAAATTGTTATTTCATTTCCCAATCCTATATCAGACGCTTTGAAGCTAACTGAAGAAGAACCGTTGAAATGAGCAGCTTTTCCTACTACCCCATTAGTATAAGATTCGGTTCCATGCCAAGAAGGACGCAAGTCTTTAACTAACTCTATACCGCTTCCATCAAAAGGAACGTTAAAAACAGGTTTCAAATATCCATATTTCATGACACTTCCTTATCTTCTTTATAAGGGAAGCCTAACAATCCGGCAGCGCCAATTATTTTTAAATTCTTAACATACCCGCAGTCATCTCCTCTTGTAACGCTTCCGTCTTTAGTGTATAAAAACTTAATATCTGCCGGGCCGTTTACTTCATAAGAATAATGGTTCCAGTTCGTGGTCCCGCTAATATACACTTTTTGTACGCCGTTTAAATAAAATCTCATATAATCATAACGATATTCAGAGGAGACTTTCATGTCAAATTCAATAGTTTTAACAAAATCAAAATGAGCTGAGACTCCAGAGCTTTGTCTATCCCCGATGGACGGGTCGGTATGGAACGCACAGCATCCGTCCCAAATAGGCCTTTTATTACCTTCTGTTTTCCACTTTGAATCAAACGATTCTTTAGTTTCTGTATAAGAAATACTTGAACCTGAGCCTTTCCCAAAAGTGTATTTAACTATATTGCTTACCACCTTAGAAACCTCGGTTTTATTTCCTATTGCAACAATTATGCTGTTATCATCATTAAGACCAAACTGATATAACAAATACAAATTTTTATCATCAGGTTGGATTTTACAATAATTTTCATCATCCACCTGTTCATCCACATTCACATATAACTTTTCAGCCCTGTATGAAACAAACCCTAGCAAAAGAGCTCCGGATACAGTTTCTGAAGGTTGACCATCAATCAAATCTTTCAAATAATTAACTTTTGTAAAATCTTCATATAAATTGTTGCCTGCAATTATAAATTCATAAGGCATATAAGCAGTTTCAACTCCAACACCGGCATCTTCCAATATTGATAATATATTTTCGTTCACAATAATTGAATCATCCCTGTCGTTGTATATATCATCGCAAGGAAAAGATATATTATCTAGAAGATAAAACCCATTTCTTTTGTTTTTGCCATTCTCAATTTCAGCGGTAAAAGTGTTTCCGTTAAAAAACATCCCGTCTGGTTTTATATAAAAACACGGAACAGATTTTCCATTTGTAATTTTTTTATTAGATAGTGTGTATATTTCGTCAAGTATTTTTCCATTACTTTCTAAAACGGCATATGAGTAATCTTTCAATCCGTTTACCGGTTTTCTTTTTATAAAATTTGCATTAAGAATTTTAACTTGATTTTTATAAATTACTTTATCAAAAAGATATATACAGTCAACATCAAAAGTTAATGAATTTTTAAACCAGTGATTTCCTATATACATAGTATTGTCATTCACGATAAAAATTGAAGATTTAACAATGGCAAACAAAATTATTTTATCGTTATAGTAGGCTTTTATGTAAGTATTGCTTGAGTCGCTATTTATTACAAAAAATAAATTCTGAAATCCGTTTTCTTTTTTAAGTTGAACAGACTTAACTACCTGGTTGTTTGGAAGAGTAATATTCACAGTGTAATAATTTTCATCTACAGTTTCTATTTCAGCTTTAAAAGTATCAGGTTTAATATTTACAGTTTTTTCTAAAGAAAATAAGCGCCCGTCATCAGCTTCCTTTATTCTCATCATTAACGATATTCCATTTGAGTTTACTTTTCCTAAGTTTAAAGCTGAGCTACCTTTTTTTAAAAATTTAAAATTATTATTTTCTTCAAAAATTAAATCCGAATTGCTGCTTACGTTTTCACCGTTTATAGTATTTATTGTGTTTCCATTAAATTCAAGTAATATGATAGGTTTTATGTATAATGGGTTTAAGTTATATTCTTCATTAAATTTAACTTCGATGTTTTCTTGTCTTTTAATTTCAACGTTTGCCACAGAGCATTCGGCCAAACGTTTTATTTCTTCTTCATAAACAAGTTGCTTTTGTTGAGGTAAATTGGTTATTCTATCTTTATATAACTTAAATACGTTTTCCTCTGAAAGATAATCAAATATATAGCAAAATTCATCTACTATACCGCAAAAATTAACTCCTCCTCCCGATTCTATTCCTATATAAATTTCATTTAAAGGCATTTCTTGTATAACCGATACATTAGAAGTTCCTTTTATTTTTGCTCCATTTACATACACATCAAAAACATTTCTATAAACATTGAAAGTGATTGTAAGATGATAAAATTTTCCAATTTCAAATATTTGTCTATCTGAAACAAAAACGTTTTTTTTGCCAGTATGTATTACAAGCTTATTATCTTCAGTTGTAGATATAGGCCTTATAGCTATTTTAGAATCATTAGAATTGCCTATAGTAACAACGGCATAATTTCCATCATTGTAGCAATCTTGCTTAAACCAAAAAGCAACAGTTTGTTCCCCTTGTTGATGTGTATCGGTTCCTCCTGGTATTTTAATATAGTTTTCACCGTTCAGTTTAACGCCTTGGCCTATTTTAGCATCACAATATAGTTCGTTTCCAACCCACTGTGCAGGCACGTTGTTTTTGGAAACATCTTTAATGTTGCCGTCAAAAGGAAAACGACAAACCACGTATCCATTATAAGAATCAAAAAAAGAAGAAGGTTTGTTTTCAGTAAATAACATTTTATTCCCCTTAATTGTTTAATAATTCTAATGCCAAGGCATAAGCTTTATCTGCTTTTGATATTACATTAAACACAGCATCGGATTCTTCTGAAACGGTAGATGACATTTCCACAGGTTCGGCAATTGATTTACCGGTTACAACCAACACTACGTCAAACGGCTGATTAGGTATTCTTCCATTTTCGTCGTTATACAGATAATCGTATTCAAAAGTGAGTTTCTCGGCTCCGTTTACTTTGCCCACTATAGGATTTCCGTCTTTATCTCTTACAATATATCCTTCTCCGTTCATATAGCTGTCTTTATACATTAACGCATATGTGGCATCAGGGTCTGATTGTAATAATGCGTCAAACATAATAGTTATAGGTTTAAAATATACAGGGTAAGCAAATCTTGTATCATTTGTTGCTATTTTGATTTCAGTTAAAGTTAACGTTGTGTTATCGTCTAAATCAGACGCATCTATTTTTAAATAGAACTCAAAAGATTCTCCATCAATTATGCTGTTTACCGAAGTTAATTTTTCGGCGTTAAACAACATATAATCTGTTTCTGTATCAGCTGTTTTTACTTTAAATAAAAATCTTAAATCAGAATTGCTTCCCCCAATTTGAGGCTCCTGGTCTTTAAAAGTTATTCCTCTTAATGAGAAAGGAGCTTTATATTCAATAGCATCACCTTTTTTTAAATGTAAACCGGTTCCATATTCGAATTTAGGGTCACCGTTTAATACTGTAGAGGTTTTATTTTTTGTGAGGTGTATTAACAGTTCGCCTTCTCCGTTGTCTTTATATATTTCAAATAGGGTTGTGTTTTCAGCTCCGTTATTGATAGTTACATCAGAGGCATATATACCTTTAACCTGTGTGTTTTTTGAATATATGGAATATTCTCTAGGTGCATCTGATACAAAATTTTGGACAAGCAAATCATCACTCATATTGTCCATTTTTACAGTTGCGCTGCTTCTACAGCCCTTAAACCTAGCGTTTACAAATTTACAGCTATAAGCAACATCACATCTAACAACATAATTAGCATAATCGTCATCAGCCTCCATTGAAAGCATATCGATTTTAGATGAGTTAAGAACTCTTAAAAATGAATCGTAAGAACCCCCTCCCGCAGGGATTTTAATTTTATCAAGCCTAACATGTGAACATCCCTCAAGAAAAACATTTGGCTGTGAATTGCTTGACGAGTTTTGTAAGTTTACGGTATTGGAAGAGTTTACTATTCCTATTTCTGTGTTGTTAATGTTGTTTAGTTTAAGAGCTCCTCCGACATTGTTTATATTGTCTGTTACAAGATTCTGTACCGTGTCAAACATTACGGCATAATCAGTTCCGGAGTCTCTTTTAATTAAATATCCAAAAATATTTTTAGCAATAACATTATTGCAGTAAGATAAAGCAAATCCATAACTTTTAACGCTTTGAGAAACCAAATTGTCTATTTCCATATCATTACTGTATCTTATGCTGATACCGCTTGAATAAGTACTGTCGCATGCAAATATTGAATTTTTAACGTTTACATTACTACAATAGTTCATGTATGTAGGCTTTTTAACGGTTACATAATTCATCTTTAAATACGTTAAATCCGAAAGGTTCATACTAACATTAGACATAGCCACATTGTTTAACGAAATAAAACCGCCCAGTCCAGTATAAAATCTCACACTAGAAGAATTATTGTCTCCGTCTGTAGTTGACATAATGATGTTAGGAACGAAAATTTTACATCCGTTTGCGGGAACTAAACCTCCGTCGGCAGTATCTGTAAATTTAATTTTTCCGTCTTCTACCCTAAATACTCTTCCCGTCAATTCATTTGCTGCAAAATCTGTAAACTGATAATCCACAGCCCCTGCATTGATACATCTCCATAACTCATATTCGCCGCTATCAGGAGCAGTTTCAACAAACACCCCTCCAAGAGTATGGTCTGGAAAAGGCAGGTCTATTTCTTGACCGAGACTTCCATCAGAAGTTCCAATAGCAACAAGTTTACCGCTAATATTTAATTTCCCCAAAGAGTATACTTTGATATAAATTTTATCAAATTGTAAGAGTTTAATTTCGTCAGTATTGTTTGCAACGTTAAAAGAACCGTCCTGTATTTCCAGCTTAGTTATTAAATCAGGCCAATTATCAGGAGTTATGCTTACCACATCCCCGTTGGTAATAGTAAAATCTGCCATATCAATCCTTTAATCATTTTTTACAAATTGTATCATATTTGAATAACATACACAATTTTAAGAAGTGTACTTCCCTAATAAATACGATATTGAAGCCGATAAGTTTCTTTTTTGAATGAAATAGTTTTCATCAATATAAGTATCCTCAACCGCTCCGTTTGCAAAGAAATTATCCAATGAGTTTTTAAGAATGTTATAATCTTGCTCCACAGGCATTTCCATTACAATAGAATCGTTTAATTTTTTGTAATCAGAGTTTAAAATATCCCCGATTAAAACCATGTTATGTTTTGCTGTTTCTGGAATTTTAACTTTTTTATCTAAAACACCGTCCAAAGCTAAATAAGATTCCTGTAATTCATCTAGATTTACCTGACCGTAAGGAAAAGACGAGTCTTTACTTACTACTAAAACACTTTCCTCAGCTTTTATGTTATCAATTGATATTTTGTTTTTGTTGCCGGATATAGTTATTGTGTTCAATTTTAACAAAAGAGTCCAAGACGACAAATCATCAATCACAATAGGCTCTGATTTTAAATAAAAATAATCCGATAGTATAGAGTACGGCGCAACAAAAGTACGCTCATTTTTATCGCTATCAGTGAAAACAACACTATCATCGTACAACAACTGGGAAGCTTTAATTTTTGAGCTATTTAAAATACTCTCATCATCCAAAAGCTCTTTAAACATTAGGGAGTTGTTTTTATTAACAGGTGTTTTTAGCTTTATGTAATACATAGAGGAAAAAACATTGTTGGCCGGAATAAAATATTTACTCCAGAATTCCAGACTTAAATCTTGAAATATTTTATCAGTAGGTATATTAGAAGCATTTACTTCAAAACAGGTTATTTCGGTTCCGCTTGGCGGGAACATAGTAACCGTTTCCACATAGTCATATTCTTTTAAATAGTTCAACACCATTTCTACGTTATTTTTTGTGTTTTGAATCATCCCTGACGCATATTTTAACGCATCAGCTAAACTGTCTATCGTAACAGCCATAACTATCCTCACATATCAGGCCAACCGAAAGGCGGCCACTCTATTTTATCTATTGGTTTTGGTCCAACGTCACCTTTTAAAATCATAGCTTATCCTTTTATAATGGTTTAATTACGTCTTTGATAGCATCTACGTATAAATCCACCTCTTGTATAAATTGAGGGTTCTTTTTTTCTTCACGAACTTCTCTTATAGCTTTGTTTAGTGCCCTTACCGAGAGACCCGCATCCTTGACGTTTTTTACAATCTCTTTTCTTTCGCTTTTCAAAGCGTCTATTCTTTCATCTATTAATTGAATTTGGTTTGCTGCTTGAGACAATATTTCTTTTGCTTCCGCCTCAGATATTACTTTTTGTGTTTTTTTTGCCATACATACTCCTTAGCAATGTGTTTGCATTAATTTATCTGCTTTTTGTAGCACGTTTTGATAACCGTGTTGAGCTGCCCTTATTTTGGCCGCTTTTAACATTTTGCAACTTATTTTACCTGTGTTTGGGTTTACGATAGGGAATTTTTTCTCACCAGGAAGAAGAAAAGCATTTGGACCATGTTTTTCCAACAAATGTTCCCTCACACTGGTTTTGTGAATTTTTTCTTTAAGCGTTTGTCCAAACTTTAAAGCCTTAGGGCTTCTAGGGTTTTGAAATGCTATTTTTTCTACGGCTATTTTGTACAACATAACATTTCCTTTTTTTGATAATTGTATCATTTTTACAGACAAATGGCAAAGTCGGGAAAAATAACCACGTTTCGTGGTATGTATATATGAAAGAGAGATTTTGGGCTTACTCTCTATAATAAAAAAGTCGATTTTAATTAAAAGGCAAAGCTATGAGAAATATTCTAGTAGTGAACGGTGTAGTGTATGTAAGTACAAGAGAAAATTTGAAAAAGTTGCAAAAAAAATTAGGCGGAGTCATCAATCCTCCTAAATGGGTGTGTAACCCGTTTAAAGGTGGATGGAAGATAGTTTCCGTCTAATCTTTTCTCTCTATTTTTTTTGGTTACTGTTTTTTTCTTAATTTTTTTAAAACTTTTTTATTTTTTTCATATTCTTTGTCAGTCCATCCGGTGAAAGGGTTAATTGCGTTCTCATTTTTTGAATGTTTGGCTGCTGCGTGCGCCATTCTGTTTCTGTGTAGCTCCATATTGAATCTTGTCAAAGGGTCATTCCCCATAAATGCATATCCTAAAAAAGGGTGTTTCTCGCCGTATTGTTTTCTAGCTTTTAACATTCTTTCTGTTTTTTCGCTTTCAGCGGCATAATCATGTGCATCTAATTTATGTCCAGCTCTTGTAACTGCAAACGCCAATTTATATAGCCCCATTTTAATTCCTTTTTATTTTTTATAATTAAACCATTTTTTAAAAAAAAAATCAATTTCACGGTATATATAAATGGAGCAGGCCATAATCCTGTAAAAAATTAAAAGGACGAAAATGAAAACAAAAATTTTAAAATACGGGAAAAAAATATGTGGAGAAACAAGAAAAGCCGACTTCCTGAGAGCTTTCGAAAGAGAAGTTGAAACTACTAGAATTTTTAGCTTTGGGGCGTGCAATTTTCACTGCCCGTATTGCAAAAGAGATTGTCAGCTTGTAGATACAAACGGCAACCCAATTCGTGCAGAAGAGGTCCCATTTGAAGAGGTGCTAGCTGTGGTTGATGATGCTGTAGCAAAAGAGCAAAGAGTGAGGTTGTCAGGAGGGGACCCAGTTATGTTTCCAAAAGAGAGCCTTGCCATAGCTAAATATGCTATAGATAAGTATGGGCAAAAAATTAGCATTGCCCACAATGGTTCAGGTATGAGATATGTTAAATCTCTTGCCCCTTACCTGGACTATGCGGCAATTGACCTTAAGGGGCATGACGGAGAGGAGCTTGCAATGAGAGCAGGTATACCTGAAAAGACTGGAGATAAAATGCTGAAAAGCACTCTTGCGGTTCAGGATTACCTTGCATCTCAAGGGGTACTGGTGGACGTAAGAACACCAGTGTTCGACACAACCACTCTTGACAATCTACATAGTATGGCAGAACAAATTGTCAAAGGGGGAGTAGAGAATAAGTTCTGGACCCTCAGAAAATATAATCCGGTTCGCTGGATTGACTGGGGGACAATTCCTCAGGAGACTCTGCTCCAATACGCTGAAATTCTCAGCAAGGAGTTCCCAGAGCTTCCTATAGGGCTTCGCCTAAAATGGAGTGGGGGAGCAAAAGAATTTATAATTTTAAAAGGAGGCAAAAGAATATAGCCTCTTTTTTTGTTTACAATAATTGACTACCGGCTATTCCACCAACAAGGCCAGCAATCCCACTTTCTAATCCAGTTGTATGTGTTCCCCTAAAACCTAATTTGTGTGCCCCAGCTACAGCTAAGCCTGACGCAACACCTTTAAACAACTTAGACTTAAAAAACGAATTCTTGTTTTTGTTTTGCTGTATTTTTTCTGCAGCTATTTTATATAATTTTAGCAAAGAATACTCCATCTAAAATACGAAGTAATTAGGTGGAGATGAATTTGCTATACACGAAGTGTATTATCTATTACTTGACACTTTAGATAAAATTTAGTAATATACCAATATGTATTCCTACAAATTCAGAATATACCCAAAGAAAGAAATAGCAGAGTTGTTAATAAAATGGTTTGGATGTAGTAGATATGTGTGGAATTGGGGATTAGACAGAAAAACTCAACACTATAAAGAAACAGGAAAATCCCTCTCATATCTACAATTAGCCAATGAATTAACTCTTTTAAAGAGGGAACAAACTTGGCTAAAAGAAGCACCATCTCAACCATTGCAACAGGTGCTTAAACAACTTGAAACTGCATTTGCAAAATTTTTTGAAAGGAAGGCTGGGTATCCTAAATTCAAATCCAAGAAGAACTCAACTCAATCCTTGCAAATTCCTCAGGGATTTAAAATTGAAGAGAATAAATTATATCTTCCAAAATTAAGAAAAGAACCTATAAAAATAAAATTACATAGAAAAATCAAAGGCAATATCAAACGCATTGTAGTGTCTATGAATAAGATAGGTCAGTTTTTTGTATCAATTATAACTGACTATACTCCTGAAAAACTTCCTAAATCTAACAAAAAGATAGGGATAGATTTGGGATTAAAGCATTTTCTAATAACAAGCGACGGTAGAAAAATTCCACTACCTAAATGGTTTAAAAAAACTGAAATTCTAATTAAGAGAGTTCAAAGAAAGTTATCAAGAAAACAGAAAGGAAGTAAGAGATATGAAAAGGTTAGACAAAGATTAGCTAAACTTCAATTAAAAGTATCTAATCAAAGATTAGACTTCTTGCACAAACTTTCAAAACAGCTGATAGACGAAAACCAAGTCATAGCTATTGAGAGTTTGTGTATTAAAGGAATGATTAGAAATCATAAACTAGCTAAATATATTGCAAATGCAAGCTGGGGTAAATTCACTGAACTACTTAAATATAAAGCTAAATGGTATGGTAGAACTGTAGTGTCAGTAGATAGATTTGCCCCAACTTCAAAAATGTGCAACAAATGTGGATACATCAAACAAGACCTTAAACTCTCTGATAGAGCTTGGACCTGCCCAAGATGTGGAACTTTCCACGATAGAGATATTAACGCTGCTCAAAACATTCTTGAGTTAGCGTTAACTACCGCTGGAACAGCGGGAAGTTAGGCTCGTGGAGGTAGCTCTGACGGGGTTAACCTCTTAGGTTGGCTAGTCATCTACCGATGAAGCGAGAAGCTCCCTCTATAACTAGTTAGAGTTTAGAGGGAGTAGTTCACATAACACACGTCTTCCTTTTTTTAATAATTGTATCATTTTTCAAAAAAAAGGAAACTATTAACGTTTCACGGTATGTATATATGAGTGAAAGAGTTTACGGTCTCTAAAATCGTAAAAAATTAAAAGGATTAAAATGTTTGAAGTAATAGCAAATTCTTTAGATTTCACGGTAAATCTTATGGCTTTTACAGCAGCGGTTGTTTATGGTTTTAAATATTTTAAAGCAAAAAAAGCGAGATTAAGTCTAGCTCAAGATGGGTATGTTTGGGTTGTAATTCAGGTAGGACATCCAGTGGTGGCGGTTTTCAAAGAACAATTCAAAACCGAACCGGATTACATAATTGACCCTGAAATTGAACTTGGTCATTTAGTTATATCTGGAACAAAAGATTATCAAAAGATAATTAAAAGATTCAGGGATATACTAAAAGCCAACCAGGATAAAGAAATCAGGGTCATCACATCTGGGCCTACGGCTTTAAATGCGTTGCTTGGGCAAGCCGCAGGACCTCAATATGATGTAGTATGGTATCAATGGGATTTGGCTACGAAAAATTATAACCCCATTCCCCCATATGCAGGTTTACTGTAAATAAAAAAATTAAAAGGATAAAAAATGTTAATAGGTGGAATATGTTTTTTTGGCGGAATGTTTATATTTCTTATGTGGAATTTAACGAGAGAGGTGTAGCATGAAAGTATTTTTAGCAAAAAACCTGAAAGAGGCAATTAGTGTAGCAGAGGAAGAAAAAACAAAAGGAGCTTTCGTTGTGGCTGTTGAAGCAGAGTGGGGAGATGAAGCGCTGGAATCACCTTACGCAGATATAGCTCTAAACCATCACGGGTCAAGGGCGTCTAACCCGTGTCCAAGCGAAATTGGAATTGTAGCACCACAAGTGGTTGAGCTATGTAAAAAACATAAAAACAAAACTTACATAGTAAGCCACATAGACGCCGATACAATATTTGGAATTATGTGGTGCGAGGGGCTGTTTGACGCTGAAAAAGGATACGCTCCCGATTTAGTTCAAATAGCCAAAATGGTGGCGTTTACAGATAAGAACGGGCGTCACATAGCGATGAGTGAATTAGAAGCTTTAAACGATACAGATGCTTTTAAAAAGTGGCTCTCACTCGGGTTACTATTTAGCAGAAACGCCATATCATTTAAAGGGGATATATCTGAACATGTGGCTAAAATAATATATGCCGCATCTCAGATTATATTCTCAAAAAACATCAAAGAGAGCCAAATATACAAAGAGGCTCTCGAATGGGAAGCAGGCAAAGCTAAAAGCGCAAAAGAGGCAATCACATACAAAGACGATATTTTATTGGGGTTTGCCTCTAAAAAATTTATGTGCGACAATTATGCGTTGTTTGCGGATGAAGACGGTATTGTAAGAAAAATAATCATCCAGTATGACTTGCATAATAAATCCATATTATTGGCCGCATATGACGCAAAGACGGCACAGGATTTTTTCGGTAAAAAAGGAGTAGTAGGGCCACTACAAGATTTTTTTGGAAATGAGGCAGGCGGCCATATCGCTATCGGAGGAAGCCCTAGAAATAAGCCTATGAAATGGCAAGATTATAAAAAATTTCTCAAATTCATTAAAAGCAAAATTTGGGAAAAATAACTACATTTCGTGGTATGTATATATGAAAGGGAGATTTGCGACCTATGGCGCCCGTGAGGGGTAAAACAAATTTCCCTAAGCAAGGCAAGAGCCATAGGCAGGGTATGCCCTAACCCTGATGCCAAATAGGGTAAAAATCAAATTAAAAGGACGAAAATGAAATACACATTAAAAAATCTAAAAGTAAACTTCGGTGTAGATAATGGTGACAACAGTGTAATTACAGGTGCTAAAAATGAACTACATGGCGAGTTACTTATTGAAGAGTTGGAGATTGAATATAGTGCGGAAGAGTTTAAAGAGCTTATTGGAGTCGCAAAAGACGCAATCTCAATCATAAAAGAGCTACGCAATCTTTAAGATTGCTGCTCTGCTTTGAGTTCATTAAGGTGAATTGAAAGCAGCGTAAACGCCCGCCCGAGCCTATAATCGGGTCTGACCGCCAACCGGAGCGGGTTAATCCGGTCCTTGCACAGAATTCATTGCGGTGAATTGTATGCAGGGAAACCTGTAAATAAAAATTAAAAGGACGAAAATGAAATTTGTAAATCTAACGCCACATACAATAAAAATTGTAGCATTAGCTACAGACGGAAAAGAAATAGTAGTAGAACCAAGTGGAACAATTGCAAGAGTTGAAACTATTGAAAAAGTTATAGCAGAGGTTGACGGAATTCCAATCGTTAAAAGAACTTTTGGTGAAGTTAAAGGAATTCCTGCTCCGGAAGAAGGAGTGGGGTATATTGTCTCAGCTATGGTATTATCAGCTGTAAAAGGGCGCATAGATGTTTACGCCCCTGACACTGGTAGTACAGCTATCAGAAATGATAAGGGACAGATTGAAGCGGTGACCAGACTAGTAAGAGCTTAAGCCTATGGGAAGGAAAACCCAAAAAACCCGTTTATGTGAGGTCGTTAAACATTTGGTAAGAAAAAGGTTATCGTCTTTCCGATGCGGGTAGGAAAGAGAATGAACGTTGTAATAATTCCCGTCTGCTATGCGGCAGCAGAGTGTAGAAGAGGTGCCTAGGTTTCCTCGGTTAGTTAGGCTGCACAGATGTTTATATTTAATAAGAAACCGAGGGTTAAATATATTTTAAAATATCTCTCCTGCCGCCATTGAGGGCACACATCAATGAGGAGAGACAAGGAGTTTATTATGTTAGCTACAGGGAGAAAGGGAGTGTGCATTTCCCCTTTCATTAGCACCTGTTTATTTTTTTGCTTACCTTAAAAGCAACCTATTTCTTTTTCATCCCGTTTGGATATTTTGTCGCATGATAGAATCCTACATAAGGGTCAAGGTCTATTTTCATTTGTAAATTTTCATTGTTTCTGGCACCAAAAAGCTGTTTTGATGCAAGCATTTTATTTTTCACATCATCAATCGCTTTTTGAGTTAATGGTGCATGAATTGCCAATTGGTCACCGTCATAATCTGCGTTTTGCGGATTTTCGTGTAACGGGGAAATCCTCATAGCATTATCAGGACTAATCTTTGCGTATGCTCCAATCATGTTATGTTTGTGTAATGTAGGAGCTCTGTTTATAACAACAGGTACCTCTTTCATTGTGTCTTCAAGAAATCTTTTTGCTGTATGCGTTCTTTCCTCTAAATGTTTTTGTATATCAGTAGAACTAAGACCGGCTTGTGACATTTTTCTTGTTACATGCGGTTCGAAAATCTTCCATGCAACTTCTTTAGGCAGCTCTACCTGGTCCATAGGCAAATATTTTTCTTTAGGAATAATGACTGCTCTTCCGGATGTAAACACTTTGTTTTGTAATACGTTTTGTTGCCATAAACTTTCTTTAGGTTTTTTGCCAGCTATAATTTCCTGAACAGATTTAACACCTTTTCTTTTTAATACAGGGTCAGGGGAATCGTTAACTCCATACATTGCTCCTACGTGTTTTTGTAGTTCCGTTTTTAACTTGCCCGTTATAGGGTGGTTATCGCCAAATTCTTTTTTTGCTTCCTTTAAGGCGTTAGCGGCACTAATTATGGTTGAATAATGATTGTTTATATCGTGGTCAACCACTGTTCCGTTAGGCAATTTGCTTACCGGCCTATATTTAGTTGGAATTACAGGTATTTTGCTTATAAAAGCTACGTCTTTTAAGTGCATATCATTTTCTTTAAGTTTTTTTATAGCTTTTACAACTCTCACCCCCTGGTTTATTTTGTTAGGGTCATTTGTTTTTTTAATAGCCTGTTTGTATGTTTTTTCTACAGTGTTAAGATTTACTTTGTTTAACTGTTTTTCTATTTCAGAAATTTTTCCTTCTTCTATTTTTTTATCCAATTGTTTTTCCGACATTCCAAGCACTTTGGCTACTATAGGCTTATAGTTTGGATTAATTATTTTGTCGCCCAGTTCTATATGTCCATAATAGTTTCCATCACCCCCGAATATTTTAGGGTCATAAAAACCGTGAGGCACTTCGTTTAAAGTCCCATGTTTTAAACCAAAAGGAGACTTAACCTCACCATTGGACATTTTTTTAATATCTTTATCGGTCATAGGGACTACTTTTATTTTATCTCCTTCTTCCACTACATTCATATGCATTTGATGTAAAAGAGATTTGAACTTTTTAAGTGATGTTTTTTCTTCGGGCATAGGTAGAATGCTGTCTCCTCTCATAAAAGCATTGAACCAATCTCTGTTTTTTTGAGACCTTATTTTAAAAGTTTCCCTTAAGAAATCTTTTGCTCCGTGGGCGAGAAGCGCATTGACTTCCATGTTTGAAATAGAGCTTGCAGAAGTTTTACCGCCTTTTTTAGGCTGGTCCAATCCGTCTGTTGCCCCGTATCCTACTGCGCTCCAAGCACTGTCCCCTTGTTTAAATAATTTTTGAACATGATAGTTGCCTATAAAAACAGGGTTTTTTAAATAGGTTTTTCTAACTGGGTCATAAACCTTGTGATACAGTTTTACACCATGTTTTTCGGCCTCTTTTTTTGCAAATTCAGCAAGATTTTCATCCGTAAAATGAGGAATAACATACTGTTTTCCGGTCTTTTCTGAAACAGCTCCCAAGGTAGCCTCTATAATCTGCGCCGGATTTTGTCTTGATGCTACACCTGCACCGCCCATTATTACATCTATCGGTTTACCGTGTTCATCGTGAGGCATTTCTTTATCAGGTATAATTTTAGAAATTATCCCTTTATTACCTGAACGTCCGGCAATTTTATCTCCCACTTTTAAAGGAGCTTTGTATGTAAGTATCATTCTCACTTTACTTCTGCTGTCGTCTATTTTGTCTAACTTTGTAGGATAATCGTACTTCCATTCTTCCATAAAAGGAGCATATCCTCCATATAACAGTTTTTTTACTTTTTCATTTGAAAATTTAACTTCATTTTCGTCTAGTTTTTTTACGCCCAAATAAACAGGTTCTCCTTTATGTAAATGGACGCCAGGTTTTAAAAAACCTTTTTCATCATATTTGTTCAAATCTATTTTTTTGGCTATATCCGGAAACAGGTTTACAAACTTTTGCTTATTGAATTCTATGTTTTTATCTTTATCAATGTCTTTTTTGTGATAATGTAAAGATGTCATTTTTTTGGCGGCACTTTCACTAACTACAAAAGCGTCATTTCTTGTCCCGGGATACATCATAAAACCTACTCTTAAGTTTTTACCTAAAGCATATTGACCGTCTTTTGTATAGTTGCTGTCTGCAAGATGTTGTCCTGCTTTCACTTTATCTCCAACTTTAACGGTTGGGTAATGTTTGATATATGTTTTAGTGTTAAGAGGGGTTTTGTATGCTGAATAAGGAACCTTGTGTGTTTTTCCATCTTTATCCTTAACGTAAATCATGCCTTCTTTTTTGTCCATTTTTACAATTGTTCCGTCAACCGGAGCAACAGGGAGATGTTGTTTCGCATACTCAGTAAGAGGAACGTTTCCTTTGCTGTCTCCTATTACAACATGTGGCCTATCTCTTTCGGCAAGAGGGAGTGCCTGTAAAATATGTTTTGAGGCCATTAGATTTCTGGTAGGGTCATTGCTGCTTAGCGCTCCCAATGAGTTCATTGCAGGACCAAACATTAACGATGCATCAGGAATCTGATAATCAGCCTGATGTATTTTGCCTTCAAACAAATTGTTTCCATGTCTTATCCCAACAGTTCCTTTTTTGTCCACATCAGGAAAAGCTACTTTTTTGTCCCATAAATCTTTTAATCTTTTTACTTCAAGCTTCCCTGTTTTCAGATTTTTTACTAACATTGCGGGATTGTTGTGTTTATCTACATATGCGTTTTCGGTTAAAGACAATGTTATGCCGGTATTAGACCCTTCTGGAGATTTAATCGGGTCTATATATCCTAATTGTGACAAATGCAACCCTCTCATTGATGGAGTTATCACTTCACTTGATTTAACCCCTCCTTCACCCAATGGTGTTACGTCTGCGTTTATTTGCTGAATCTGTAAAGGGTTATATCCTTCCGGCATTCTTGAAATAGCAGACGTTGTTACGAAATTTTTACTGGCTTTATTTAAAAGAGGTTCATTCCATACATGTTCCACTTTTGCTGGATTAAAACTGTTAAGTGGAGCTCTTTTTTTCCATATCTCTTTGTTTAGATTTCTTTTAACGCCTTCAACAATCAAATCTTCGGGCTTCATTACTTTTTTATAAATTAAATTTTCCTTATCGTCAGCCTCAGCTTCACCCCTTTTAACTTTTACCACTTTTTTTGTAGCCGCCAATAATGCATCTTTATTTACATGGTCAGTATTAACACCTAAAGTGTGTTTGGTTGCCTCCGGGTCTAGCTTTCCGCTTTGAATAGCTTCTTTTAATTGCGCCATTCCTTCAGGCGTATTAGCTTTATCAGCTGAAACAACACCGGTTACTTCGGCTAATGATTTTAAAGTTTTATTCAAGTCGCTTTTTGATTTAGTCAAAACGTACAGCTTATCACCTAATTTTTTCTTAATTTCATCATCGGACGCTCCAAGTAATTTATAGATATCATAAGCGTTATATTTTCTGCTGCCTACTTCCACCCATAAATCATCCTTAGATTGAGGTGTAACTACTTTCATACTTTGACCGCCCGCTGTATTAAACATTGTTTCAACGTTTCCGTTATTTTTAACCATCGTGTATCCGGACGGCTTCAATCTAAATTGATGAGGAATAACATAATGTGACCCTTCCACTAAATATGTCCCCAGTTTGTTTTTATATGGTATAGAGCCGACATACACTTTTTTTTCATCTTCCACTTTTCCAGTATGTTTGTTTACTACTTTAGCTGTGGCATATACTTTTGTGTGAACCGATTTTTTCTTTTTTAGCGCTTCCTGCATGGAGTGCCAATCATCTTTAGGGTCTTTAAATTCTATGTTTTCAAAATGTAAAACTTTATGTGCCCCGCTAATAGGATTATTTTCTAGGTGTTCTTTTATTTTTTGTTTTATATCTTCATTGTGTTTCTCAGGGCTAGTTATAAGTTTTTTAAATTCCATGTCGGTCCTTCTATAGGGTATATGTTTTAATTTGTTTTGTAGAATCTACGACTCTTGCCGATTGCCAGTTAATACTATCTGTTTCCGTAATTTTTAAACCAATAAGGTCTTTACTTTTAACTTTATCATAATAACCGGTTACCTCTAATATTAACGATGGAATAGGAGCTTTTGCTACCGCTTTGGGCTCTCCTGATATTGGTATAAAAAACATTGGTTCATACACCATCGTTTTGTTTTGATATGTGATAAGTTGAGCGTCAGGAGCTTGAATGCCGGCTTCTGTTTTGTTTATTTTCCCTGGTTTTTCTATTTTCACATACGCAGTTGTGTAAAAAGTATAGGGAATGCCTTTTATGCTTTCCTGCCCTTCCATAATAATAGTTCCGTTGTCGTCAACATCTCCAGAGCTACCGTCGCTCGAACCAGTTGAGCTTCCACTTCCTGAGCTACTATCTGTTGAAGCTGGAGCGCTTCTCTCTACATTATCAGTTATAACTGTTGTAGTTGTTTTTATTGCTACAGGTATTCTGTATAGTTCCCCGCTTAATGTCATAAATCTGGCCGCAATCAACTCTTTAGATGTTGATTTTTTAATTATACTCATTAATAGTTTCCTTCAAAATCGTAAGAGTTTGAACTTACTTCTCCCCACATCTCTTTATAATAATTAGCAGCTGTTATAGACTGAAATATCTCCATCGCTTTTTGTTTATATGTGTTTGCTAAACTCAAATATTGACTTGCTTTGTTTGAATAGTCAATATTTCCGACATTGTCGTCGTTAATTTGCATTTGGTTTCTATTTTCCTGATTAGCAACCGCTTCAAGTAAGTACGATATAACCATAAAATGGATAGCCACCACAGGAATTCTATCAAAAGTGGCTAACGCAGGGTATCTAGCAAACGCTTCATCTTCCGCATCCTGAGCAGCATCAAATATTTCACTATCTTCGAACTGCTCTTCGTATGACAATATAACATTCAACTCGTCAACATCTCTTATCATCTGCCTAACCCTTTCCGGGTTAACTAAATCTACAAACATTTTGTGCCTTTACTGATTATTTTGATTGTTGTTTCTCCCGAACATTAAATGGCCTGCTCCATATGTTGCCAAACCTCCTACGGCCAATCTTCCAGCTCCTCTTGCAGTAGCCATATTACCTCGTAACAATTTACCTTTATTGTTTCCGTAATTAAATCCCATTCTCATATTTTTGCCTATTTGCTTAGAAAAACTTAAGCCTTTTTTTAAAGCTGTTTCACCCTCGGCTTTTGCTAAATTTGCACCAAAATTTCCAACAGTTTGAAGCGCAGCATTCCCTGAATTTAACAATCCTTTACCCACATTTAACATGGTCCCAAAAATACCAGCTTCTTTATCTTCAATATACATTTCAGCTATTTTTTCTAACGCCATATTACTTCCTTTTTTTTAATTATTATACCTTATTATTGCTCTTTTGTCATATATGTAACGATAGCTTCTTTGCCAGTTAAATCATCTGTTGCCCCTAAATCTATTGTGTTTCCGTCTATTGTTACCACAAACTCATCAAACACATTATTGTCTTCATCTACTTTTACTAAAGCAATGTTGTTAATAATATCTCCTTCCGGCCTATCATCAAGTTCTATTTTAGAACCGTTTATAATAGTTTTAATTACAGTTTTTATTTTATATGCACCAAAAGCAAAATAACTCCTTAACGCAGTTACAATATTAGATATATTATCTGTAAAAACACTCATAAAATTAGACCTGGTGACAATTCCTTGCGGAATAATGTCATATCTGTTTTTAGATAGGCGGTAAACAGATTTAGCTTGATTTGAATAGTACAAATAGTATTCTCCACTTCTTGAGTCAAACACGGCAGCATATCCGAGTAACGTACTTCCGTCATCCGTGTCTGTATTATATATATTATTAAACATTCTGTTTAAAAAATTAACAATATCTTGATAAGTTGCTGTTGACTGCTCCCTCACAAGAACATCAACTTTTTTTAATTTATACCCCATATCGTCTCCAAGAAAATATTATTTAGCTAAATTATACTAAAAAAGACCAAAAAATCAAACAAATATTTGACTGAACTCCCTTTTTTTGTTATTATATGTAATAAAAAAACAAAAAGGAGACATCGTGAAATACGAACAGCTTATCGCAGAAGTAGCTAAAAAAACAAACAACACTAACAGTTACGTAAAAGAAGTGCTTAATGCGTTTCAAGAAATTATCGTAAAACAAGTTAAAAATGGCGAAAAAATCAGACTTCCTAAACTGGGAACTTTTGAAAAAGTAGAAAGAGCGCCAAAAATTACAATTCTTAAGGATAAAACTTATAACGTCCCTAAAAGAGCGGCTCTCAAATTTACTGCTACAGCACCAGTAAAAAGACTTTTCAGGGGTGAATAACCTCTTTTCTTTTTTTTAATTCAACAACAATCAATTGTTATTTTGTAAAAATAAAAAGGGAGAAAACCCAACTTAGTTAGTTAGGTCTTTAGTGTAAGCTAAGTAAGATACTCTTGCAGTTTTACCGTCAAATTCTCCGGCAGTTCCTGAATCAATAGTAACTTCTTTGTCTCCAGTGACAGATGCTTCAACTACTTCGATACCTTCGTCAGTTACGATTTCAACTCTATTCATTACTATAGCCCCAATCGGATTAGCAGCTAATGTAAGTTTGTCAGAATTGATTGTTAAATCTTCAGTAACGATTGAAGTAGCAGCATCAGAGATAGCGTTTGGAATAATTGTTCCTGCTAACTGTTTACCCATTTCAGCTGATAAAGGTTTATCGGTTCCGCCACTTGTAAGGTCATTTACAATGTCGCTATATTTAACAAACACAGTTGTGTCAAGTTCTCCAGCAACAGGTGAAATCGCTTTCCATTCTCCGTTAGCATATATATATGTGTAAGGTTGTCCTTCAAACTCACCGAGAGAGCTATCCCCAGTAGTATCAAGCACAAAAGCAATTAAACTGTCGTATGCTTGAAGTGCATCTCTATCCTGAATAGTGTTTACAACTACAGTGTCGTCAACGCTTGCAACGAATTGTTTAATTTTATCGATTGACCAAGTCTTATCTCCTCCGTCAGTTGCTGTGTCATCAATAATGTTAACTACATTATCAGACACTTCTTGAATCGCATTTTCAAGTTGTGCTTTTAAAGAAACGATAGAAGCCGTACTAGGCACTGTGTCAGTGTTGTTTAAAGACTCTACATCACTCCAAGCTGCGGCGATGTTGTTTTTATCGAACTTTGATGCTAATGCGCTTTCTAGGCCAAATATGGCTTTTCTGGAATATAATCTTTTCATGTGAATCCTTTCGTTTAAATTTCTTTAAATTATATTTTACTTTTACTCACAAGTCAATAAGACTTATTAAGATTGCGTATATGTTGGTACAGCTAATACTTTATATCCAAGATAATATGTTTTACCTGATATATACTGTTTACCATTTGCTTCTATTTCGTAAACCTCATTTGAGCTTGATGCTTCAGTAGGAAGGGCGTTATCACCTTGTGTGTTGATAACGTGTCCGCTATATTGGTCATACATTTTAAAGTTCTGGAACCCTCTTACATCCACATTGTTGACTTCAAAAATAGGTTCTGTATTAAAAACCCCTTGAACTGTCTGGTCTATTATAGCCCCGTCAACATTTCCTTTGGTTTTATCCATTCCAATAGTTGGTTCGTTGATAAAATTTTCTGCTGTTAATGCCATATCATACCCCTTTAACTAGTAAACGCTAAAAGTTGCGCTTGTGTTTGAAAAAATGTAGTTCCAGCAATTCCTGAACTAGCAGAGGATTGCACAACATAAGTATCTCCTGAATCATCAACCGTCTCTAGATTGTCTTTCAGTAATAATGCAGTTGCGTATTGCGTACCCTGTTTTCTATGAAGCCACTCTATAGGAACACAGCTTCCTGCTGCAAAGAAAGGCTGTAAATCATATCTATCGCTACTTGTATAATTCATCATTTGCGTAGCCATTTTTACTCCTTAAATGTATTTTTGTATAAAACCGTAAATTATATCTTGCTCATGAGGAGTCATATTGCCTACAAGCTCTTCAAAAGCTTTCTTATCAAAAGAGCCGTCGTTAAAATGAGCTATTTCCTCGTAAGGCAACACCTCTCTCCATTCGTCTTCAGGTATAGATGCGATTTTATCTACAGGTATATTGTAGCCATCCAGCGAAACATAGTCAAGTTTGTTTTCCGCTGCTATTTTATATAGCAAAGAAGCGGTTTTGCTCATTCCCGTTTTTTCGTTTACATGTTTTATTAATTCTACTGCCGCATATGCTGAATCCTCTGGTGTTATGTTCACAGTTTCGCTGCTTGCCGTTTTAATAAGAGTCTCAATTTCTTCCGGAACCTCTTCTCCAGAGAAAACCAGTGACACATCTTGAGCTAATTCAGCCAATTTATATAAATCCACCCCGTTCACTAATCCTAGTTTATTAAGAGTTTTATCATAATTTAGATTAAACTCCTCTGCTTTTTTTATCAATCTCCTAGCCCCCAATATAACATCTTCAGGGGACAATTCTTCAGCAACTTTCAAGAACACGCTCTCTGACAAGTTAAAAGTTTCCTCATCTACAACTGGTAGTTTTTTTGTTTCAGGAAATATAAAATCAGATGAATCCAGCTCATCCTGAACGGATGCTGCTTTTTCAAACCCTACAAGGTCATAATCAAGACCAAAAATATTACATGCCTCCTGCGCCGCCTCTTTAACATAATAAGGAACTTCATCTGCTTGCGCCATAATATACATTGCTGTAATGTTGGCAATGTTTTTGTCATATATAGGAAACATCCTATTTACTGAATCAGCAAAAGCTTCTTTGGTCAACTCTTCTTTAGGTATAAACTCTCCGCCTTCAGAAGCGGTTTTTTCTAAATTGCCTACTAATTCAGAATTGTTTCTTAAAAAACTTTTTAAAAGGCTTTGATTTGTGTCTGTATAAAAATCAACCATTTTGTTCCCCTATATTTCTAATAGACATTATTCTTCTTATTCTTAATATGCCAGGTCTTGCGCTTTGACCAACCATGCACTCTTGCTGCATTAAGTCTTTTATGTAAGAGCGTAAAAGAGCTTTAAGAAGCTCCTTTTTAATGTCCATTTTTATTTCCTGATATAATGCATCCATTTGTTTTCCTATTATTTTTTAGAAGGTCTCGCCGATGTTTTTCCATTAGCTTTAGATGTGTTTTTCCTGCTTGTTCCGTTCTTTTTATTGGCGGCTGTTTTTTTTACTTCTGTGTCTTTAGCTTCTTCTGTTTTCTCAGAAGTTTTGTCTTCATTTTTCTCTTCAATTTTTTCTTCTATCTCTTCAGAGTTCTCTTCTTTAGCTTCTTCTGTTTCCTCTTGATTGTCAACAGTTTCAGATTTATCTGTTACCACTTCGTTATTAGGGTTTTTATCTCCTGTTTCATTTTCTTCATTAGCGTTTTGAGGTTCGTTTTCATTATCGATAACTCCATTTTTGTTTTCGTTATCATTTTCTGTACTATTTGTTTCACCATTCCCTGAACCGTTACCGCTAATATTTTCATCTTTAATAACATTTGCTTTAGATTCATCTTCGCTTCCTTTTTTATTGTTTTTCTTAATCCATTCTTTGTAAACAGGGGCACCTACAAGCATTACTTTAATCGCAAAAGGGTCTTTTTTATATTTTGTATAATTTTTTACAAAATGAACTTTTTTAACCCTTACTACGCCGTGAGGCTCAATTTCAACATTCAAAGATTTTAAAACGATTTTTTTATCGCTTTTATTTCTTAGATAATAAAACATCTAATCTCCTTTTTTGAGTTTTAATAAATTATACCACAATAACTTATTAAACCCCAAAAGGGGAAACAATTAGATGTTGAATTCTGCGCAGTAAACACCTCTAGTGTTACCTACTGCATGAGCAAGATATGCGTCACTGTCGATTGTTAACATATCTCTGTCAACTTCCATGTATACAGTATGGTCTCTTAAAATGAATAGCCATCCGTATAGTTCTCCACCGGCAAAACCGTAAAGTTTGTTATCAGGCACAATATCGTTTTTAATAGTCGTGATAATTTCTTTACCCCAGAAAGATTTAACGTTATCAACACCTTTGTCCCAGAATTCGCTAACTTTAGCATCACCAACTTCAAGCATACTCATTCTGATTATCTCTTGTAAAAGACTTTCAGTTAATAGCACTTTGTTGATTTTAGTTCTGTTTTGAATAGGCATTTTGAACCATGTTACGAGACTATCTTTATCAAGCGTTACACCGTCATTGAATTTCACTGTTTGTCCAGACGCTGTATAATTGTCTCCTGTTTTAAGAGAGCCGGCAGCATCAGCTTCAGCATATTCGTCAGTAAGAATTTTGTTGGCACCTGCCATGATAGTCATATCTTCAACTTTGAACATTTGCTCTGCAATTCTCTGTTTGAATAGAGATTTGTAGTCAACTCTTGTACTCATCATCTCCATTTCAGATTTTCTGATTTTTTCAGATACAAGTTTATCGAAAAATACATAGAATTTGTTGATTTCATAGTATCTGAAAGTTCCTCTACCTCTTAGTGGAACAGTCATCGCTCTTGTGTCCACATCTCTGTAAACGATTAGTGCAGGCTGGTCAGTGTAATCAACCTCAACCAGGTCACTTCTCGATACGTTTCTAGTTTCAACTGTCTTTCTCGCAAAACCGTTTTCTCTTAAATAATCAAGCGAGAATAACGTAGCTGCTTGAGCCGCTTCTTTAACAAAATCTTTTCCGTCTTGACCGAACACTTTACTAGCGAACTGTTTAGTGCTCATTTCAAATTTATATGCAGGTTTAAAATCAGGCATTCGTCACTCCTTTATTATAATGTCACTAGTTCTAGGTAATCAGTTCCTCTGCTAAGAACTTGAAATACCGGAACAGTATGGTCTGAATCTGTTTTTGTAGGTAATCCGTCAACAATTGTCAATAAATCCCCTCTTTTGATAGGAGTGGTTTCGTCATCTTTGAACATTTTTGTGATAATGCTCATACCGCTATAATACGCTTCAACATTTCCGCTTGGTTTAAGAACTTTTCCTGTAGACACGTTGTAGAAGTTAGCTTCTGTAACAAGCCCCCACCATTTGTGAGTAGTACCGATTGTACACAGTTTTCCTTCCACGTCCACAAAATTACCACTATCTATAAATTCAGTAGTATCAATGTGAGCTTTCGGAAGTTGTAAGAAGTCTGGTGTAGTAATTATACACTTTTCACCTCTATTAAACTCGAAAGGTGTTTGTAAGCTCATTGTTGCTCCTTTGTTTTTTGTTAAATTTTACACAATAAAAATAAGTCTGTCAAACTTTGAAATTCTTTTTTGCCCGTATTTTAGTCTCTTCCGAAAAACATTTCAAAGTATTCTTCTGAATTTTTCGGTGTTTTAGAGTAATCAGTGTCTTCTACGGGAATTCCGAAAAAATTTTCATCGTTTTCAAAAGACGCTTCTTTTTTAATTGAATTTTCTTCCAATTTAGCTTTCAATTCCTGATTTTCAGCTCTTAATCTTTCAATTTCAGCTTTTGCTTCACTAATAACTGCTGCTATTTTCTGCATCATAAACTCCTTTTTTTTGTAAATTATACCCAATACGAAGATATTAGTAAAATGCAACCTGACCATTAAGTCTAAATACATAACCAAAAAAACCGAACACTAAAGAATGCAAAGAGTCATCCGGGGCGCTAGGAGAATGCGTCCATATTTTATTACCGGCTTTTGTTTGTTGTGAAAATTCAGCCAATATATCTTGAAAGAAAGGTAAACTGTCTTCGAATCTTGGCCAAAATATTTTTAATGTTTTTGTGTTTTTGACAGCATTGGGATTATATGTTTTTTTAAGCAAAGGGTAAACAATGTCTTGTTTTAGAATACCCATTACTGTATCTATTGCCTGAGTTCTGTGTATATTCAATATGTTTGCCTCAGGGTCATATTTAAAAGGTTTTCCGGATGTTCCAACATATCTTATAGGCAAAACTCTGTTAGGCCCAAACTCTCTTGTAAGAATAGCATTTTGATATGCGCCCATACCGGCATCAGCAAATATATAATCAACTCTATATAGATAACAGGCCTGTTTTACTCTTTCTAATGTTCCGTTAGGGTCTCCAGGAGGAAGAATGTCTCCCCCTATAACCTCAAGGTCACCGTCCTTCCTTTGTCCTATAACAAGATATGAGGTTCTTGATTTATCTTCAACCACACCCTCACCAGACCAGTCAATACCTATAAATATATTTCTATATAACAATTTAGTTTCATTGTCCACCTGTTTTAAAAGACGTTTTCCAGGAAGACACAACTTTTTAAGTTCCTCCATGGTCAAAAATCTTTTTCCGGAACCGGTTGGTATACCAAGAACCTCCTGGTTAAATTTATCAGGAGAATATTCTTCAAATTTTTGATAAACGTCAACCCATTTTTGTTTGGTTTGATGTATAGGCATAATTACCTGCGGAAGCCTAACAGAAATATATCTGCTTTTTGAATTAACTTCTGTTATGGCAAACTTAGAATCTTCCTGATATATAGGTTTACCGCAAAAAGCACATATCAATCCATTTTTGCCTATATTTTTTCTTGTAATAATATTAGACTTATTGCACGCTCTACATTTATATACTCTCTCTATTTTTGTTGAATCGTTCCATAATATGCCGGTTAAATTCTCTGCGCTTTTAGCCGTTCCGGCGTATGTTACTGTCGGCCGTAAAGAAGATGTGATTGTCTCTTTAATTACAGGTAACGCATCTGGAACTATATCCTGAGTTTCATCTATAAACAAATCATCCGCCGATTTACCCCTTACCCTTGCCGGGTCATCAGACGCTAAAGAGGCATATGTTAACTCTATGTATGAGCCTAAAGAATTTTCTTTATAAAAAACATTGTTACCGCTTTTAGCAAAAAACCTATCTAAAAATGGAGAATCTTTTATAATGGGACCAAGTTTTGTTTTAGACCATGTTTTGGCTTGAGCTTCCAGCGGAGAAACATACAATATTCTATTATGAGGTATTATGACTGATTTAGTCCCCGCTTTAGACGCCAAATAAACAGATTTACCTATCTGTCTACCGGCAATAATAACAAGTTCTGGAGGGTTTAAATCATAAACAAACTTCATTGGCTCATATAGGCCAAAATCTATCCTTTTCCCTTCCACATATATATTGTCGGAAATAAACTTACTAATGCGTGGGTCGCATGGTAATGTAATAGCTGACATTTTAAGCCTTAGCTATTTCTTTAATTTGTCCTTGGAGAGTATTGCTTTTTTCTTTAACATATTCAACAATAGGTAAATGCATTTTATAGTAATTCTCAAGAGCGTTTTGAGGGTGTTTAATTTCAGAAGATAGTTTCCATAACCTATCTAAGCTTGTGTTGGCCTCTTTCACAAACGATGAATCAAAATATGGAAACAAATGATTGAATTTATCATTATTTGCAAAAAATAAAGGAGGCTGAGTCCACCCGAAATTTTGAAAAGACTCAGCTATATACTCTAACGCATCTCCGAAAACAGGCAAATTTTCAACGTTATATAAAGCCATAAGCAGCACTATCGCCCACACTATTTTATGAGGAGCGTGATATTCGGTACTATCGACATCCACTAAATCATCGTTTAAAATTTGAACTGCATTTTCAAAATGGTCTCTGTTCGTTAGAACGTAATCTTCATTTTTCATTACGTACACCATATATACTATATCCATTATATCTTGATAGGAATACCCTTTTCTGCCTAAAACTATTTCAAACGTTTCGAGCTCCCACTCCATTATACCAGGTCCAAATTCTTTTATGGCACAAAAATATTTAACCACCCTCATTTTGTCTACATTATTAAATAAAAAAGCTTTTTCATAATCAGATATTTTATACAGCTCTTTACTTATAGTATGAGACAAATCTTGGATAATAGGGAAAAGCATTTTACACCTTGTTGTTGAATTTTATCTTATAAACATTACTATCATCAAGGACAACATTAAAATCATCGTCTACTTTTTTCTTAATTGTAACATAAATATCATCTTTTTTAGCTTCAAAAAACGGAAATTTCCCATTATTTAAAGATAAGTTAATTTTATTTTTGCCGATATTATACACATTTTCTTCTAATACAGCTTCATTAAACCCATAAGATTTTGTTGTGTTTTTTATTTTTACAATAGTGTTTTGATACACGGGATATATATCCATATCTATTTTTAAAGCGCCGTTCACATAAATCTGTACATTGTTAATTCTAAGCATAGACAACAAAGCGTTTTCAATTTCAGCATTTAACTCATCTGGGTCTTTTGAAAGCTCTATTGTTACTTCTTTTTCCTTTTCACTATTTATGTTATCGGGTAACATAGCAACACTTGAAGAAGGAAGAACATCAAACTCTTTAACTATAAAGGCAAAATCTTCAAAAGTTTTTATAGACTCCGCTTTGTCTTTTATAATCTTTTTTATTTTTAAGAATTTAACTAAATTTTTTACATTTAATTCAAGCAAACATCTATTTATGAAAGTATAATCAAAAAAAGAAAGTATTTTTTCGTTCTTATCACATACGAATTCTCTGAATTGAGAAGATGTTAGACTTAATGACGTTAATACTTCTTCTAGTGCAGCTTCCATATTTACCGTATACGTATCGTTTAATGTTAATTCCATTTTTTTTGCAATAGTTTTTAATTTTAAAAGCAAATACACAGATTCGTCTTCCTGCTTTAAACCATCCAATAATTCGTCAATATCGGTTTCGTCTCCCCCTGATATAAATCTATCATCAAAAAACGAAAATTCTATAGATGCGTTTATAACTTTCGGAAGTCCTTCTACCGAATTGTTAGATAAAACAATCTGTTTAATGCCGTCTTCAGTGAATATTACATTTTCAAAACTGCTCGAATCATCTAAAGTTTTGTAATCATACAAATCGTTAACCTCTCTGCTTGCTATAAATTTTTTAGTTCCGTCCGGATAATATACAAAATATCCCTGTAAAAACAATGTAGGTTTCTCATCCGTAACAAAAAAAACTTTATAAACCCTATGTTTTCCGTCAAAAGTGCCGTAATTTATCAAACATATCTGTTTAAATAACATTGTCTTCCTTTGTATCTTCTGTATAACAGTATAAATCTTTCTCATCTAAATGGATAAGATATGATTTTTTATCATTCGGTTTTTTTTCTGAAACAATTATTTTTTTATTTTTAAACTCATCTTGGGCTTCCTGAGGCAATATCCTAAAATTTTGTTCGTCTATTATCATGACAATCCTTTTAAAATCTTAAATTTTCAAGATACTCTATATCCATTATGGTTTCATCGGTATATGCCAATCCTGAGCTTAAATCAATATCTGCTTTTTCGTTGTCTGTAGATATTAGTAAACCTTTTTCAGTTTCTGTATCACCGCAATTTGTAACAACTAAACCGTTATTAACGCTTATGGCTCCGTACCAGTTAGTCACAAAATCAGAATATTCTTTCAATGTCATAATTTTATCTACAAAATCAATTTCTAAAATGTACCTATCGGAACCGTCTTTTAAAAGATAATACAGTATATCATTTGTGTTTCCAGGCAATACAATTTCTAAATATTCAAGTAAATTGATTTTATTAAGCAAAACCTCTTTTACATCTAATTTTATTCCAAAAACCTTCATAGCAGTAACAACATCTTCTTCATTTGTGATAACCACTTGCTCGTCAGTAAACACTTTCTGAAAAAACGTATTGTCGGATAATTCATTTACAAAACTAAAGTAACCGCTGTACATAAGTTTTGGAATATATGCAGTCATATGTCTCGACGAGTTTAAGTTGGCAAACAAAACAGGTTTGCCGTCAACATATTTTCCTTTTACTTTGTTTCTATCTATTCTTAAAAGAACATTTATGTCGCTATTTTTATAATATTCATCAAAAACATCAGTTTGGTATATTCTATCAAGCCTGATTAAAAAATTAGCTATTACCCCTTCTACAAAATCTGTTTCTGGTTCAAAAGTAAAAACAAATGGGCTGAAATTTACTTTTAATGTTGATTTTAGCTTAAGTGCAACATCCCTTACGGAAACAGCAAATTTGAATGTAAGGGGAGTGTATAAAAAATCTCCAAATTGGAATTGATATATATTCAACTCTTTATTAAACGAAATTCCTTTCATTATATAAAACAGTCCGTCGACTTTCCCAAACAAATGTTTACATATTGCTTCTTGGTATGTACTATAAGGGCCATAATAATCGTTTACTTCAAAGTCATACACATAATATGTGCCGTCCCACATATTTATTCCAAAAGCAAATTTGTCCACCAAAAAGACAAGTGATACGTCTTTATCGTAAAACAAATCTTGTTTGTTAAAATTTTTATTAGTAAGATTAAATATTAAAACCCTATTTATAAATCCCGCATTTGACGGACCTATTGTCACAAACATTAAACATCCTTTGTATGATAAATATTTATATACTCTGCATAGGCGTCATTAATGTCATTAATTGACACATTTCTGTCTATAACTTTTCCGTTGTATATAATTTTATCATTTAAAATTAAATCTTCCAAACTCCTATCAGTTTTGATTAAAATCCTGTCATCAAAAGTGTGAATTTCTTCTATTTGATAGTATTGCCCATCAATAAATAAAACGCTACCCTCTTCTATGTTATTATCTACAGACAAAGGAATGTATTTGTCATATTTTTTAAACTCCAAATATGAAAGCTCTTTAAACGCATCCGTTGAAAACAACTGCTCTTTATCAACCGGTTCAGTTATTGCGTTTTGGCCACTTAAATCATCAGAAGTTTCTGCAAACACAACAGTATTGTCTCTCTTGTCAAATCCTACAACAGTATATTCATTGCCGTTTACAGTTATTTTTTGCCCTATATAAATATTAGGCAGTGTATCCCCGATAACAAAAGATACGGAATCTATAAATTTATATTCAGGAACAGTAACCTGCGTCCCTTTAGATATTGCATCATTTGATATATCATTAACTATCAACAAATGTTTTTCATCATCCAAATAATTAACCACACTTTCAAAAGAACCTATTGTTATTTTTCTCATATATAAAGAAAAATCAGGTATGTCTTGTATGTAAAATCTTCTGCTGTAAGGTTTCGTGTCAACAGCTGTAACAGTTTGAAACTTTTCTCTTTCTTGAGGCAAATCACAAAACACATAACCGTTCACGTAAGTTTCCTCTTCATCAGATAAAGGTTTTTCAAAAAACACTTTGTTATCTATTACAGCTATTATATCTCTCCATGCAAAAGCCGCTTTTTTAGTGGCGAATTTTATTCTGTGACCAGCCAACAAATAACCTGTGTTTTTGACAGTAATATAATTATCTCCTGCTTGAGATGCTTCAGTAATTACAGTTTCAACAGCAAAAGGGCTTCTTTTGTCTGTAAGATACATTTTATCGTTAAAATTAAAATCTGGGTTTTTAATAAAATTATTATCACCAAAGATGCAATACTCATCGCACTTTTGCCCTTCAATATAATTATTATTATGTGCTACTATATGTAAATCTATTTTATTAGCTGTTTTAATTGAAATATAATTATCTTTATTTGCCGCCACGAAAGTAAAAGGATAATAAATATTGCCGAACATATCCACATATACTCTATTGTAAATTTCAACATTGTTATTAAAATTTAAAAAGGCTCTTTTTTTTGTATTGTTAAAAACAAATTTATTAAAACCTCCCAACGCCATATCTGGACCAACAGTTCCAACATTTCCATTTGTACCATTTTTCCTTTTGGACAATTCACAGAAAAACAATCCGCAGTATTGTTTAGCTGCCTCGATAAGCTCTAACGGAGGTTCAAATGCAACAGGGTTTATAGCTACAAAACTATAATCACCGTCAAAAAAAACTATATCATTAAGCTGTTCACTGTCTATATCAATAAGGTTACCTTTTGAGTCTTTAAAAACAATTTTATTACCGTTTAAATATACATTTATTTTTCCATCACTTCCGCTTATAATAATATTTGAATACTTTTTTGGAGTTGTATTTACACTGAATTGGCGTCCGTTTATAGAGATAGGGATAATTGCCGTTTGAGTGTTCGTTACGTTGAGTCCAATTGAAAAAATAGAGCCAACCGAATAATTTATTGAAGATAAGCCAACGTTTCTCCCGTCTACAATAAGATTCTTTCCCAGGCTATTTACCTCACAATTTTTAAATTGTATATTTTTTATTCTAAAAGAGTTTAATTTAAAAAAATTTACATGTTCAGGTATAGAATTGTCAGAATCTTTAAAAAAATTTCTATATGCTCCCATTCCAGCTCCTATTAATATTTAATTTCATATGACAAGGCTTCAAAAAAACCTACATCGCTTACGTTTTTATAGTATACCCTGTAAAAAAGCCCCATAGAACCGTTTAATGGTTCAGAAACAAATAGTGTACTTACAGGGAATTCAAGCGTTATATCTTTTCCGTCCAAGTTTTTATATTTTATCTGAGTATAATCACAACTTGTATCAGCTTTAAAATAAGAACTCACACTGTTGAAAAACGACACAAACTCATCCGAATTCATAATGGAATCTTTATGTTTTGCGTATATTGCCCCTGTTGTAGGCTGGTACAATACAGTAACTACAGTTAACTCTCCGTCTTCCATTAAGCCTATTCGTCCGAACGTGTCAACGCTAACTTTTTCTTTAGGCAGAGTTATTTGGAAATTATTAGGATTTACATTTAACACACTGTTTTTCTCTATTATAGAATAGCTGTTCACATCTATTTTACTATACAAAACAGTCGCTTCTGCCGAATCTGCAACATAGTCATAATTTTTTTTCTTAAACATATTGACTTTGCTTTTAGTGTTTGTCATCTCTACTTCAGGGTATGTTCTGTATCTGTAATAATATTTAGTTTCTGTTGACTGGTTTCCGTTTACTTTTCTATTATCTTGAATTTTATATCTCGTTACATCATCATATATATCCATCTCATAATAATTACTAGAATTCGTATAGTTATATGTAACTGTTATTTGGGTGGTATCATCTTTATATTTTTTAACATTAAACAATGGATTTGAAAAAACGCCAACCCCTTTTCTTACGGCAGCGTGTAATTGAGTAGCAAAATCAGCATCATCATGTTTTAACACCACGTTATCCAAATTGTTAGTTTTAATAGTAATACTTTTACCTTTTTTTATGTAAAATTTAACTCCAGTCTCAATAGACGTGTCATCAGAATATACACAGCTGTCAGTATGAGCTTTTGCTTTGCTGTAAGTTAAATAAGCATAAGATGACCCTATATACGCATAAGATACAAAAAGAATATCACTGGCTTTAAAAAATCCATAATCATACATTCCTATGCCGTTCTCTTCATTTACTATTGAAGATATTAATCTAGATAAAATAAATTGACTTATTTTCCCATCTCCCGTATGAAACATATTTTTTTCATTGGTGTCTAAATATTCCTCTCTATCAAAATCATATATAGATTCCATATTCACACCTACAGAAGTACCTTTCACAATATTTAAAACGGACCCATATTTATCTATTTGCACCCCATCAAAAACGATTTGTTTTTTTACAAGAATTTTATTTTCAACATCATATTCATAATAATAGTCGTCCATAGGTTCATCGTCTAAAACGGAAACAGTTCTGTCTTTAGCCAACAGGTTATATACGTTAGCGCAAGTGCTTATATTTCTTATAGTCACAGAACCTTTTGTAAAAGTAAAGCCGTCACTTTGAGACTCTCCGTCAATTGTGAGATTTCCGCTTGAATCAACTTCAACGGTAAACTGTTCCGGGGAAGTGAATGAGATAGTAAACTTATTGTCGCTAAACGACACTTCTAGTTCAACATAGTTATCATTACTTTCTTCTATGTTTAAAGCAAACAAATCCCCAAGTATTGAACTTTGAGAAAAAGTATTATCATGTATCACAAAATTTAAAGGAACATCCAGCTGTTTAGCGTATGTAAAATATAAAGATGAACCGTTTATCTCTCTAAGCTCAGAAGCATATATTGTGCCATCAACTTGTATAATAGCTTTATAACTTCCGCTATTTAACGCAATCTGTTGGTTTAAATCGTTTTTCAAAGTAACAGCATCACTGTTTGTAACTATTTTAAATTTAGATTTAATGCTGTCAGGTGAAAAAATAGTAGAAGGAATGTTGAAATTGTTTATATTGTAAATAACCATTGTTCACCTTTAATAAACTGTTATAATTCTTGCCGCTTCAAAAGGGAGTTTGTATATTTTGCTATCGTTGCTTACTTTAGCCAAATCAAAACATCCGTCATATGAAATCTTATTGAAGCACTCTTCTATTGAGATTATGCCATAAATTTCATTTCCATACCAGCTCTCAATACAAATTACTGAATTGTTCGTAAATTCCGTATTCACATCACTATCGCTGAAACTGTTTGAATTGTTGTCTCTAATAATATAAACGTTGTTGCCGTCATTAAATAATATTTCTCCGTTTAAAGCCACTGTATCATTTTCTATAAAATAATCAATAACGTTTAAATCAAAAGCGATATATTTGCCGCTTATTTCATCTTTTTTATAAAACACGTTTCCGTAGGAATCGTCCAAGCCTAAACTTTTGCCGTCCGCAGTTTTTCTTTCGCCCAACACATCATAGTAAACATATTCTCCGTCTTGAATTGAAAGCTCAATATTTCTATTTTGTCCATCTACTAAATATGATATATTTACTTTTCCATCAACAACGGATACGTTTTTAACGTCTACTCCGTAAGAGCCAAAAATACCTCTGAATTTTTCAACCAATATTTTCTCACTATATTTATAGGCCCCTGCTATTTGATTTGTTTTGGTATTAAATCCCACTCCTTTAGGTGTTTGAAAGAAACCATCTTTACCTGAAAATACAGGAGACTGTAAGGAATTATATACTATATAAGGAAACAAGTTTAAATCTTTGTCAACATCAATTCCAAAACCTTCGTCTTTAACCATATATTGTTTAACACAATTTTCTCTTATCATTTTTTTTAGTTTTTCTTCGTTTACGCTATCTACATATAAAGACATACTTTCAACACCGTCTAAAGTTCTTGAAGAATCTTGATTTTTTAAATCCAAATAATACAGATAGTCTTTTTTGTCATTTAAAACAAAAGCGAATTCCCTGTCCATATATGTTAATTTAACAACGGCGGACAAATAATAACAGTCACGTTCAATGTCTTCCATTAAATAATCATACGGTTCGGTATGTTTTATTAAAAGCATGTATGTATAATATACATCCGGTGTCACAGGATTAAACTCAACTTTTAAAGGCGGTGTTTTTAATGATATACCAAAAAGATTGTTAACACCGTCGGCTGAAAATATTTGCTCAGTTCCGTCTGCAAGTATTTCCTCTGAATTTGAAATATCAGAAAAAGCCATTTCATCAAGTTCATACACATTTTGTAAAGTGATAGTTTTTTTAGAATAATCTATATTTTTTAAAGCGTAATTAGGCAATAGCCCCACAGAATCATCAATCATTCTTAAAACAGGGATAAGCATAGAAAACTGTTCTTTCACAATATATCTCAGATAATCAACACTTAGTGAAACAAATTTTTTAATATTAGAACCTGTAACATATCCTGGATGCTCAACATCCACAAGTTCTTGCGCCAAAGGAAGAAATTCTCCATCAAACAAAACATACCCGTAATCGTTTAATTTATATGGTGTTTTTGCTTCTATTGTTTTCAATATGTTAACAATAGGTATTCTTGCTTCAATGCTATGATTATATCTGTTCCCAAATTGGTCTTTTGTGTTCTTTAACCATATTTTTAATTCAGGGACGCCCTTTCTGTTTAAAATTATTTTTGCATTTGTTTTTCCAACAATTCTTTGGTCGGTTTCCAAATCATACACCATTAAACTGTGATGTTTCACAACATTGAAAGCGTTTGCAATCTCTGTATACAAATTGTTGTCCCTGATTATGTTAAAAATATATTGAATATACTCCATGTTATATACATTTTTAAAAAAATGCTGCAAAGAATGCTTAATTCCGTTTTCACTAATAAGTCCGTTTATGTATTGATACTTATCCCCTAATGCCGTCGTTAAAACATTATCTTGAATAAACATTTTATGTGTTTCAAAAGTTTGCCTAAAAAGATAATGGTTTTTAAATCCTTTAGGATGTAATATGGCTATTTGATAATCTTTATCGTCAAATCTTACATCAAATACATAATAATTTCCATATATAAAAGAAGGTGTTATTTTTATTCTGTTCATATACAATGTCGGCATATTTTCATATTGATGATAATCAAACCTATTACCGTTAACAATGAAACTTATTATCTCCATTTCATCATTAAATTCAAACTGAGTCATTTTGATAAGCGAGTCTTTGTTTTGTGAAAACAGCTTTGATTTTATTTCCCATTTTTCCACATCTGTTGCTTTAAGCGTATTGTTTACAAGCTTTATTATGTCATCAAATGTTAAAATAGCTACCACATAATTTCCATCAAGAGTATATTCGTTTTTGCTTCTTGTGACTTCTTCATATTCGGTAGTTTTATTTGTTTTCAAATATACATATTTAGGCTGGTCAAACTCATTTAAAACCACCCTTATTTGGAAATAATCGTTTAAGTTATATTGAAATTCCACTTCCAGAGTTCTTGTTGTGTAATTATAAATAGGTTTCATATCTGTAATGGTTATTGTAGATTCTTCTAAAAGAGAATCTGGGGTATTAATAAAAATTAATGGTATCATAGGGTTCCTCCGTTAAATTCAAGAATATTTACAGATACTTCTTTTAAAGAAGCTTCTCTGGTTCCATTAAATAAATCGTCTATACTTATAATTGTTTCTATATTTGAAACATGATTTCCTATTTTTTTATAAATTTGCAAACCGTCCCCGTTTAGGCTTATATATACGGTTTCATTATTGTATTCAAAAAACTTGGTTTCAGCAAACTCTAAAAACAAATATTCTACTTTATCGAAGAAATTTACTTTAAGGCCAACACTTCTTAAAAATTTATCGTTATGCTTTAAAGGAATAAATTTTTTTATTTTAAAAGGAATAATATTAAAAGCATTATACGAAGTGCTTTCTACAGGCATATTTATTAAAGACAACAGCGGAATAGAAATTGTTTGGCCATTCTTCTTGAGATATAAATTATTTTCGTCATAATCCACATCTATTGAAATTTTAACTTCTTTTGATTTTTCGTTTCCTTCTTGATACGTTCCAAGATTTACAACTTCTGATACTTTTTCGTTTTTAACCATATCAACAAAAAAACTGTTGTTTAAGTAATTTACAGCCACCCCTATTAATTTGAAATCTGTTTCTACCGGGTTAAACTGAGGAGAATATAAATATTTGCTTTGAATATCATCTAAAAACTCATTTGATTCGCTGACAACTTTATACTCGCCTAACGTTTTGTATTTGAACCCTTCAAGATAATTCACATTATAATGAATGAGAGCATCTAACATTGATACTACAAACGAATAGTCAGTAATCACCGTATCGTCGTCAATATCAATATATATTTTTTTTGTTAGATAATTGTAATATATTCCAAAAACTTTTTGACCGTTTAAAACAATCTCATATCCATTGGTGTAATTATAACCTCCGACAGTTACGTTTTCCACATAATCATACTCAAATTCAACAACATCATTAAACCCGTATTTTTTACATTCTATTCCCAATATTCTATATCCTGATTTAGTAAACAATGAGCTAAAATCTTTCAAAACAGAGGTGTTAATCACCATATAGGTGCTATGATTTATTTTTATTTTAACTATACTATTTAATACATCTAAAGCATTATTCAACAACACTTTACTCATTTCTTCTTTTGCAGCGCTGGACATTATTCCAGACACCCCGAAATTACCGTATAAGTTTTTCTTAAATATATTAGGAAACACAAACCTGTTTTTAACATCTTCTTTTATAGGCTGAAATAAAAATTCCACAGGATATTTTATGTAATCTGAGTATTTTGGGAACGTTACTGATGCGCTATCCAACAAATGAGACATTATATAATTAAGTGCAGGATTTTGAATAAGCAAATCAGAGTCTATAGATTTTCCTGTGGCGATAGCCAATAAAAGCTGTTTTGCTATTTCAGATTCTTGTTGCACATCGTTAGAGTATCCGAAAAATACTTTTTTTGAATATATAAACCTATTTTCACCATCTGTATCTAAAAGATATTTTTTAACTTCTCCGTCTATATAGGTTGTTATTTTAGGATTGTCTATTTCTTCCGCCCTATAAAAATCAGAGCCGCAAAAATACCATTTACCGTCAAGAGTCATTCCCACGTTTGTGGTTGCAATAACTTCTTTTTCTGGAGTGTAAGCATATACTACTTTTTTCAGCCTTTTAAGAGCCTCGTTTAACGCTATTTCATACCCTAAATCATCAAGATGATATTTAACGGAATATGTAAAATCATTGTTTTCAGAGTTTCCTATTTCAGTAACATTCCAAACATCTCCGCTCGGGGACAATTGGGCTATATCTGCAGTGGATACGTTTATATCATAATCAAGAAACTTATAAGAGCTGACAGCTTTTTTTTGCTCTCTTAAATAATACTCTATAATAGAATCGAGCTCTCTGTTAAAAGACTTAAAAATATATCCGGCAAAAGATTTTCTGTTTTTATTCTCACATATATCAAAAGCATCGACTAAGAATATCTCATCTGTAAACTTTTCATTTTTAAGTAAATACGGAAGTGCTGCAAATTTTGGTTTGTCTTTTATTAGCGGCTCTATTTTTATTTTTCTGTTTTTATTTTCAAATTCTGAATAATCTGCTATGGTGGCGATACTGACAACAACCGATTCCATGTATTCAGACACTACATCGTTAAATATCTTTTGTCTTGAAACTTGAGTAATTATATTTTCTGTACCTTCAAACGAATAATCTAGAGTGTATTGATTCTCGTTCAAAGCAAGCAATGTAGAGATTTTGTTACTTTTTACAAACAAATCAAACAATCCGCCAGATGTTATATTGTACAGTTTTTTAGTGGAAACAATATTCATTTCCCCAAATTCGCTGCTTATATTGATTTGAATATCTTTTTCTTTGTTAAAAATAAATTTTTTAACTTTCTCTATATTAGAAACTTCAGTAAAAGGCGTAATTACAAAAAATTTAGACAAGTCATCGCCTAAAATATCAAGACCGGCTGATTTTAAATAAAATTCATATGGTTTATACTGAATATAGTCTCTCTGTTTAATGTATTCTTCCGGATTGGAAGTGGAGATAGTGTCATTTGTATAATGAATAGGGTTTGAATACAATGTGTAAGTTAATTCTTTCTGAGATATAGCGTTAGGAATAGAAATAGTTTGTCCCGGTCTTAAAATTAAAGGGTCCAACTCTGTTATTTTTCTGGTATATTCTTTTATTCCATAAGGAAGCGTTTTTACATCATAATCACTACTTCTAACCCCTATTTTTACAACTAGGTCATTTTTGTTTGTTATTATTGTTTCTTCCGATTTTTGAATTACAATTATATTATTAAGAATATTAGAAGCTCCAACCTCAGAAATTCTTTCAACATATTCGTTATATTTAAGAGGCCTTATGGTGCCGGCATAAAAACCTACTTTAGCTTTACCTGAACTTTGGTCTGTAAACACGAACACATAACCGTCAGAAGTGGCAGACATGTTTTCAACAGGCATATCTTGAACATAAATTATTTTATCAAACACTAAGCCGCCTATGCCGTTAATACCACTTAAATCAACACCAAAAAGATTTTTGTACATTTCAACACTATTGTTATCCTTAACTGTTGATGGCAGTGTTAACAATTTTGCTTTAAGTTGTCTCTTATCGAAAGAAATATCATTCTTATAATAAAAAAATGAAGCGTCTCCATCCAAAGAAAACTTATTCAATTGGGGTGAATAAGCTTGCACTTTGTTTCCTATAAGAAGAACCGTAACCTCTATAGGCAACAACGATGTTTTTGTAAGTCTCGTAAAATAATATGTAATCGCCGGTATTCCGTTTACGTTAAATTCTTTTTTTGATACAAACTTAATAGAGCCGTCAAATATTTTTATCTCATTCATCTATATTCCTTATAAAATAATTAGGTCTTTGCGTATATGTAAATAAATTTGAAGATAGATGGGCGGAAGCGTCTTCTATCTTAGAAAAATTAAAATCTATTATACCGTAAAATGCTGAAACTAAAGTATGCTTGCTTTTAATATACATGCAAGTATTGAAATCTTTTACAGGCAAATGTAATTCTGACATAGGAACTATAATCCCTTCATACAAAGCGGCAATTTTTTTGGCTGAATTTAAAATCCCAACTGTATTTATATTTAAAGAATAATATTTCAAGGGAATCTTACTGTATTCTCTATTACCTTCAATGTTTTCTACATAAACAACCTCTTCATTTAGGTTGTCGAACAAAATATAATTCCTCCTGTCAATTTCTCCGTTCACATATTCGCACACTCCTATTTCAGCCGGGTTTCCACCTTCACATGAAACAGTAAAAGCTTTTGCTTTTCCATCTTCATAGTTGAATGTCAACAATTCCATGTTTTGAATTTCTTTTGGTTTAAAAAGAACAATCATTTCTTTGTCTTCATCTGGAACTATGCCTTTGCCAGAAACAAAAGAGCCGTTTATTACTTCAATGTCAAAATTATTAAATAAATCATTCATTTTCACTTCCTTTAAAATTGAAAAACATTTTAACCCCTGCGTTTAAGGCTTCTGTTTTTGTTTCAAATATGTACTTTTCAGAATCTAACTTCATAAGGCAAGGAAGATGGTGTTTCACTGTAAAGCAATTTTCATTATTTAATATCTCTTCTGCATTTGAAATATTGTTTTTAGTACTAACCGGGTAAATTGTTTCATATTCTATATATCCATCAAAAAACACAACCCTTTTATCTCCGTCAATTTCATCGTAATCTTTATCAATTTCAACAGTGGCGTTCACAAGCTCTCCAGGTTGATATAATATCCCTTTATACACGCACGGAACATCAGCAAAACTGAAAAGAACATTCATGTGCTTAAAATCTTTATTTATGTCAATGCGTTTAATTGAAACTTGATTCAAATCCACCAAATCGTCATCTATTGTTTTCCCGTAATACAAATGATTAGCTAAATCACTCAGCACCATATTCTGTAAAGATGTTTCAAAGGCGTCCACATTAACAACATACATTGAAGTATTTAACCTTAATCCATTATCTGTAAAATAAGGTTCGAACCATTCGCTTCCATCAACAGACACTAATATTTTACCTCTCGTAAAAGCAATATATCCATTCACTCCGAAAGGTATAAAGTTATCTTCCGCAGATACTTTTAAAGAAGGTTCGACATTTACATTTTTAAGAATGTTGTTTTGTATTTTTGCCTCTAATTCCTTTTGCTCTTCTTTGATGGCTTTATATTTACTTTTAGCGTCTGAAATATCCATATTAGCTGCCTGGAAATACTTATCTATTTCTTCTTCTAGTTTTTCTGTCTTAATTTGATACTTAGAACCGTGTCTAACTGAAAAAATATCCATAAATGAACCATTTATTTTTCTTTTTCCGTAATAAGTGAAAATTGCCTGATATTTTGATTCCATTATTCCGTCAGGGGTATCTTGATTTATATCGCCGTGCGCTATTTTTAGCCCCACATCAGGATATAATACGCTTTTTATTTTTGATGAATTATCAGATATAACTGAAATTGAAAACTTTTCTTCTTCTTCGTTTATTTTAAAAAGCTGAATATATGGACAATAAAAATTAAATTCTGTACCTATTAGCTGTTTAGTTTTAGCTCTTACAAAAGCGTCTTCAAACAGAATGGCATGGTTACATATTTCTGTTGTAGGAACACTATTAACGTACATATTATCAGATTTTTTTACAAATTCAAACCTATCCGATTCAGACACCACCCTTACTTTTCTTGAGTTTTCAGAAAGAATGCTGCCTATCTTAAAACTTCTTATTTTTTCTTTATATGAAACAAACTCTGCATACAGTTCCTGAGCTGCTTCCGGAATATTGACGTCCTGTCCACTGTCGTAAAGTTCCTTAATGTTTTTTGCTTTTTTTTCAGCCTCTCCTAGAAAATTACCAAAAATAAAATCATACACTATATCACGTTCAGTATGTAACGTTACAAATCTATCTCCGTCTTTTAAAGTTGTCCAACCGTTAGAATATTTTCTTAGAACATTAAAAAAAGTAAATCCGTCAACCGGAAAATCTTGTTTTTCACCTGTCACATATTCCCTTAAATACGTTTCGAAATTAGATTCAGGGATATCAAAACCTTCAGATTTTAAATACCCGTAATTATTCATTGTTAATACATTTATATGAGCCGTTTTAGTAGGAACATCTACTATTGATTTAAAATCAAAATCGGTTTCCATTTCAAGTCTATATTCTGTTTTATTTTGAGTTTTAATTTCATCATAATGTATTAATCCTGTTGTAAACGCATATTTATTGTTTCCAAACGTTTTAAACATTTCTTTTTCTTCGTTAAACAATGTGTTGAAAGATTCTGTGTACTGTTTATAAAAATCGTCAAAAGCATTTACATCAATAGCGAATTTACTGTTAGTAGATGTGAAAAACTCAGTAGAGTCGTCAAAATAAAAATCAAGCACTGAGTTTTCTTTTAAATTTGAAAAACCGGTAAACAATATAAAATTATCTGGATTTACTTTTGAAACCCTTGATAATGTAGGATTGTTATAGACTTTAACCTTAACATTTGAGTCCTCATTTGAATAAACATCCCCTTTATAGGTTAAAAATCTAATTTCTTTATCTTTTTCCGAATAATTCATCCAAATATATTCATCTTGATAAATAAACAAAACAGCTTCCCCAACTATCTCTTTTACTGATGCGGTAGTGTAATCAAAAGCAGGTAAATACATTTCCTTAATTGAATCCACCTTTTCATATGTAATTCCTAAAATACCTTTTTCTTGCAAATTGTACAAAACGTCGTCTGTACATATTTTAGTTCCGCTCATTTTGTTTGAATCCAAATTATGCTGTTTCGCTTTTTTTAAAAGAAAATTTAACAATTTTTCACTGTTAACTATTAAAGACGCATAACCTGCGGATTTGTTTTCCATTATTTTTTTTATTTTTTCGGCATCCGATAAAGTGTCTTCAACTATAGCAACCTGAGTCCCATCTATATTTAAGTTGTTCAAATTCAAAACATCATACTTAACTAAAGTACCAAAACTAATCCATACCCCTATAAAATCCCCGTCTCTATAAAAAGCCGTATCTTTAGCAAACAACTGAGCCGGAGAGTCTATCAATAATGCGCTCTCTTCAAGATTGTCTAATTGATATGGTTTTTTTGGGGTCTGTTTTTTCATATATTCATTTACTTTGCTTATGTCTATAAAACCGAAAGCGGTAGAAAACTTATTCTGAACTATAAATACTTTTCCAACTCCCTCAAAAGTAATATAGTTGATTCCGTCAATTAAAGCAATCGCCATTTTTGTATCAGAAAGACCCTTTTCTGTAAACTCAAGGCCCTCTTGTCTATCGGTGCCTATTTCCAAAAAAAGTACCCAATTGTCTCCATATTTAACATATTCTTTTGAAAGCATAGTTTTGTACTGCTGAAGATAAATTCCATCTATAGCCGTTTTAAAACCGCTTGTTCTTGCTTTATTTAAAAATAACGTAGCTTGTCTTACTATTTCAGGAGATTCATTTGCGAATACAATGCTTAATGTGTCAATATCATCAGTTTTTATTTTGTTAAAAAACTCTATTTTAGATTTCTCAACCTCTCCTGAATATTCAGGATTGGTTACATATCCCTCTTTTAGCAACATTATACTTCCACATACCCGAATTTATTACCAAGCACATATTCGCTATTACTAACACCTTTATATCTCATCATATTTCTCCTTAGGTCTTCTGTTTTAACCACATATACAGTAGCGCTTTTATTAGCATTATTATACCAGCTTTTTAAATCCTGTGTAAATGAAGAGCTCTGTTTATTTGAAATAGTCGGTACATCAATACATAAGTCTTTATATATTATCTCTCCAAAATACCCATATATTAAATTATCAGGCCTATATTCTTTTGGAATGTTTTTCCAAATAAATTCATTTTTTTCTTCATCAATTCCAAAAGAGTGACCGTTTATTGCCGATATTATTTTTCCATTTATTTCCCCGTTAACATCTACATGATAATAAAACATTTTTTTAAACGCCGGATGGGAGATGAACACCGTAGTTCCTTCTGAAGCGCTTATAGGTTGAACCGCACTCAAATAAGGCACAGAAAACATGACGTTTATATTTTTTCTTATTTTATCTTCAAATATTTTATCTATTCTCAATTTCATAAATTTATTTACTACAATCTCCACAGCTGCTTCATTATCCGATACTCTATTATTGTAAAATTCCATTAACGATGCTTTTTTAATGGAATCTATTATTTTTGAGGCATCATCTTCATCGATAAACAGCTCCGTAATTAATATACTTTTAATGAATTCATCAGATATGACAACATCAAAAACAGGAAGTTCAAATTTAGACTTGATTAAATCCATATATTTGTTTCGTGTATCTACATAGAAATTATCGCTCCATATAAAATTTGAAGATTCGTATCCCAAATTTGTAAAAGCTTTATCTTTTTCCAAATCCCAATAACCATGTCTTGCCTCTTTTACCCCAAAGTTAACCTTGTTATCTAACCCTTCTATACCAGGACTTCTGACCGTTCCGTTAATTACAAACACATCATCGTTTAAATCTGAAACAGAATAATTTACCATTTGAGCTAAATTAGAATTTGGGGCAATAGGCATCGTTTTAAACTGTTGAGAACCGTATTGTTTAATAATGTCATTCATTTTATTAAAATACTCAGTGTAATCAGTGTTTATTGTTATAGGTTCAAAAACTTTAGTTCTGTTATATGTGGCCAGTTTTTCCGTTGAAATATTTTGTTTTATAAACCAAACCGAATATCTGAATTCGTCATTAAGTCTTTCTTTAGAGACAATGTTTTTGTTTATTACCCAATAGTCTTCTTCTTCTGTAAGAATCAATCCCGCATTAAGAAACCCTTGTTCAATATTTAATTTTGAATAATAATGTAAAATAGCACCGTACGAACTCCTGTCTTTAAACAAAGATTTAATAACGTCTGGCCACTCTTCATTTTTTAAATATAAATCAACCAGCAAAGCACCAACATCTATCTTAAGTTCCAAATTTTGTAAATTAACCTTATAGCATTTTTCGTCATCAAATTCATAATCATCCGTTCCGTATGTGCTGTCCTCAAGAAGCGCATCAGGATTTTGAATGTTTATAAAAGTATGTAGGTTAAAATTTGTAACAATATCAAGTACGTCTTTTTTAACTCCTACAAAGATGTTTTTGTCACCATATTTTATTAAATAACCGGAAGAACCAAGACCGGTCGGATTTAAAGAATTGTCATACATTATGCTTAAATGTGCTTTTACAGCATCTATCGATTCTCCATTTATTTTGAACATATTATTCCTTTATAAGATATGAATTTTCATCTCTAACAATTTTAGTGGCTATAAAATCGTTATACAGTAAAACACCGTTATTATATTTGTCTTTCATTGTATTAAAATCATAACATAATCCGTCCTGATTGAAAAAGTAAGTATTGTCAATTTTGATATTTACGACTAAATCAGTATCCGTTGGATTGTTTATCCACACAAACATTTTACCGTTTTGCAAACAAAGGTCATCACTGTTTATAACGCCGTCAGAGAAAGGCATGAAATCAACATTAAAGTTTTTAACTTTATTTAAAACAGTTTCATCATCGCTTCCGTCACACAGAAAAGATGTAGGAATATTCCACACCATGTCAGACAAAGTGTGTATGCTTTTGTATATTTTTTGCAAATCATAATCCACTTTTACATAAGAGCCGTCCAATCTTTTTTGAACAGTGTCTTCTCTTAAATCTTGTATCAGTTGAGCTTTGGTGTTATTAAAATATGAACTAAATATAGCTGTTTGCTCATGAACATCGACGCTTATTTTTCTGTTTAAAATAGTGTTACCTATTGCAAAATAATATTCTATATTTTCAGACGATTCAGTACTGTAATTGCTTGTACACATTCCTTTTACAGTGGAATATACATTGTCTCTTAATATTGCATTAGGAATAAAGGCCCTGTTTCCTTTTCCAAGCTCCAACAGCCATTCAACTTTCTGTCTTCTAGGTATTTGAGTTTCTATACCGCCGTCAAACAGGGAAACTATTTTGCTGTCTATATTAAATTTAAACGGTGTAAAGTCGCCTTGGGTTGCACTTACATATGAGAGAGCTTCGACTCTATATTTTCCTTCATCATCAACAGCCATATTCACAAAATCATGCAAAAACTCACTTTCATCAGAATAGTTTGATTTTTTCAACGCTTTTAATAAAAACTCTTTCTTAACTTTTACAAACATATCACCGTAATGCAAGTACGGTCTGCCATAAAAAACAGAATTTATAGCGGCCGGAATTGATAACACATCACTTGTATTGCCATTATAATTTATTTTTATAAATCTACCTTCGGGAGCATCTTGGAATTCTACATTTACTTCATTGTCGTCAACTATTGATTCTGTCTCGTCTATTTGAGAAACAATAAATTGTTTAACGCCCTTAGAGTATAAATAGTTTAAAAATCTCTCAGGAATAAATACAATGTTGTCGCCTTTTGAAATCTTTCCGTCTTCAGTGTGAACATCACACTCCAAAGGTCTGTCAGAAACAAATTTTCCTCCTTTAAAAAATAAAGAAGAATAAGGGATATTGTATTCTAAAATCAGATTGTCGCCCTGATATACTTCAACGGTTAATTGCACATCTGTGTCTTTTTGCAGAAAGATATTTATTTTTACATTTCCTGTTGTATGCTCAATTCCTCTTTTATTATTTTCTACAATAAGCTTTTCACTAAAATTGTCACCTGTGTACATTGTTTCTGTTAAAAATATCAGAAGCCCTAAATTGTCAATTTTATAATAAGGTTTTTCAGCTATTTTTGAAAATCCTTGATAATTAAACAAATATTCTTCCATATATGACGGGAAAGCTTCCATAAACATATTCATACAAACATCAGATAAAACCGGAGAAGTAGGAACGATACTGTCAACATTGGGAGTATTAAAACCTGCCGCAACAACAGTTTTAGGGATTACTTTAGCCACATTCCATGTATTGTTCCAAAATACAGAGTTTTTTCTGTAAAACACATTGAAATACATTGTATTTCCGTCAGGACGTGCATTGCTATAATAATTTTCTTCTTTCTTACAATAACAACCGCTAACAGGTTCTCTGTATAAATCGTTTCTTTTGTTTGATTCAAATATGGCCAAATCGTAATCTTTTCCATTTTTGTTTATGTGCCATATTAACGACATTGTGTACAAGTCTTCATAATCTGAAGTTTTGTATAAGCTTTGTATTTTATTTACAGGATAGCCTGATATATAATGAATATTTCCGTTTGTATATGATAAACCTCTCAGCCATACTCCGGTTTTACTGTAAACGCCTAAACCGTTTTCAGTTTTTCTGCTTATCGTTTCTTCTTTTGCGGTAACATCTGAATAAGTTTTAAACTCATATCCTTTGTCATAATATACTTTTGTAAGCTCATATAATTTATATTCATACCCGGGACCGAAGTTTGTTTTTGTTTCACACCATATAGGGTTTGTGTCTCCTGACGCAGTAGAGGTTCCTTTGTACGCTTTGTACCCATAAATATCTATAGCTTTAACATATCCAATTTCCACTTTTCCATTATGTTTTACATAATCAAGCTGATATATAAAACTAGGGTGTCTTTCTATATCGTTTATATAATTTTTTAAAGGGCGCTCACCTATAATGTTTCCATCTTCGTCAGTGAAAAAGTATGCTTCGTTATTTTCAACAATGCCCGCTTTTTTATAGTCTGTTTCATTTGTTTTTTTATAATATAAAGTTGCGTTGTTAAACTTAATATTATATCCATTATATATCATAGAATTGTCATCGGCTTTGGTAATCTCTATTGATTTCGTGTCTGAATTGTTGAATATTTTTAAAGGACCTAACTGAAAAACAGATTTAGGAGAAACTGTTATTTTACTTTCGGCTTTGCTAATATCCCATATATAATTGGAAGCAAACAAATGTGTGCCCCCCAGATTTGAAAATCCGGTTTCCCCAAAAACAGCTCCTTCTTTATCCACAGAGGAGATTTCAACTATTACGTCATTTATTTTTTGCACAATAGATGGAGCGTCAGATATTTTTTTGATTCCATACGGATAAACAACCACGGCTTTCCCGTTAACTCTTAAGAACATAAAACTGTTGGTTTTATTTACAAAAAGATATTCTCCCGCCTTAAATTCTTCCGACGTTGTTTTTAATGTTTCTGTAATTTCTTTAATTTCATATTCGTTTTCTGTGGCGTCACTTTTGCCTATACTGTCAACAGGCACTCTGTCTATTACACCGGCATCAAACAGACTATTTGATTTTTGATAAATTGATTTATATTTAAACTCATATTTACCCTCTTTAAATTCTTTGACTATAAACATACACTGTTCAAATTTATCTGTATCTGTTTTTATTTCAAAATACTTATAATCATCTGTCAAAAATATTGCAAATTTTTCATATTTTTTTCTCAAAAAAGGATAATATGAATAATCTGTTTTTTTAACTTCCTCCACTTTGTATTTCATGTTTTTTTTATGTTTATCTATATAATCGGCTGCTATTTTTGCTTTCTCTTCAATGGAACCGGCTTTGTCTATCATTTCATTCATTTCTTTTATTTCATCTGCAGTAAGCCCTACATGCCCTACAGGAGTTTCATCTGCAGACAAACTGCATCCGCCAAAGGTTGAAAACAAAGGATTGTGTATTCCCTCATCATTAAACACCAGTTCCTTTCTTAAAAATAAATACAAATTTGAAAACAGCTGGGCCTCAGCGTTTCTTACAAATGAGAAAAAATTAACACCAACAACACTCCTTCCGTAAAAACAGGTGTTAATTCCTGTAAAAATCCTCTTTGAGCCGCCCATGAGCGATGTTAAAAATTTATTGTCTCCATATTCGAAAACAAATTCATTGGTGTAAATATTTGCTATATCGGCTTTGTTCTTAAATTTAACAATATCATTATTAATGTCTTTTTCCATTCCTAGATTAGCTTCATTAAAAACCATGTATCATCCTTTATTTTTTAAAATCGTTATAAGGTAATTCCTCTTTGGTTGTCTCATACACGTCAAGATGCTCTTCATAATCATAACCAAAAAAATAATTAAAATCTTTATCAAGAGGTTCATCCGGATTTATAGTTGAGCTTATTCCGTCTTTTGTAAAAAAACCATACTTGTTTCTTTCTGGAGAATCAGTGACCACATTGAATTTTTTTTCTGTTTCCATTTTTGATTCTATATACACAGGAAACGGAATATCTCCATAATAATAAACGTCTTTTGCTTTGCTTGTAGTGTTATAAAGATGGTTATTGTATTCTATCTTACTTTTTCCATCAGGGTTTAAGTCCCTTATTGTAAACACTCCAACAGTTCCATACAGTTTGCCTATAGCCACTTCTATTGGTATCTCAACTTCTTTACCTGTTAGAAAAGACATCAATTTTGCATACGATTTTAACAAACTCTGAGAACTTAAAGTTCCGTCAACGTTTAAATTTTTTAAAATCACGTTAAATGTATTCATGTATTTAAACTCTTCATTTTCTTTTTCAGATATTTTATACACCGGAACCGCTGATGGAACAGAGCAAACATCCCTATCGGTAGTGGTTGTTTCTGTTTCTGCTTCAGAATTAGTCATATCAACTAAAAAAGCATAATAAAACACATCGTCTATTTTTCCTTCTTTTTTGGCGTAATCAAACAAATCTCTTGGGACAAGGACTATATTCATATCTTCTATTGAAATGGGAAATATCACCAGTATATATTCCATTGACAAAAACGTTCCGTTTAATTCAAAAGTTAAATCCTGTCCCATTAATTGACTGTACTCTTTAGCGTAATCTATTTCTTTTGATGCTATTTCTTTTGTTATTTGTTTCTCTATATTAGCAAAAGGATTTCCTATTTTACACATATTTATAAGTGCTTTTTTAGTGTTTATTCCTCCGAAAAAGTTAAACCCAGCATCACATGCTTTTATTAAATTTAAAAACTCTTTATTTTTAAGAGTCATAATCACTTTATTTGCTTTTAATGTATTTTTCTCCTCTGTTTTATCCATTTTTAAATTTTTAAAAACAGTATCACTTCCCGGTTTTTTATCTCCTGAAGTGGCATAATAAATAGGAATATCTGAAATATGTCCCGTCATCGCATTTTTAGAACTGTCATAAGCTAACATTTTTATCCTTTCACCTGATATATTACAACATTGTTGCTTAACTTGACTTTGTTTGCGTCATATGTTTTTTTACTGTTTGTAGCGTACACGTTTTTAGCTGGATATAAAGAAACAAAATTGTTTACTTTCATATGTTTTTCAGGTTCATAATAATAATAATATGGAACCATCGACATTACACCCTCCATAATAGACTGTTTTCTTGCTGCACATTTATCTTCAATCATCCATCCCTGCAAAAGACTTACGTCGTCAGCTGCTTTTATTTTAGGAGTGGTGTTAATATGGTTCAACAAAACATCTATAATAAAAGGCAATAACATATTTTTAGAATCAGAAGGAATGCTGTTTTTAAATTCTGTCAACTTGTTTACAAATCCACTTAAACTTTTAACATCTGAAATATCAACCCTTCCGTCAAAAATTTTATTATTTTCATCTGCCATTAGAATATTTTGTAACAAGTTTTTATTCTCCATATCTGTAACTTTATGGGACATATGAATAGGCGCTCTCGCTCCAATATCAGGAAGTGTAGCCACATAAGAAGGTAAACCTGTTTTAAAGTTGATATGTGAAAATCTACATACCTGCTCAACCGCCCACCATCTTAGCTCGTCAGTTAAAAATATATCGCTGTTTGGATTGCATATATCAGAAATAGTATAGTTTGATATATACGATGAAGAAGAAGGAGAAAACCTTCCCACACTTGCCGTACGTGTATATAGGCTAGGGAAAATAAAAGCTATATACGCAGTGCTTCTTTCACTGTTTGGGCTAATTAACGCAAACTCGTTACCCATATCTTCCCTTATGGCTTCTATAGTTTCACGCTCTTCTGTTTTCTGAAGAAGGTTAAGCATTGTGTATGCCTCAAATAGCGACATATACATATCCGATTTAGAAGCCATATGAATTGCATTTCTCACACTCTGAGCCGCCATATCATTAATTAAAGCGAAAGTATAGGCAAACGCTATTCTATTTAAAAGCCCTATAAGACCAAATGAAGCGCCTCCTCCCATAAATGATAGAGCAAAAAATATAGGACCCTCTATTAGAGCTATCTGAGTTGTTAAATCACATGCGGCTGCTACTTGAAAATTCATAATAAATTCAAGGGTTTGATTTGACTGCACTATTCCGTAAGAATTTTCAGTCTCATACATTTTAGGGTATATTTTTGAAATATATTTAACATTATTCGAAACCTCAGTAAGACCTTTAACAATGTTTTTCTTGTACAGCCAAACATAATCATCCATATTTGTTTTAATCTTAAATGCGTTATTGCTGCCTTCGTGCATCATTGCATCAACATACAAAACCAGCGCATTGTCCGTTTTAACCAACACACTAGGTTTTATTTGTTCACTAACTACGTCTTTTGTTTTTTCATCATAATAATAATCAGTAACACTGTCGGTATCAATTCCCATATTAAACATTCCAAAATTATACAACGCAGAATCGTACAATATTCCATCTTTTGTTCTTGATAAGTAAGGATAAGAATCAATATCCATAGCCACAAAAGAGGCTCCTTCATTAATAAGCAATCCTTGCATTGCAATTATATAATCTATATTTTTGTGTGTGAAATCTACTTTAGGTATATTTCTTAAAACACTGAATTCTTCTGAACAATATACAGCCTTCATAAACAATTTTTTATTTAAACTCTGTATTACTGTTTCGGACTTATCAAACATTGTGTACACAATAGGTCTGTCAAGTTTAGCTTTAAGAGTTTTAGTTAATTTTTGTCCGCTTTCTCCTGTAAATGAAAGTTTAAGTGTTGCTCCTTTGATTACAGTCAAAATGTTGTATTCATTAAAGGAGGTGGCGCTTTCGTTTATCTTCACAACCACATGCAAATATAGAGGTTCCCCTTTCCCTTTCCAATCAACATAATAGCCGTCATTTTTTTTCTCAAGATTAGGTATATCATATCCTGAAACATTGCACGTAGCACTGGGCTGCTCAATTATTGCTCTGGATATTCCGTTACAAGTTAAAACAGAATTATTTACCTCAATTATTGCCGATGTTTTACAGGCTTCTATTATTTTCTCCTTCTCAACACCGTTAGCGTCTCCATCTATTGGCTCCAAGTATTTATTAACAGCTTCTATTGATAATTCATCTATTGTAAAAATACCTTTATCATCAAGATTATCTATTCTAACAAACAAACTAAAATAACCTTCCTTTGCTTGAGCGCTAATATCAAAAGTGAGACTTATATCAGCAGCCTGTTTTATTGGAACACTTATTTTTCCGTCTTCCGGTGGAGTAGCTGGTTTAGGTTCAGGTTTTTTCTCTTTTGTACAATCAGTTTCTTCAGGAGGTCTGTCTTTATATTTTTCAGAACACGGCGAATTAGTTGTATGTGTGTCATCATCATCTATCACAGGTTTTGAATCATCATTGGAACTACCTGATGAACTTCCAGATGAGCTACCTGATGAACTTCCAGATGAGCTACCTGATGAACTTCCAGATGAGCTTCCGGACCCGTGTACATACTTTTTTAAAGCTTCCCTTATAAGTCTGTCAATTTCATCAAGATGCCCTTCTTTTTTTAACTGCTCATACTTTTCAGGCGGCATTAGTTTTTTTAATGGCAGTTTTGCGTTTAAATTAATTCTTCTTACATCATATGCGTCATGCATACATTTTAAATCAATCTCTACCCCGTATTTACCTATTTTAACAACAACACAAGGAACTAAGTCAAAATGAGGTCCTGACGGTTTTATTTTAGGATTTAATGAATCAAACATATTTTATTCCTTTATTTAAAAATATCCGGCAATGAATGTTTTTTATATTCCTCGTTCAGTCCTGAACATAAATCATAAGCTTTTTCGTAGATTGTTTTTTTCAATTCATCCAGCATTAAGTTTTCATCTTTTCTATAGGTTGTAAAAAATTTATATTGAACATATCCTCTGGTTTCATCAGGAGTATAATCAAGATTTGAATCACAGGGAATATCTCCGGGCAAATCTATAATAAGCCAATTTTTATCATATACCGTAGTATACCAAAACGATTTATATCCTTGTTTACAGTGTTGAACGGCACTCAAATAAGGCTCATTGCTTACAATAGGATAAAAATCTTTATCTCCATTGTTGTTTTTTATGTGTATTTGACTTACATCCATAGCATAATTTGCAGCATCAGCGGATACACTTATTAAAAACACGCTATTTTGCTGTTCAGTTCTGTCAAAAGCCGTATACATTGGCTTTGCCTCTGAAGTAAACATATTGAATTTTTCCACAAATTCATTTGACTCTGGAGTTAGCACAAACGTATATTTTAAAAAATCATTAGTCATCTCAGTGGTGACAAGTTCTTGCCTAGGTAAATAAAACAGCGGTTTGTCAGCTCTATATGCACCAAGATAAGGAACCAGTTTAAAAGTGTTATCAGTAATTGTGATACTTATTCTTTGTTCAAACAATAATACGTCAATGTAATCACATGTAATTTCTACAGGATAATTTAACCCCATATATTCTTTATCTATTTTTAATTGCACTTCAAATTCGGCAATATGGTCTTTGATTTCCACGTAATCCAAATAGTTTGAATTGTTAATTACCGAATAAGATAATTTAATATCGTCCAATGGGTCAGAATCAACGTTGTATTTAATTTTATCAACATACAATACGCCGCTTTTTATTTCTGGAAAAAACATTTTTACTTTATGAGTAAACGGAATTTGCCATCTTTTTTTGATTTCATCTATAATAAAATTATAATAAAGCGCCTCAGTTCCGTAATATGCTCCGATATATCTTAAACCGTAATACGGATGAAACATTTTAGCGTGAGGAATGAAAGAAAAAAAGCCGTGTTTATTAACCATAAACGACTTGTATTCATATCTAAACTGTCTCATATTACACCTCTATTGCGTCTATTTCACTCTTAAGCGCATCCATATTGTTTTTTATTGACTCCATCTGAGTATTGTACCCGGCTAAGGATAAATTGTAAGCTTTTACTTCATTTACAAACATCAAACTGTCATTAACCCACGACATTACATCTTTTGTGTAACCGTCTATTTTAGCCGCCAAATTATCAGCTGCATTAGAAAGCTCTGCAAAAGTTCCACCCATAAAACCTACAATAGATTCTATAGTTTTTTGTAGCGCATCATCTCTGTCAACAATATATTGTATTTTTCTTTGAAGCTCATCAAACACCGATATAAAATCTCTTGCGGTAATATAAATTTTATTGAACTCTTCTGCAAAAAACGCATAATTTTCTATTTGTTTTTCAACTTCAACAATAAGATTGTTAACATAATCAATCTGTTGGTCCTGTGTAGTGTTTGTGTCTTTCATTTGTTGAAGGAGTAAATCCTGCTCATCAAGTTTTGAGATAATTTCTTGAATTTTGTCTTTTTGAGCAAGTATCTGCTGTGACAAATCCTTAGCAAACGCTATCTGAGAATTAAGTTCATTTATCTTATCATCGAATTTCAAATTACTTATATACGTAATCAAATCCCTGAAAGACTTATAAGAAGAAGATTTAAAAAGTTTCACATCAGCGATGTTTAAGGCTAATTTAGTAGCATCATCACTGTATAAAGACATAATTTTGTTAGCTTCAGTATTAGCTATACTAAGTGGAACGTTTACAGCTTCCTGAACATCTTTTATTTTTTCATTCAACTCGTCTATCGTGTTAAGCATAGACGTTACCGTATCTGTATCCATTAACGATTTAACTATAGAAAATTTTTCAATAAAATCTTTAATAGATAGAGCGTCTACACTTGTTTCACCTCTATTGCTTATCATGTCAATCAAAGCGTCTATTTTACCCTGTAATGCAAGCAGTTGCTCCTGTGTAACGTATGACATACTTTATCCTTATGGCTTTTTTGATAATTATAACATAAAAGAAATTTGTTGGCTATTATAATTCGAAAGAGGACTTAAAGTTGAACCTTTTCTTAACGTAATCCCATATGCCTGATTGCATTCCCGCTTCATCAAAATTTAAAAATATTTTACCTTCTGCTTCTTTTTCGTTAAAAGGAGTAGAATCATATCTTGCCACCTTGTATTGTTTTATAGGTTTAGCAACCGTATGAGCTCTTATGTAATTGTAATAATAGCTTTCAAAACTCACAAAACTATCATTAAATAAGTCAAATTCGTTAATAACCTTTTTAACTATCTCAGATTTTAAAAATCTTGGTGCATGAGTAGTATAGTTATATGTTGGGTATCCTTTTTTAAGCATTATATGATACATTTTCTTTAACATTTGCTGAAAGTGCCTATTACCCCACTTTTTTGTTTTAGACAGGTCTTCAAGATAGTAAATTTCTTCAAAATCACTATATTCAAAATCTGTCAATAAATAAAAATCGTCCATAAATAAGACAAATTCATCAAAAATGTTTGCAGCAATATCTCTGGCATGCAAAATATTTCTTTCTTTTTCGTCACATTGGCCGTAATATATATATCTTACTTTTGAAGCGTTAAGCCATTTAGGTTTATAACCTATTAAAGTAACGTCATATTTACATTTGACATGTTTTTCTATGGAACGTAGAGAGTACTTAAATTCTTCACAATCACCAACTGATGATTTTTTAAGAGGGTAAACAATGTGGAGAACTTTGTCTCCACTGTTATTATTCGTCACCTTCAGTTTCTCCGCTTGAACTACCAGTTGAACTTCCGTCACTTGAACCGCTTGAACTACCAGTCGAACTTCCGTCACTTGAACCAGTTGAGCTGCCAGTTGAACTTCCGTCACTTGAACCGCTTCCTGAGCCGCTATCTACTGGAGCAGGTGCAGTATAACCTGATACAATTGTTACTTTAGCAGTAACAGCTAAATGCATATTTAATCCATGAGGAACCGTTACTTCAACTTGATACTCAACCTCAGAAGAATCATTAACAAATGATGTTAGAGCTATATCTATTCCATTTGTACTGTCAGCAGATTCAACCACGTTAGCAGTTCCTGCAACAATTTCAGTATTTGTTCCGTCAAGTTTTACAGTAAACGTTTTAACAGCTGTATAAGGCGCTCCGTTAGGGCCGTCAATACCTACTACTTTAACTTCAACAAGATTGTATGTGCCGCTACTAATCCAAGGCAGTTTAGCCGTAAATTTCATATCTGCTTCAGAACTTGTTGCATCTACGTTGCCTGAACCTATAATACCCTCAACCATACCTGAAATTTGATTAAATACTGCTACTACATCTGTAATTTTAGCTGGGATTAAAGCTGAATTACTGTTTACTACCATAGAGTTTTTTACAATTTGGCGTTTTTCTATATTTGCTCCGGTAGCGATATATAAACTATTATCAACGATAGATTCTTTAGAGTTCTCATCGTAAGTAACCGGTTGCTGATTAAACACCATAACACCATTTAGCCCTATTTCTCCGCTTGAAATACCTTGGTTATCATTTGTAACATACGCTAAATATCCAATGTTATATTCATCACACACCCCAGCAATACCTTTTGCGGTATATGTATTCCCTGCTTCGCCTGTTATTGTTTCAATATTATATGCCATAACCCCTGATGAGTTGATGTTGAAACGTCTATTCCATTCCGGGCTTTGGTAGCTGCACATAAAAGCGCCCTTACGATAATCCATTCCGAACATATTTATATCTGAAATAGGCGCACCTTCTGAAGGCGGAAGCTCTCCTTCTCCTTCTTCATAATGTATTACACTATCAGGACCTTCGTCGCTGTCTGATGCAGGAGCGGTTCCTGATAAATAAGCCGCAACATCAGAAGCTTTAACATCTACAGGCATTAAAGGAAAAGTAATAACCCCTCCATTTTCTAATGGGCTTCCAGATGATATTTCAAATTTTGATATACCGCCGCTTGACTCAGATAAAGCTCCCATTAGGTAATCTACCATAAACCCTAAATACATGTTGTTTGCATCAAACTCATTTGCGCTTAAAGGTCTTTTTAACTGCCCTCTTGTTATTATAGATTTTTCACGTGTTTCTATCTCAACAATATCTTCGGGCATAAAACCGTTTGTTTTTTCACTAGTAAGTGGAACTGTCGCCGCCATAGTATCTCCTTCATATAGTTTTTGATAATTGTATCATTTATTGTTTCTTTTGTAAAATAAGCAAAAAAAAATAAAAAAGAAAATCAGGACTGGCTGTCCTGTTTATAAGGGTTTTGCCCGTGCTTTGTGACTTTGTAACAATAATCCCAATGGGATTTGTCGCTTTCATCATAATATACACGGCTTCCCTGGAAATCCCAACCGTAATCGTATTTTAAAACATATATAATAGCAGACAGTCTGCTTATATAATTTTTGAGACACCAGTTTCTGCAAACTTTACCGTTTTTAATTAACTCTTCTACAACCATTTTCATTTGTGAATTATTTACAGCCATTTTTAATCCTTTAAAATTCTTTTATTAAAGCAACTATCACAAAAACAATACCGGCCAACACGGGAAACGACAAGTTTCCTAAACTGTCTATATGGTGCCCTGTGAATAAATAGGTTAAGAAATCTATTCCAAGCCCCGCAACATATCCGAACATAAACATTCCGGCCAGCACTATCACAACCAAAAACACCATTCCTATTATAAGCCACATAAAAAAGAACAGTGTTTCAAGTAATCTGAAAAACGTTTCCATTTTCGTCCTTTTAACTATAATATAATCCCTTCATCCGGCTCATTGGTAGCACTTATGTCTGTTTTGCATTTAGTGTACTCGTATTTACACACTTGAACATATAACAGTCCAAGCATCAAAGACAATATACAAAACGGTTTTACAAACTCAAACAACACTCCGTCAGAAAAAGTGATAATAATAATACATACTGACAGAATGACGTCTATTGTGTTGTATTTCATATGTCTTCCATCAGCACTTTAGGAAGTCTTAAGGCCAGATAAGGGATGCATCCGAATAAAAACCAAATATCTACACCGGCAATCATGTCACGTGGAAACCATCCCCCTACCATTCCGAATAGAGTCAGAATTGTAGCGGGCGCCATAACCAAATCAAACTTACTCACTTTCTATTCCTTTCTGAAGAAATCTCCTTCTTCAATATATTTATCATATCCACTCTTCACATATATATAATGAAAAGCGGATGTTAAATCCATGGCGGTAAACGCCAGTTTTCCTTTTATATATACCCTGAAAGTTGATACTTTTGACGGTTTTCTGTTTGCAGGCTTTTGGACTCCGAGCTCCATTTCGCTTACAATTTCTTTTATAGCAAAATCTTTATTATGCTTAAACACCAACATTACTTACCTTTCGCTTCTCTTATTAATTCTTTATTGAAAATAATTGCTTTCTCTATATCTGAAATTCTTTGTGTAATTTTTACATACTTATCCGAAGTTCTGTCTTCCTCGAATATTTTGGCCTGCTTTTCAGCAAGCTCTCTTTTTAGCTCTTCTGCTTTTTTAAGTTTATAATGCAACGCATCCAAATAATTCATATCCCTGAACTCTACAGCCGAACATCCGTAATAATAAAATGAATCTTTAATTGTTTTATTTACTTCCATTAGTTTCTCCTGTCCACCATTTTGCATATTTTTTAGCTTCTTTGCCTCTGATATTTAATTCATCTATCAACATCATTTTTACCTTTGCCACATCTTTAACATCGGAAGCTTTTTCTCTTAAAAAGAGAGTCACTTCCATGGGAATATCATTCACTCTTATTCCCTGTCTTCACAAGAATCGCATTCAAGCACACATCTTCCGTATACCGGTTCGTATGTTTCAGCGTTCGGGTCTTTTTGGAATTTTCCGTCAACTATTTTACCGGTTCTGCTGTTTATATGTTTGCCCATTTCAAGCAGCACGCATTTTGGGCAAAATCCCATTTTAAGCATTCCCCCCACACTAAACTCGCACATATCAGCGAAAGCATCAAGAGCCATTTCATGAGTCACCGTTTCTTTTTTGAGCTCATGTTTTTCGGAGAAAGTTTCCATGAATTCGATAAATTCTTTTTTTAAGTCGTATCTTTTCTCTTTTGGAACGCTGTAACCGTTTAATTCAAACACTTCTTCAACAATATTAACTGTTTCATTATGTAAATCAAATTTTTGCTTGTCCAGCAATCTGTCTTTCTGGAATTTAATCATTAATTTTAGAGGGCTGTTTTCACAACTCATTTTTTATCCTTTATTTTAGATTTTAGCATTATATACAATATAGCTCCCACAGGAAGCATAATTGCTAAATGCGCAGTAATATCGAACAACAATTCTTTCATTTTGAAACCTTTGTTTTGATAAGTATTTTATCGAAAAAATCGGAGATTTGTCAATGGATGGTAAGGAAAAAGGACAGGTCTCACGGGTAGGACTCGAACCTACGAAATGCGAAAAGAACGCACCCACTTAACCAACTCTGGCACCGTGAGAAAAAGGACCGGGGGCCAGCGTTCCGCAACCCCCGTACAACCACATTATCAGGCCCGCCGAGACGGGAATTGAACCAGTAACCTACCGATTAAAAATCGGGTGCTCTACCGTTTGAGCTACTCGGCGGATATGGTCCACATTTAACTATGTGGGAGTACCTCTTCCTACTCATTGGTAGGTGAGCATGGTGGGCAAGGTAGGACTTGAACCTACGACTTACCGGTTATGAGCCGGTGACTCTAACCAACTGAGTTACTTGCCCTGGTACCTCCGTAACGTGGAGGTGCACGGGAGCCGGGACACCTGTGGCCGTCAGGCATCCTTTTACTCCTCTTTAATAGGAGTGACTCCACACTTCCTCGCCAGTCTGCAGCCTGACTTTTATCGGATTAATAACCGGAAGTGCTTTATGAGACCTACTTTAATAGACCCTAAAAACACTTACTGGTGGAGCGAGGTAGACTCGAACTACCATTCCCGTTAGGGACACGGATTTACAGTCCGCTGCCTTACCAATTCGGCGCATCGCTCCATGGCTGGGATAGCAGGGCTCGAACCTGCGACCTACCGGTTAACAGCCGGTTGTTCTGCCAACTGAACTATATCCCAACATCCCCCTCAAGGGGGGGGAAATGAGGTTATACAGACCAAAACTATTTGTGAGTTAGTTGAAATTAGTAAAACAACTGTGTTACGTTACCAATAACTTCACATGGCTGGGCGGGCAGGACTCGAACCTACGAATGCCAGAGTCAAAGTCTGGTGCCTTACCAACTTGGCGACCGCCCAATAAATGGCAGAGGGTGTGGGATTCGAACCCACGGAAGCTTTTACACTCCAACGGTTTTCAAGACCGCCGCCTTAAGCCAGACTCGGCCAACCCTCTATTTCGGTGACGGCGGGAAGAATTGAACTCCCCTCTTCTTGATAAGCCCGAAAGCGCTTTTACCTAGGATATTGCACACTTTCAAACTTACCAATACTACATTACCAACCAAGGCCGTCATAATGGCGGTAGAGGCAGGATTTGAACCTACGGAGGTGTTACCCTCGACCGGTTAGCAACCGGCTGCCTTAAGCCACTCGGCCACTCTACCACACCCTTCCGAAGAAGGGATAAATTAAAATATAACTTGAAACACAAGGTAATAATGACCAAACAACAAAAAATAGTTTTGTTGCATCTGAATTATATCAAAAAGAATTTGGATAAATCAATAGTTTAACGATGTTTTTTTTATTTTTCTTTGAAGTAAGTTCTTTCATCGTGCTCGGCTTTTTTCCCTATGTTGAAACTCTCCACCGGTCTGTGGTAACCCATTACTCTCGTAAACACCATGCAACGGGTTCTTTTGTCTTCATTTTTAGCTAAAATTTTATCTTTCATAACACATCCTTTGTTTTTATTTTAACATTATTATAATACCTAATATCATTTCAAACAAGCGCTTGACTTTTTAAAACATTTTTCTTTGGTATGTTTGCATATCTGAGCGTTTGTCTTCTTTCCATTCTATGCTTATTTTAATCTCAGGCACACCTTTGTTGTTAACCATTTCAACACTTATTCTTCTTATAAAATCATACAACCCAAGTTCTTTAGTTAGCGAAACAAACACTTCTTTTGCATCATCAACAATTCTACCGTGATTTTCAGTAAAACTAACATGGTACGGTATTTTAATTATTTTAAACTTCCTAAGCTCTGTTACTTTCTCATAATTTTCCCTTACCATAGATAATATATTAGGGATTCTGTTTGTGAAATCTATATTTACTATCAATTCATTCATTACATCTCCTTAGTGAAAAACAACATATACAATAACCAGCACCACCCATACAACCATTGTAAAAAACATTGTCGCAAACGGCATAGGAGGCAAATATCCGCCATCATCTTTACAGTCTCCGAACAAAAAACAAAACACCGGAATAGCTACTATTCCTAAAACAATCAAAATTCCGCCCAATGTCAAATGTATATGTAAGTCCATTTTAATTCCTTTATAGCTAAGAAAAAAATAAAATTTGATTTTTTCCCTCAATTAATGTATAATTTAACTGCAGCCGATAATTTTTATTTTCATCCTTTCTCCGGGGCCTCACCCCGGCACCTCCTTACCCATTTATCTGTTTATATATTACTTCACCCATTTTGTATGAGTTTAACGCTAATGGGCTTAAGTTTTTGAAAGGCTCATTACCTTCTACTTTACCGACTTCTGTAATCAGACTAATCATTTTTTCAACACGCCCCTTATGAACGTTAAATTTCTTTTTTTGATTTTTGGCGTAATCGTAATACACTGCTATGCCGGCAGGAAGAGCCGCCCATCCTTCTTTTGCCATTTTACTGCTTGTAAGCGATTCGACAAGTTTTTTATATTTATCCCTTATCACTTTAAAAGAGTGCTCATTTAACTCTTTGTGCAATAAATTTATAATATCTATAGTATCTTTCAATACCATTTTATCAAGCTTTGTTAAAGAGCTGTACGGAACCTTTAAAATAATATTTCCGTCTATCAGTTTTACAACATCGCTTTCCATCATATGCCAAAGAAACAAATCGGTTATCGCATATAACGTAAGATATTCATTCTTCACTTTTTTCTCCTTTTATTTTGAAATACTGTAAAACTTAATTATCGATTCTATTAAAACGTCACGAACCATATTTTTTGTATAAGCAGCACAGTTAGATATTTTTTTGTCTTTAAACTTATCATGAATAATCCAGCACAGTTTCTTTTTCTGACCTATCGTTAATTCTTTTAAATTAAACTCAGGGAAATTGTAATTAATCCAAGTTTCATTAGCCATCAATATTACAAGTCTTCCTTTTTTGCTTATTTTCACATATATGTCTCCAGATTTCACAACGGCTCCTTTCTATAACGGTGCATATAGGTCTATTCCCTATATTTCCGAAATATATAAGAGCCATTGTATCTAAAAAACTATATTAATTTCAAGACTTAGATAATTTTTTAAGATATTTGTCCAGAGCTTTCTCACTCTCAAACTCTGCAACCACAAGCGAGAAATCACGCTCTTTTAAAAACCTGTATGCGTCTTCTCTGTTTTTAAATACCCTGAAATTGTTACCACGGTAATTGTATACACACATACCGTTAGTCAGAAACTCAATAGTTTCATCCGGTTTTAAATAATCAACATCAAACGCTTCTATCCTCATTTTACCTCCTTAGTTATTATATACAAAAGTGTTTTTATATACATTCCTGTATCAGTTCGATTTCTTTTTCTGTAAGGTCGCCACTCATCTTATCCATCTCAACAAGCACCACGTTTTTAAAGCATTCGATTGCGTCCCTCCATGTAAAAGCGTCATACGGATAATACATTTGGGATATGCTTGGAAGTCTTATCATTTTATCTATCGTTCTGTCGACAATGTCTTCCATATCTGCACATAGTTTTCTGGTATGAGGTCTTGTATAAGACGGAAGTCCGAGCAGCACCTTTTCATATCTGTTAAACAGAACACTTTTAAGTGTCTGCTTTAAATTATAAGCGTTTTCCTCAAGGATAACTCCAGCTTCACCGAGTTTTGAGAAAATGTAGCTGTCCGGGTCAAGCTGTTCTTCGTCGTATTCTTTGTTTGCCGTACCGATTATTCTGTCTATATCGGTTATCTTTCTTTCATACTGACGCCTTATGTCAAACGTATCATTTTCAAGATACTGATGATACAGCTGTTTTGCGTCTTCAAGCTCCCTTTTTATCACTTCTATATATTCTCTCTTTTCCATTTACCCCTCCGTTCTTTCAAATAAAGGTTCTATAATATTTTTAATCCATACATCTGCAAATTCATGAGTGAATCCGTCTACGGTTAAGTCAAACAGTCTTACATCGCTTTCAAAAGGTTTTTTCACAGTTTCCTCACCCTCTTTTTCAACAGTAAGTTCGCCTTTAACGTCTACGTGGTAATTGTTAAACAAAGAGGCGTTTTTTATTTCGATTTTTGCATATACCGGTTTACTGTGAACGTGAGCCATATAATCCATATATGCATTGGCCATATTTTTTACAAGAGTTTCAGCCACCCTGATTTTATCCTCGTTCTCCAGCAAATCAACAAGCTCTGCATAAGTGTAATCGTCAAGACCGTGAATTACCGGATTAAGGGTAATTAAATTTCTCCCCGGCAGATAAACCAACCTGTCCAGACTATTTAACCTGTCCTCCAGGGCTTTTGTATATTTGCTTAAATCTGTATGAGCCAAATGGAAGCCTTTAACGATTATCTTTCCATTTTCAAGTCTAACCTTTTGCCCCTCGATAATAACTTTTGCAGAGGCAGATATATCATAATCAACAATATATCCTCCGTCATATACCTTTTCTTCAAGCAACACATCCGTCGGCTCTTCGCTTCCGTTTATATAAGCCTTTATATTTTTAACATACCAGTGTTTCATACGCTCTCCTTATTTCATTTTCTTTTTCACATCTCTCCAACGTTTTTTCTTCTTTTTTGCTTCAAAAACTTTTTCGTTCTGCTCATTTTCGTATTCTTTCATAGCCTGCTCTCTAAGCCATTCTCTGTGCGGGTCGTTCATTGTAACTCCTTTTAGAAAGCAATAGCTTCTTCATCATCATCTTCTTCTTCAGGCTCTCTCTCAATTAACTCATATTGATTTTTATCTGTTAACTCTGAAGGCTCGATACATATATCTTTTGCAGATAATATTAACCCATTCTCACGCAGAAAATCATTTAAGCTTTCTATAAATTCTATACTCCATTCAAAAGTAAAAGAATGCAGACCCATAAATCTGACAAATGAGCCATACATAATCCCTATATACGGCACTTCAGGATTAAATCCGTGTTGTAATGCCTTGCCAAGCATCCCAATAATCAGTTCATTATCACATGAGAGAATAGATACAGAGTAACCGGCAATGCTTTCATGTTTTAAAAGCATCCTCAAATAATTTATATCTCTGACCTCTATCTCCAGCTCTGATTCTGTTTCATCTGTTTTACAGTAATAGTCTTTTGTAATTTTATACATCTTTTCTTCTTTATCGCAAATATGATAATAAGCCGCTTCTTCATACTCTTTCAACATCATTTTTTTATCGGAACAGCAGCTAATTTCTTCTCCACATTTTTTACATCTTAAACAATATTCTTTTTTCATAGTGTCTCCTTTTATGTTTTTTTTAGCTAAATCCAAACATCGTATTGTTTGCCGTTTATTTCTACGGCTTTAAAATGTTTTTTAATCCAGTTGATTTTCTTGAGCAGCTCATCTCTTTTAACCATTACGATAACCGCATCGTCGTCAAATTCAGGCTTGTCAAACTCAAGCAACACTTTTGTTCTCATGTCACAAAGACTTCTCATATTATCACGTCTTGCATGGCGAATATCAAAAACAACCTCGATTATCTCTTCTTCTCCAAAAGACTTAATTGTGTTAATCAGTCTATTTTGCATATCCTCAGACCTTAATCCGGCCCACATATTAAACAGAGTCTGTTCATACACCCAATCAGGCCATCCCTGGTCCTTAGACCTGGTGCAAACCGGAACACCATATTCTATATCAATTATTCCTGTCATCACTAAATCTCTTTATTCAATTTAATAAGTTCCGGATGTTCGTATGCGTTACCAAGCAGATAACACTTTACATCATCGTGCAAAGGCTGTGAATCATACACCATATCTTCTTCAAATTCTTTAAAATTTCTGTAAGACTTAACCCTGTATGACGCAACCTCTTCATCGTATTCAATTACGCCTCTCACCACTCTTTGCTCTCCGAACGGAACTTGAGGTAATACGACATCTACAATATCAAACTCGAACAGCGGTTTTCCGTTTTGAGCGTCAAATCCTATTTTTTGACATACAGACATTGAATTTACCCTTAATCTCTTCTCAAGTCCTGGAAACCCGTTTTCCTGCAACCAAATCACATCTGTATTAACAATAAACCAACCGTCTTCATTTATTACCAGAAAACCATACACCCATCCGTGTTCTTGATTGTATCCTCTATATGTTCTTATTTCACCCTTCATATTTCCTCCTAAAATTTTAATGATTTGTAGCCTTCTATAATCCAATCATCACTTAAATCTGGATAAGTTTTATACTTATCGTATTTGCTTAATTTTTCACATCCTCTACACCCATCTATTGAGAATAGAGTTTTCATTTCCGCATCATAATATCTCACCTCAAAATATGACGGTCCGATAAACTTACTGACAAGCAACGGCTGACCGTCCCATAGATTTAGTTTATCATCGTAAGCGACATCTTCCCATTCATACTTTTTGGACGCATTGTGAAAGCTAACTTCATCACCAACTTTATATGTTTCTCCAAGAGTAAACTCTTTTTGAAACTCACTTTTTGCTTTTTCCTTATCAAAAACAAACAACACCTCAAATCTGTCTTTGGATAAAAACTTAACAACCATAAAATCATTTCTTTTGACATTAATTTTATACTCTGGAGCTACTCTGAACTGTTTAGGCTTCCATTCATACTCCAAAAGACCTACAAAGAAATCGCTGTTCGGGTCACTAGGCACTTTACTGAATACCATTTCAATAGGCTGCCACTCTCCCGCATCGTATACCTCTATTTTTTTACCGTCGGCGATTCCCTTGCGTATTTCAGAAAACTCGTCGTTGATTACATATTTTGCGTCTGTATGCCACAACGGGTCACTTTGTAAATGCCACTCCTGCATATAGTAAGGATAGTGCCCCTCTGGCATTTTACACCATATTTTTGCACCTTCCGGCTGACTTTTCCACCACTCCATAGCTTTCCAGTGCTTGTTTAAGGACTCTTTTGAAACCATCAACTCTCCTTTTAGTTTAATTCTTAGTTATAACCTCATACATCATCGCAGCTTCTTTGGCAAATCTTTCCTCATCAAAGAAAATATCACCTTCATCTACATCCACATCTACATCAAAACAGTGCTTTATGTTAAGAGACACTGAAGTAATTATTTTATTGTCTTTAAATATGTTAGCCTTCACCAATAGATTCTCAAACACTACACTGTGGCCATAATCCCTGCATTTTAAATACCTGTTATTCACTATCAGCTTAGCCGTATATTCTTCTCCATTATGTTTAAAATTAACTTCAGCGCTCAATCTGTCTATTGGAAACCACACATACTTTTCCGGTACTCCTACTTTAAGTTTGTGAGACATATATCACCTCCCCGTTTATAATTAAATTTCTTTTGTGTTTTCTGCACATTTTAATCAACCGCTGTAAAGCGAAAGTTTTGTCTCCTTCCGCATTTCCCACTACAACCCTGGCGAAGTATTCGGCTCCGCCTTCTGCCAATATTTTGTCCGGTATGCTTAAATACGCACCTGCTTCGTTGCCGCTAATTCTTAGGGCTTTCATCGTCTTCCTTTTTTTTAAAGTATAAAGAAACATATTCCATCAAAACATCTTCATTGTTTTTCAGAGACCATAACTCATATGCGTTTGTGGTTCCGTATTTTTCTTCAAACTCACTAAGAACCATTGTATTCACACCAACTCTTTTATACCCTTTAGCTGTAAGAGCGTCAAAGATGGCTTTAAACCATCTATTTTTAAAAGCTGTTATTTTGCCTTTTAAAATTTCTTCATCGGTTTTGAGTCTTTCCTCTTCCCATACAAAAAACATCCTGTCATCATCAGCCGTAAGTACCGCTTCATTAGGAATGCCATACTCTTGGAAATAATTATTCAACTCCTGCATCGTAAAATTCTCTATTCCAACTTCATGAGACACTACTTCAACCGTGTATGGATTAATATTAATATTGTCGTAAACCTCCTGCAAGGTTTTTAGTACAAGTTTTTTATCTTCAATTATTTTGCTCATTAATTCTCCTTAATCAACACAATACGAAAGGACTGTTACAACCACTCCGTTACGTTCATATTGCCTTTTAATTTTTACCATATCGTATTTACTGAACCCGTTAGGTCTGTTAACATATTTACCCAACCAACCAATCTCATACTTCGGATGTTTGTCGAACAGCTCTTTTCTCATATAGAGCGTATATTCTACCCACCCGCTTACATCACTTTTCATAACAACATAAACACCATCTTTTTCTGATTTAACTTTTTCACATATTTCATCGATGGTAAGGTGTTTCTTTTTAGGCAGCGTTTCAGCTATTTTGCTGGCCAGTTTCTCCAAAGGAGACGGCTCAAAATCATCAGGATAGAATATATCTCCGCACTCCGGGCACATCATCCTCTCGTCACTGCATTTAGAGCACGGGGCACAGATGTGGCAGCTACAGGACATTTCGTCATCGACATACGGCTGCAGTTCAATTCCGCACTCCGGGCAAATTGGTTCTTTTAACAGTTTTTTCATTGCATTCCTTTAAATCTCAATATAATCTACGCCTTCTTTTTTAAGCTTCTCTAGCACTTCTAAATCTTTTTCGTTTCCGTTTCCTTCTTCGATTGCTTCCTCAACCAAATCAATATCATACTGCCCGTCCTGTCCTTCAAGGTCAACCATTGACGGTTCATAGTTTACTTTTAGAGTGTTTATTAGTTCTGCACTGAAAGGCGGATTATATGCTACTTTAAATATTTTCATGTTTTCTCCTTTTCAAATGTTTTAAAACCCATTCTCCGGCTTTAAAAATAGCATCTACTTCACTTACATCGCTCACTATGTGAGCCCTATGTGCTCTCTTAGGGTTTGGTATGTCTTTTGTAAGCGTGGCCCTATATATACCATTATATGTTTGAGATGCAATTATATATCCAAATTTATTTACCCATTCTTTAACTTTGAAAGCCAATTCATATACATTTATGCTGTATGTGGTAAGTGGACCGACATCGTAATTAATTCTATCCCCTATAGTATACACATCTTTCGCTTCAACATTCAAAACCTCTCTTACTAATTCTTTAGATACATTCATTTGTTTACCTTTTCAAAACTGTTACACCCAAAGTCTTCATACACACATCCGTATTCCTCATCTATTTCCGTATCTGGTCTCTTGCAAGAGATACCCAGCAAACAAACATCTTCGTACATTTTTCTAAAATGTTTACAGTTTTTGCAAACTCTTTCCTCTCCGAGCTCATCATATATTTGATGTATTATAGCTTTTATACTTTTTAATTCAACAACTTCATCGGTAGAACGTAATTCGAAGCATTTAACAGAACAATCTTTAAAAAACCTAATTGCTTTTTCTCTTGTCATCATTTTTTCTCCTTGCACTTATTTATTTTAATTTTTCACACCTCTCCCACAACCTCATACAAAAACTTAACCACAAACTGAGTAAGCGACATATCGTTTCTCTTGCAGTATTCTTTCATGAATTCCTTATACTGCTTGCTTATCGCAACCTGAAACAATTCATCACGTTTTTCAAAGTTCACAGGTACCGGTTTTATCTTCCTATTGTTAATCAGTAAAGATATAAACCACGCAACAAATGTATCGCTTAACGCAACATTATTTTCGGTTCTCCACTTTTTTGTTTTGTCAGCCAGCTCTTTAGGGATTCTTACACCTATACGGGTGTAATCTCCTTTTTTAGTTACAATATCCATCATATCTCCTCAAACGTAAGTCTTGCGCTGAATGAAATAAACATCAGCTTTCCCGGTCTAAAATTCTTGTCTTTTGACCTTGTGATTTCAAATAGCACACCGTTATCATCAATATCTCTGATTAGCCCGAATTTATAATCCGTATCTCCCGGATATATTTAAACTTCCTGTCCGATTAAATGTTCTTTATATACTTTATCCATTTTGTTCTCCTTTTTTCAAAATATCAAAAAAGTCAACATTATGCAGTGTTTGGCCTCCGTCTTCCTCTATTTCAACACAAACGCAATCATCATACTCAATCACTCTTTTAACAGTAAATGTGCCTATATCCGAATAAGTGTAATTTTTTTTGAACGGCGCATCACACTCTTTCTTGTTTAAATTGAATCTTTTAAAGTTAAATTTAATTTTATCTCCGGCTTTTACTGATTTGTCCATTTTATTCTCCTTTTTTAAAACTCAAAAGATACAACTTTGCAATTCCGCCCCACTCTTCTCTCTGAAATAACTCATACACGTCGTCCGTTCCGTATTTGTCTTTCAATCTGTTAACATCATGTATTCCGTTTTCAAGAGGCTTTCTTTTGTATCCGTTTTCAGTTAGTGATTTATATACTACTCTCCACGCATTAGTATTAAACACTTTTTTGCGCTGCTTCTCTTTTTCTTCATCGGTCATTTTCTCTTCCGCTTCCCAACAAAATTCCAACCCCTCATCTCCAGCGCATATTTCTGATGAATCGGGAATCCCGTTTTCTTCCATGTATGATGTTATTTCATTTACAGTTGCGCTCCACGAACCAAGCTTATGTGTTTTTACAACCTTTTTATATTCTCTTGGTTTTATTCTGTTGTTTAATGCGGTTAGAGCTTCTTTGATAAGCTCTTTTGCTTCCATGAATTCATTAGTCATATTATCTCCTTTTAAAATACTTGCACCAGAAATCTTTAGGCGGCATAAAATATCCTCCGTCAAATTCAGAAAATTCAACTTTTTCACATACCGTCTTCCCGTTTCTGTTTATGTAGTGCTTACAATTTTCACACTTCATACTATTTAATACTTCATCTATCTCATCAACCCATGCTTTTACCGTACCGATGGAAACAAATCTTTCAAACTCTTTTTCACGTTCTTCTATCATTTCTTTTACAACATTCACTGTTTCGATTATTCCAGAACTATTCATCTTCCGGTCCTTTTATCTCTTTCTTGTTATCGCAATGATTTAATAGAGCTGAAATTGTTTCCCCGGCCTGTTTCAACGCCTCTTGATAGTCACGGTTAATATCTTCCTGAACGGCGTCGTTAATTCGCCTCACCTCTTTTCTTATACCATTAATCGCTTCCCTTATGTTGCGTGCAGGACCAGGAGCACCCAGCATCTCTAAATCCACTGCCGTTCTTGTTAAGAAATTCAGAATTCTCTCTATTTTCTGGTTGGCCTTACTTATGTCGCTTATAGCACTCATTTGCTCTCCTTTATACCGTTTCCCACGGTTCGTATTTAGGCTGTAAAGGTCTGTAATTCTCGGCCGCTGTTTTACCGCACTTCGGACACTTCATATTCGGAATTACTTCCTGGTGAAAATAAGCGTCGTCATACCCGCTCTCTTCTTCGCTTACATATCCGCAGTGCTCGCATTCATAGATTGCCCAGAAATCTCTTCTGTGCTGTTTTGTTATCTCTTTTATCTTCATATAATCTCCTTTTAAATATGTTATAATTACAGTCCACAATGACCACATTTTTAGGAAGGACTTTGCCTTCCGTTTTACTTCCACTCTTCTATCAGCATATATTTAAGGTCTACATTCAATGCAACCTCAAACATGTCCTCATGGCTGAGTTCATCAAGTTTCACCGTGTCTTTCTCATTTTTCTCATACAGTTCAACAACATATGAATCCAGCTCATCAGAAAAATAACAATCACCGTCTTCCTCTTCAACATACAAACTCTTATACTCAACATCCGCTACAGATATTTCCGTCTCCACAGTAAGCTCTTTGCCTTTCGCTTTCAGTTCTTCGTTTATTCTATACAGGAGTTTCATTCTAATTTCAACCATTTCCCTTATAAGAACATCCAAATCTACAGCTTTACCTTTTACCTCAAACCTGTTAATCAACACCTGCATCATCTCTTCAACCAGGTCTTCATACCCTTCCCTGTCTCCAAGAATCTCAAATGCAAGGTCGTAAAAACCTCCGGCGCCCTTAATATCCTTAAACGCTTCATCGTTACGTTTGTGGCACGCCCACCTTGCTTTTTCAGCTATATATATCATTACCGTTAAATCTTTTAGTCTCATACCGTCTCCTTAATAAAATATAAACAAGTCTACATCATCGTATTTCTCAAGCACCTGCTGAATCATGGATAATGCGCTTTCATTAGGTTTATCATCGTCTTCATAGTATTCCGGGTTAGCGTATTTTTCAAGCTGCTCCCTTGTGAAAAAGATACCGGTTCCTTCATCCGTGTTAGCAAACTCATATCCTAACAAGAAATCGTAACCGTCGTTACCCAGAATTATCTTTGCGTATTTTCCACTTGGTTTCATTTCAAAACTCATTCAAAATCCTTTAATATTTTTTCAATTTTGTTTAATGCATCGGGAACTGTTTTAAGTGTGGCATTCTCTATAATTTCATTTATTGCGTCATACACTACTTTTGGGACTATTCTCCCAAAGATAACTCCTGTATCATTTCTCACAATCTTTTTAACTTTGTAGTCAAACTCTATCTCATCAACAAATATATCTTTAGCTGAAATAGGGTTTTCAGTATCCCACGTTTGCCTCAGCATATTTCTGCGTATTTCAGCCATGCCGTCTTTTTCGTCATGTGCTATAGCGGTGCTTTGATATTCACACTCTAGATAATATTCATCAAACTGGTCGCTCCCCAGCATTCCTATAAGTTTCACTTTTGATATGTTAAACCATGTTTTATCCAGTTTGTTTTTAAGTATTTCTTCAGAAACCACATAATATTCCTTGTTGATTACCTTATCTTTTGCGTAATTTCTAATATATTCATCTATACTATGATATTTGTTTCCGATGTTTTCACCTATGATTGTATGAATTTTACTATGCTTTTCCCCGCATTTTGGGCAAAACACATAATAATCATCGGCCCCGAATTTTACAGTTGCTCCACATCTGCACTCTTTTGTTGTTGAAATATCGAACCTCATTTTTTCTCCTTTTGTTTTCTTATATATTCGGCAGCTTCTATAAAATCAACATATGCGCTTTTACCTGTGCAGGTATTGGTAACCAAAACTTTAGACTGTTTGATGTCTAACTTTTTAACTTCGTCAAACGATTTAACAGCTCCATTCATTTTATCTACAAACAGTTTCTCAACCTCTTCCAGTGAAGCGTCTTTATATTTTTCTTTATGCCTAGGTGCAATATAAGAAACGATAGCGTCTTTGTTGCCCTCTCTAATCCACTCAATCAGATAGTACGCCCCTGATGTGCTTATTCTGAAAGTGTTAGCTATCTCTAACATTTTTTTGTAGTCTTCATCAGGTTTGAATTTAGACTCATAACATTTAATATCACTTCCGTCTACCACACCTTTGTCCACCAGCTGGTTATACATATAGTCTCTAACGAGAGACAGATTGCTGGGAGCTTTAACGTTGCAATGGTCTTCCTTAACCATAAACCCATACAGCTCCTGGTGCTGTATTCTCATTATTTCAAAACTATCATAAAAAAACTGGCTTAACACTTTACTTTTAACTGAAAACTTATACGCTTCATTGTTTACGTCATTCTCGAATCTAGGCTCAATGTGTCTGTATACCGGAGGATGATTTGTGCAGAAATCAGCATATATTCCAAGCTGTTCCGCCATATCCATCAAATCAAACACCTCTTCAATATGTTTTATAAGGTTTTCGTCCTTTACATCTGCTATGTCTTTTCTGTCGTGAACCTCAATATAATAACATTCGTGTTCATTTTTAACCCCGATTTCAAACCACATTGTTCCCATGCCGCAACAGAAATACGTGTTATCCATTTTATCAACTATCTGTCTGATTTTCTGTTCTATCTCTTCACTCAGCAGTTCTGCGTTTTCTTCAATCTTTTTGTCGAGGTTTTTCTTTAACGCTATTATTTTTTCAAGCATCTTTTATCCTTTCTTCAAGCTCATCATATATTGATGTAATTTTTTTTATTGCGTCGTCGTATTTTTTATTGACTTTATCAGGGCTGAACCATTCTTTTTCAAAACGGAAATAATCACAAGTGTTGAACATTCTTTTGTACAGGTCTTTAAAAATACGGCAGTCTCTTGTTTATTTCAGCTTCCAATCTGTCTTCAATCTCATCACACAGCAACTCAAACCCTTCTTCATCATCCTCGTCAAGATACACTTTAAAATCAAAGTTTCTGTAGTCACCTTCACCGGTTACATCACACACTACATCCACTTCAACATAGGTATCCTCAACAACATCCTGCTTCATGCCTCTTATTTCATCGGCCACATCTCTGGCGAAATCTTTCGCATTGTGTTCGCCATATGTAAACGTACAATCAAAATACATACAATCTCCTTTTAATTGGTGTAAACAAAACAGTTCCATTTATATATAACCTGAATATTTTTAAATTCCTACGAAGCAAAAAAAATAAAAAAAGAGAGAGGTGAAACCCTTACGTAATTACAGCCGAAAGATATATCTCAATGTTGTCGGTGTAAAGTTTCAAAATGCGGTCATCAATATAATATTTCCATTCATATCCGAACGCATCCGCAATCATATCGATATATTTGCTTCTGAATTCATTTCCGTCTATTTTGCACAGCTCAAAATATGTATTATAATTATTAAGCGATATGCAGTCTCCTTTATTTTTATCTATAGACAGCTTTTTGTGCGTATCTATAGGTTTATCTATAACCCTGGCAGGAATTAAACATCCGCTTTCACTTTTAACGGCATAAGCACCATTGCAAAGTAAAACATTCTCCCTGTTAAACTCAAGCGCCGCCGCCCCTACAAGAGAAAAATCTATTTCATCTGGAAGCTCTGTTTCTACGTTCACTCTAACAAGAACAGCTAAATCGCTTGCCTCGGCATAATCTTTAAATATCCTTACGCCTTTGAATTCGTCTCCGTAATTACTGTCGTATCTGTGTGCAAACGGCATTAACAATTCAACAAGCTCCATCTGCTCCTCTGTAGGAGTGACCGCTCCTTTTAAAATTGAGCTGTCGCACTCTACCACTCTGCTTCCGTATTTAATAAACCAATCTCTTGCGGTCATGTTTTTAACCTTAGCTTCGATGCTGCGCAACTCGTCTATGTTGTAATTCACCTCTTCAACCGTTTCATCCTCATAATCCGGGTCAAGTTCATTTAATATGTACTCTTTAACAT